TGGACAGTATCGAGGCACATTTCTAAGGAGCACAGATGAACAATCCCCTAAAGCCACAGCCCATGTTTGACACGCCCACGACTCCAGAAGGACTACAGGATTGGCTGATGAGCCTGTCAGGCAGTGAGCGCACAGTGGCCCTGACCGCAGCAGGAATGACTTGGAACTTGGCTTCCCATTTGGTTGACACTGAGATCCAAAACGCATATAATAACGACACTGTAAACAACTGACGGGAGCAGACTATGACACAAGCAGAACTACTCAAGCAACTGGACACTCAATTGGATAGCCTAGAGCAGACTGCTCGCAGCTTATGCTTGAGCAAGGCCACGCAGGCTGAGATACGCGATCACATCTATGCTATCTACACTGCTGCTGAGAACGAGCTAGAGGGATCTGATACCAAGCTGGTCCGGAACCTGATGACCGGTGAGTGGGTCAGGATAGCACGTGACACTCCCCGTAGCTGCGATCCTAGCACAGAACTGTTCTGGAGCATGTGAGGTCAGCAGGTGGTCGGCAACAGTCGGCCACCATCAGGGGGGTGGGGGGCTAGTAGCGTATGCGTGTGTTGCAAAAATACAACAGGCAGGGGTAGCAAATCACCATCATGAAAATTCAAGTACTTCCCTATAATTTTTTACGCGGGCGATTTTTTACCCTGTAGGACCCTTTTCGGATGCCATAAAAAAAGAGCTATTAAAGCTCTTGTCGCCTACCCCAATTGACTCGTAACCATAAGCGTTCATGTATGTAATGCGCTAGGGTCATCCAAATGTTAATGATTATAGCGCCACCGATACCTGTATATGCTGCTGTGATCGCTGTAGCTACAATACGCCAGCATACAGCTCTTGCTATAGTTCTCTTGTGTGTTTCTGTCATAGTTACTCCTAGATATCACATCTAGACAGTATTTACCGTAAATATTATACCATGAGCGATCTTCGAGAAACACGTGACTATCTAGAAAAACTGCTGCTAGCAGCCAGTCCCTATCCTGATAACGAACTATTACACAGCCAATGGGCACGTGGTTTCATGACCAGCTATCTAGCACAAGTATTCCAATACGATCGCATAAGACTCAATGACTTTTATCGTCGTTTGGTCGCCGCCAAGAAACGGCATGATCGATTAGATCGCCCGCTGTAAGCGACTGTGTTAATTACTGTGAATGACTGTTGCTGCCAAGGGACGCAAGATCTTGCTTACCGTTTGATCGCTACCGCTGTGCGCTTCGCGCAGTCTTAGCAAAAAAACCGCGCCGCGCTTCGCGCTAGTTGCTCAACTCTTGATCCAGCAGTTCGCGTTCTCGTTCGCCGATTTGATCGATGATGCCCAGCTTGCGTAGATTCTTGAACACATAGTTTTCTGTGCTCCATTCGCCAGCACGAGCCAGTCCTGCTCTGCGCAGTTTGCTTAACCGTTCTCTGTACTTCTTTAGTAGCTCTCTGTCACCTGACTGTAATACCTGTAGTGCTATCATGGCAAAGTCACGAGTTTTAGCATCTATAGCAGCATCATCTAAGCTGGGGCGTGTCTTTGAGGGCTGTCGTATCCAACGACGGTTTATGATCGAATACTGTCCTTGGCTGTAGTGAGGTTCTCTGCTGTCCTGTATATAACATTCTACAGGCGATCCTTCTATGGCTAGATCATGCTCCTGCTGCCATACCTGTCGCTTGGCCTTGTACAGTTCTGCTTGAGCTTCTGTGAAAGGACCTTCCACTATGAGATGTAGATCTAGATCAGAGTGTGCTGTATATGTGTAGCCTGCGTTAGATCCCGTCAGTGTGATGTCTTTGACTGAAAAATCCACGCCCACGAACTCTTCGAAAGCACGAGCTATTTTCAGCAGCCGTTCTGCTACGTCAGTTTTGAGATAGCCGTTTTCCCACAGACGGGGATTTAGCTCGCGATGTATCTGTACTTCTGCTGCTGCGGGCGTGACTTCTCTCAACCACATGTTATACTCCGTAACGATTCTTTTTCTGTTGGGCCACTGGACTGGTCTTGTTAGTGCCGGGATTTTCCACTGATTTACCTCGGGCGATCACGCCCTTGGTATCTGTGGGTATGGTAGCGATAGCCTGATTGACCATGGCAGCTTCTAGATCTGTGTAGGGAAACATGATGTTGTATTTTTCGTACCATGAAGCTGCGTCCATGTCCACAGGGCCTCGACCCCCATCTGACATGGCCATGGCCATCATCAGTCGATTCATATGATAAGCTCGATCGTAGCCGCCCGTGTCGCGTGTCAGTTTGACAGAACCCTGGCTTTTGTCCACGAGATCCTGGGGTACACGGCCGCGTACAGCTTCAGTGATAAATTCATGTGCTCTCATGAGTATATTTATGCGAAACAGCAGTGATACTCAGCTAGCTTTTGATCCTGATAAAATTCCGCTACCAAACGATACTGTTCCAGTGTGTTTTCCACCATGACTTGGCAGGTATGACGGGGCTGCTGCTGTAGCCACTGCCAGCGATCGCCCAGGGCCTGTTCTACCCTGTCCCAGGGCACGTCTATGGTATCTGTCTGCTGTTGATACCAAGAAAACAGTTCCACACGATCATGCTTCATCTTCTGTCAGTCCGTTGATAAACTGCCTCAACTTGGTACTTTCCACTATGGCACGGCTACGGCCCACTTCTGCGCCTCGGGTGGGATCTTCTGTGACTACACCGTCCTCATCGACCACTGTGCTGCCTCGGCTCTTGATCTGCTGTATGATGCTGCCAGTTCTGGGACTGTTATCCGCAGTCTGCTGATCTTCGGGCAGGTCACTGATGCGCAGAGTGTCTATGTCAAACTCTAGATCCAGCTTCTGTCCAACACCGCTAGACGAACGAGTCTTCATCAGCTGTATCTGATAGCGTCCACGCTCACGCATGGCACGTGACGTAAAGATACCAAACACGTTATCTGCTGTCTGTATCTTGCTAAGTCCACCTGAAATATGGCTGTGATCAAACTCTACTTCTTCTACAGCACCCCGATTCAACTGTGCGGCTGTGACGAACACGCACTGCTTTTCCATGGCCAAGTTACGCAGTTCTTCACTGACAAACTTGTCCTTGATAAAGAGATCTGCGGGCGAGATCTTCTTGGAAATGGGCATGAGCAGATCCAGATAGTCTACCAGTAGCACATCCACTTTCTGGCCCATTTGTATTTCATACTCTTTTAGATAAGCACGTATGTCATTGGCAGTCTTGCCTGAGGGCATGTACTTGACTTGGAAACGCCCGGATTTCTTGCCTATGATACGCACTTTCATTTCCACGTCATCGATCTGCTTGAAGATCTCTTTGGTAGTGATGCCTGTCAGCATACTATCGATGCGCATACTGACCAATGCTTCTGAAAGTTCCAGCGTTAGATAAACCACATTCAAGCCGTTCAAGGCCCAGTTCACGCCCAAGTTGGCTAGGAACAGACTTTTGCCTGCGCCTGAACCACCTGCGAAGATATTCAGCTCTCCGCGATTCATGCCGCCAAACAGTTTGCGATCTAGGCTGCTCCAACCTGTACTGACCTGTCCATTCTTGTCTTTGAGTCCCATCAGTCGAGCACGGGGATCTGCGAAATAGTCAGTGCCCATGTCGCGAGCAAGACCGATCTGTACAGCTTCTTTGATCATGACTTCCACAGCACCATAGTCATTCTTTTCCAGCAGATCCGCGGATTTGATTATGGCACGTTCTAGGCTCTTGTGTCGTATAAACTGTTCAAAGTCATCCATGAACCAATCTATGTGTCCATCTTTGAGATCTGCTACAGGTGCCAGTTCTGTCTTACAGGCCGCATTGACCATGGCAGCATCTGGCAGCACAGAATACTGTTCTGTATAGGTTTTAATAAACTCTGCTGGTTCCTGTAAACGTCTATCAAACAGGCTAGCGTCAAATATGCCCTGGCAACGCACGAAAGTCTCTGCGTCTGTGAGCATGATCTCTAGATATAGTTTTTGTACATCGTAATCGTAATTCTTAATCATAATATTATTATACACTGACCTCTAGATGTTTTACAAGAGGTTTTTCCAGTATCACTCTATGTTTAGTATGGTAAAGCACAGCACCTAGGCTGCTGTAAGCATCGCCCGGATTAGGTGTGCTCCAACGATAGGGAAACAGAGGTTCTACCACACGTTGGTTGGCCAAGCTGTTGAAAGCACAGCCGCCCATATAGACTAGACAGTCTGCCTTGGTCAGTCGTTTGGCCAGCAGCATGACATCCATCACTTGGTTTTCAAACACTTCCTGTACGCCAGCAGCTATGTCTGCTCGATCTGATTCACGTATTTCAAAAGGCCAATCAGGCACACCTAGATGGAAGTTCACACGAGCTTCTATAGGGTCAGAAAGGCTGTTGTCAAAGTAACTTTCGATCAGATGACTGTGCTTGTATCTGTTGCCCTGCTCACTCAACTGCTGTAGTAGATATTCATCACGTATGGGTTTCATGCCCAACAGTTCAGTGAACGCAGAATAAAATAGACCCAAACTGTTGGGATAGCTCTTGCTCCATAGTTTGGTCAATTCGCCATGCCGACCTTCCCAGATACTGGCGCATTCAAATTCACCTATAGCATCTAGTACTACCACAGCACAGTGATTGAATGGTGATGTGTAATAGCCTGCGGCCGCATGGCTGGCATGATGCGGTGTGTATGTGATAGGAGCATAGCGTATGTTTAGATCATTGACATGGCGCCTAGGCAGCACAGACCGATCCCAGAATTCTTTATACTGTCCTGCGTACAATTGACGGAACTTTTTGACCCAGGGGCGTTCATACCAAAATATACGCTCGGGTCCTCGATAGTGGCTGGCATTGATCGCTTCTGTGACCATGCTGCTGCTGAGCCTATCGTTTTGATCTGTGATCAATGTGAGATTTTTAGCACCGCCCACTACAGCGATACTGCTGCCATGATTTAGTGCGTTTATGCCCCAATAGATCATTTGTAGATAAACGGATCACGCTTGCGCAGTTCTTTGATCCGTTTCCTCCACTTATACCAGTCAGCGATCTTTTTAAACAGTCTAAACATATACTCTCCTAGAATGCCATATTTTATTTTGATGCTGAAAAAACCGTCATAGCGACCCCTGTAGCGTAGGATTTTTCAGCTGTTTTTCTAATTTCTTCTTATATAGCTGTATCTTGACACTACCCGCTACTGCGGTATTGATAGCGTCTGTAATGACGAAAATAGAGCCATATTTTTCCACAGCGTCGGCAGCATCTTTTATGCCCTGTTCCCAGTTAGGAAATGCCACATGGTAGCCATTCTTTTCAGCATCAGCGATTAACTTTAAACCAGGCTCATCTTGATCAGGCACCACTATCACAGTCTTGTTCAGCTTGTTGATCAGCCTTGCTTGCTCATCACTGATTTCGTTGTGTAGTAATGCTATGCCGCCTAGACTGAGTGCGTCAAACGGTCCTTCACATACAAATACATATCTCTGATCTTCAGTGACTGAATCGATATTGAAAACAAAATGAGGACTTTGGTCTGATAGATATTTGGGCTTACCATTAGTGACTTTACGTGCTGTATAGCCTACAGTTTTACTGTCATACAAGAAAGGTATGACCAGTCGATCTTTGAATCCATCTGCCGGACTCCACCAGAAGTTTTTGTCTAATGGATCGAACCCACGCTGTATAAGATAGTCTACTACCTGTGCTAGTTTTTCCTGTACTTCTGCGTCATCTACTTCTGCTTCTATCCAATCGCTGATAGTCATGCTGCCTTCAGGTAACTGCTTCTCCGGAAAACGAGCAAATATAGGATGTGCTTCGGGCGTGTAGTCAGGTGCTTCGGTCTTCATGGCTTCAAAGACCATTTTGTTGATATCATCGTCGGGAGCACCCAACCATGTCATTAGATTTCTTAGTTTTTGGCTTACAGGTCTGCCTGGTTTCCAACTAGCTGAGAATCCGCAGTTAAAACAGTGATAGGTAAAACCTTCGCTGAATAACACCCCACCTCTTTTGCGATCATCATGGCTTTCACCTCTATTATGGCAACAGACAGCATTAAAGCTCATCCAGCCGCTGGGTGTACGTTTAGCTCTAGGTGGTAAGTGTTTTCTAAATAGTTCGACTACCTGACTCATTAGTACATTTTAATATCTGTACAATACTTTGTCAATAGTCCCTAAAGGATTTCCGAACCTATCTAGTGTAGGCATATGTTTGATTCTTAGACGGCTCCATATACCTGTGATATTGGCATAAGCGATACCGCTATCATTGAAGTTGATAGTTTCAACGTCACACCAATCGAATATGTTATCAGAATTTTCTAAAGTGCCCTGTATAGTTACGACACCCGAATAGTTAGTCATATAAAATGCGAAAGTGTGTAGTCCGGAGTTATTATTGAATTGCGGTTTGGCATCTACTATTTCGCTGAAGTAAACATCTGTAGGATCGCCGTGTATGTCGGGACCTAGATAACTGAAAGTGTTGATAGTTTGGCTAGCAACAGGACCACCTACCATGTCTGCTACTACTTCTAATCTACCTATAGCACCATATTGGCTATCACCGTATAAAGGAGTCTTAACACCGTTGGCATCTTGTAGATATACAGAAAATAGATATGAACCCTGCGTCAGAGTTAGCATTTCTGTTTCAGTGATACGAACATAAATCTTACCTGTAGTAGCGTCTAATATTTCACAGTCTTTTTGTAAAATCAATTCGTTACTGTCGATAACTACTATATTGAAGACGGCGGTGTACCCTGAAATGTTTCTAGGTTTTTCATCACCGTTTCTAACCTGAAGGTCTAATCTATTATCACAACCGCGGTAAGTTTTGAATGTTCTTTGATACACTTTACGTTGCCTCCTGTCAGTCCAGGACTCGAGATTTGTGTAAACGTCTATCTTATTTGGATATAAATAACACGGATTTAGTTGCATGATTAGTCCCAGTATGAAACATATTTATCGATGAGAATAAGCGAGCATTTACAACAAAATTTTCCTTTTATAACAGTGATCAATTATATAGATCACGAATACGTAGGAATACTAATAAATCAAGACTCACAAGTTACCAGTTTCTATGACTACGGGTTGATCCACACAGAAGATCAAAAAGCCAAGTTTTTAGAACTAGGAGAACAGTGGTGGTGGGAATCTAACAGATTAATTCCTATCAATATCTTTATGAACAAAGATATGTTGCCCTTCCGTTACATTATTAGAAATTTTTCCACCAAAGATGTCAAAGTGTTATTTGGACCAGTAACTAGCCTTAACGACATAATCACTAAAAGAATCAAAAGAAAAAGTATCACATTAGTTAGAAAAGCCAAATAATCAACTGAACTCGTAGCTGATATTTTCACAGATAAGATTCATCTGTACTACTACTGCTGTAGCATAAGCGATAGCGTGTGACTTCTTGAAATAATACTCATCATTGTCAGGTTTAGTCCAAACCTCGTTCATAATCGTCGTCCAATCCTTCCCAATCAAATTCCTCTTCGCGGGACGGATCATCGCTAGTACTGCTGCCAATTGCTCTATAGACTTTGGTTTGCTTTTCCTCAGAATAGACCCATGCCCATTCACATGGAATAGGAGTTGGGTAAAGTCGTCTTGCTCTAGTAGATCCCATAGTGGTTCAGTCTCCATTAGTTGTATGAGATGCTCTTCACTTCTTACACCTTCATAGATACCTACATTAAGAAAATCTATTTTAAAAAATCCTAATTCTTCTGCTGATTCATATTCTAACGAACATAGATTATCTTTACTATACTTAGGCACAGAATGGAAATAGACTCCGGTATTATGCGGAACTAATTTCTGCTCTTTTTTATCAAAGCGGCTGGCTCGCACATGTTTTAACACAGCTAATGCTTTGTTTCTATCAGCGAAGTCTATGTCTATATCTGGCATTATTGTAACCTTGTAGTTTCAAATAGCAATAGTGGTAAGTTTTCAGCTAAGAATTGAGCATACTCGTCTGCTTCTTCTTCATCCTCAAATCCTGTAAACCTTACCATGACTGAATTATCTTCTCCTAATCTTACTTCGATATCAAGATCATCTCTTTCCGAAATAAATTCTTCATTTTCTGCTAGTTCTTCTATTTGATTTTCGACTTGTGTTTTTTTCTTTGTCATAATATTTTTGCTTCTTTAATTAGTTCTTTTACTAATTCTAAATCGGCTGGTAAATTCCTAAATCTGTTTCTCCAGTGATCTGGATCTAGTATAGGCGATATTATTTCTATCTGCTCGTTATTTAATTTCTTTAAAAGTGACTTTCCACCGGAACAGTTAAGCAATACCCAAGGACTGATTAGCCCTTCTTTAATATGCTTAGTGGCTCTATTAGTATTCACATAAAGAAAATAATGTTCCCATTGTGCTTGATTATCATTGGCCCAATCTATCATGGTAGCGATAGTTCGTTGTATAGCACCGTCTGCTGGTTCAGTTTTTATCAGTTCGCAAACGTATTGATCGTATAATTCATCACGACACCAGTGATCAAGTTTAATACCACTTTTTATAACCCATTCGATAAATCTTTCAGGATATATAGGATTAGCATTTACCAAGAAACTGCCAAACTTAACAAAGGCATTGTAATATGGGCTGTCTACAAACTCATCAAATGTTTTATTTTTACTTCTAGTCGCTATCTCATAAAACTTTTGAAATGCGATCAAAGCAGCCTGTACATGTTTTTCACCACGACTCATATGCCTGCGTTTCTTTTCACAGACATGTACTGCCAATGTTTTTTCTTTGGTAAAAGACTTTCCGCAGTAGCCGCAACTATAGCTTAAGGTCTTTGATTTGTTTGTCATTGTATCCATGATCTCTAGCCAACTGCCTCAGTCCTTTAGCACCTAAAATCTTAGACAATAATTCTAGATCTTCGACTTTGGCAGTAGGATAAATGTCCATCAATAATTTTATATTTTTATTATCGCTAGTCCTTTTTAAAGGTATCCATTCGTGGAAATGTGTTTTCTTGCTTTCGTGATGACAAGAACATAATAGCAACCACATCAGTTTAGGATGTTTACTAGCCGAAGCATAGTTTTTGTTATATAGTTCATTAACCAATATAAGATAGTGTTCTTGTAATTCTCTGTTATTGGATTTGACACTGCTGATATAACGATTAAGATTCCACAAATCACCTTTGATTTCTTTACGACCTTCCTCCGACGCGACTTCCCACAGGTCTTTAAGACCCATGTCTACTGCGGGTATCATGTCTTTGAAAAGGTCTATATGTTTATTTGGCATCGTATTTTCTGCTTAACTCATATATTAGTATAGCATGGTCTATGGCTTTTTGTAAAGCTTCGTTATGTCTTGCTTCACGCATCATATCGACCCACTTAAACGGCCTAAATCTATTTTCTACTTCTTGACGTATTTTATAATCATAGCCAATCACAAAACGATCTTTTGGATCAGCGCCTAGCTCACGGGCATATATTGTGTCGTCTACACGTTCATAGACATAAGTCGCTCCTGGTTTTAATGATCCCACCTTAGTTCTCCTCGCAAGGCTTTCATCATGAATGACTCTTTAGAATAAAAACGAAACTCTACGACGGCCTCCCCTGGTCCAGTGTACATCGCTACGCCTCGATATGCTGTCACTAGCCATAGAAGCTTTTTGGTAACATAACAACGCTTTGGAAGCCAGAAAAACTCTTCGCCCCACGCAGCGACACGTTCGAAATGATCGTAGTTTTGACCCCAGTATCTTCTAGAAAAATCTGTTCCTGGTATCATAAAATTTTATCTATCTGGACTATCTCGCTCTGTCTAGAAATTTCTTTGACAAAATAAGCACACGGCGGATTGATCCCTTCACGAATAGGCACCGTCAATAGTTGATTGTTTTTCATCTTAGGGAAATACCATTTGACGTCTTGATAGATATTGACAATTTCAACTGGTGCGTATTCTACCTTGAATCCTTTAATAGGATTGAATATTAATGCGTCAAATCCTCGTTCATTTAGACTAGTTAATGGTAGTACTTCTGGATCTGCTCCACATTCTTTATCGCCTACTACCATGCTCCAATCTAACGGCATTTGTACTTCATGCCCACCTATCTTTAGTACGATAGCAGGAGCATTAAATGATTCAAGAAAGATAAGAGGAACAAAAAAGAAATCGGGTTCACTAGGTGTTGAATTGTCTAGTACCGAAAATCTTGTATCTTCTTCTACGTCTTCTGGTAGTTCATTCAGATCAAATGATGTGTTGTTTAAAGTTAAAATTCTCATATTGTTACCTTGGTTATATTAAAAGGATAGTGAGCATCCTTGTAAAACTTTTTACGTTCAGTTAAGTGACGTTTAGCATATTTCGTACCGCCAGTGATGTCCCATATCTGGACAAAATCTTTATCTTCTGCTTTGCGGATTCCTCGTCCAATACTTTGTATTACTCTTACAAAAGATTTGCCTGGTTCAATAAGAATAAGATTAAAAATGCGAGGAATGTTAATCCCAACGGCGGCAACACCATAAGTAGCAATAATGATCTTATCATCCACAGATTGTACCTCATCGTATTCTTCTTTCCTATCTTTTGTTTTGACCTTTCCGCTGATAAACACAGCTTCTGGTATTCTTTCACACAGCTTGTCTCCGGTCTCTATTCGGTCTATGAGCACCAGTGTATTTCCTGTAGCAGCTATGTTTTTTATTTTTTCAGCTACCCAGTCAATCCTAACAGGATCTGTGACTAGGTATTTCAGTTCTTCAGGATAAGAACGAAATTCTTTGATTTCTATGGTCTGTAGTACTTCCACATGACATTGAGCTAGAACATCTTTCTGTTGTAGATCATGCGCAGTGATACGATTGATAACTGGTCCTATAGCAGCTAATATGCTGACAAATTCAAATTTTTCTTTTGGTATGGTTCCAGTTAATCCCCAACGTATAGGACAGTTTGCCAAGTCTTGTGTTAATATGTTTTTTAACACTTCGGCTTTAGCCATGTGTACTTCATCGACGATGACTGCTACGACATCATGGAAGAATTCTTTCAAAGTCAATGCTTCTTCAGCATCATGACTTTTCTTATCTAATACATTTAGACTCTGCCAAGTACAGATAGTGTGAGTCTTTCCTAATTCTTTTCGATCACCGTAATAGACGCCTACATCGAGCCCGACATTGCGAAAGTCTTCTTCTGTCTGTTCGACGAGTGATTTGTTAGGTACGATGACTACAGTTCTACCATATGGCTCACAACAATGACTGAGTGTTGCTGTTGTAATAGTTTTACCCGCACCTGTTGCGATTTCTTGTAAGCATTGTGGATTCTCTAAGAACTTGTTGACAGCATCATATTGATAATCACGTAGCACGATAGGTTCTCCTTCAAACCTATGTCCTTTGGGCCATACCTTTCCTTTGTCTGCCCAGTAGTTTTCGGTGACTTTAGTAAACTTAAGATCCAGGTGCTGTCTTTGATCTTCTATTTCTATTTCATAGCCGTCATTGGTTAATACTTCTACGATTTCTTCGATATGGCACATATAGCCTGTGCCTCCTATGCCGAAGAAAGCTACGGTACCGTCCCACCGGCCTAATCTATATGCCGGTTGATAACGTGCCCACGGTACATCAATCTTGAATTTATTAGCCAGCTTACGTCTAGTTTCTAAAGCGAGTCCTTCTATCTTTACATTGACTTCGTCTTTAATGATTAGTTTACAAATGGACAACTTCAGTCTCCTTCGACACAGTGGGTCTGATGTTACCAACGTAAAACACAGTGTGGTGCTGGTTGATCATTGAAATGGTTGATGTATTTGTATGCGGATTGAGTGTATTACTTATCAGTAAAGATGGCTGTAAATTAGACTTAATCATCCATTTTGGTGGTTTGTGTTGGCAAATGAATATCTTGCCAGTTTCGACTTCACCGCCGAGATTGTTTTCTTTGATCCATTCGTTAAACCGTTGACCCTGTTCTTCATCGTTCTTGAATCTAAAAAGAATTCGGAAATATTCATTTGGTATCCCGGCATTTATTCCTGCTTCTACAAACTTTTTAGCATAGTCAACTACATCGGTGGTTCTATCTAAAAATATCAAAACAGGGTGATGGTCTAGGTCTTTAACCACTGACATGAGAACATTGATATCTCGAAACCAAAATTTAGATTTTTTCTTTGAGCACAGTGTTTCTATTCTATTTTGTGTTTTATCAGTGATAAATTTGTGACCTAACATTCTGGCTAAAAATAGGTCAGATTTTAAGCTGTTTTTCTTATTCTTGTCAAAATATTCCTGAGCTGATTCTGTAGCATTAATCAGCTTGACATGGTCACTTTCGACTATACATGAGCGTGTGATTTCATTTTCACGTTGCCATATTTCTTCAACCGATTCTACAAGATTTTGGAATTTTTCATCGAATTCAAAACCATGTTTTTGACCAAAACTATGAAGATGTACGACATTGATGTCATACAATCTTGCTCTCTGTGATTTGGTCTCAGGATCCCACATCATCTTTCCATACACCTTGAATTCCTTGGCAAATTCTTCTTTAAGGGCATATGGAAATTTAGCAAAAATCCAGGTGATTTTTCCAATTTCTTCCACATAGATTTTCTTGCTAGGATCTAATTCTCTAAATGGATGTGTCCATGTAGGATTGGCCAAAGCATGTGTGATAGATTTTTTACTGTATTGTTCGTAGGGTGTCTGATACTTCCTCAATAACCTCAAAACATAGAGACTCTGTTTCTTAGTTAATGGGGTATTTTGTGTGACAACCGTATGAAAACTATAAACAGGACTTTCATCTGCGGTGTCCACACGGATGTTTCCGAACACCACACTGTTGGCAAAGTCCTCAAAGATTTTATCGATAGGTTGTGTTGAGATCATTATATAATATTAACTTCTCTGACCTCAAAGATCAAGAAAAAAATTCACTTTTTTACCATCTATAAATATCAATATGAAAATTTCCGTGGTTACTACATTCAATCAATCCGGCTATGAAAAATATGGCCGAAACATGATCAATAGTTTTATAAAAAATTGGCCCGAAGAAGTTACGCTGTACGCATATAGTGAAAACTGCCAAGTAGTTGAACAGGCAAAAAACCTTGTAGTACGTGATTTACACTCTAGCAGTCCTGAATTAGTTTCCTTCAAACAAAAATGGAAAGATGATCCACGAGCTACAGGAAACCTTGCTACAGGTCCGATCGGTAAAGGTGGTAAACAGCCCGGTATAGGCTTTAGATGGGATGCTGTAAGATTCAGTCATAAGGTCTATGCTATATTTCATTGTGCTAAAAACTGTGAAAGTGACATTTTATTATGGATGGATGCTGACACAATATGTCATAGTCCCATAAATTTAGTAGCTATTGAACAATTGATACCAAAAGAACAAGACATATGTTTTTTAGGTAGAGAAAATAAATGGTCCGAATGTGGGTTGTATTCTATGAATCTTAAAAATCTCCAAACATTAGATTTTTTAAGAGAATTTCAAAGGATGTATGACCACGCAGAGACCGGAATTTTCCGTCTTACAGAGTGGCATGACAGTTTTGTTTTTGATGACGTTAGGTTAAGGATGCCTTTTCTCAAACAACACGATTGGAGTAGAGGTTTGATCAAAGGTGAAGGTCATCCTTTGATAAATTCTGCTTGGGGAGCTTACCTAGATCATTTAAAAGGTGCTAGAAAAGACTTAGGAAAAAGCAAAATCACTGATCTTAGGGTAAACAGACAAGAAAGCTATTGGGTGTCTTAGCGATTTTTATATTCTTTGATCACTATCTCTGATAATCTTTTATCAAGAAGACTTTTAGCATCTCCTTGCCACGCAGCTCTTAGTTCTTTTGGTAGTTTGCTACCCCAATGTATCACTCCTAGATCGTAAACATGTAGGCCAGACCCGTAATCTCTGTTTTTTAATCTGTATGAAGGATATTTTTCAAAAAGACTTTCGACAGCATCTCCATCGTAGCCTTTTTCTAGTGTATAAATTTTACCAGATTCCCAAATATCTTCATAATCGTTTATCAACTGTTCTCTGGATGGGTGTTTCATGTTAATGATGATGAAACCGGCATCTAATTTTCTCAATTGAGATTGACCAGTAGCCCATACTAGCCCCGATGTTAGTAAATTTTCTAACTCTTGTGAAAATAATTTCGCATTAAAATCAAAAACTTCGATGTCGGTGTCTAACAAAACCAAAAAATCGCAATCTTTTTGTGTTCTTACTGCGTGTACTTGGCTCTGCATCTTCCGCCAGAAGTTCCAAGGTTTCTTCTTAGGCTGATTGGCGATAAATTTTGACTGTTCGTTGGGTATTCCTTCCCATGGTACTACATTGATACCTGGTATGTTGATCAAGTTGCCATCATGAATGACGAATTTTTCTCCTGGCAACATTGTCCATGAAGGTAAACAAAATTTAGCAATATATTCATAGTATTTCGAATCAGCTAATCCCGACCATTTTACGGTATATTTCATGATTTAGACTCCAATTCTATTTTTCCTTTCTTTCCCCAGTAATGATCGAGATAAGGATCTAACAAAGTGTTTTGGAATCCGCAATCTTCTTTAGAGGGCTTACCAGAAAATAGATTTTTTACTGGCATCCTTTTAGAAAAGTCTTCGAGGATATAAGCATCCCATGGATTGTGCATCTGATATATCCTACCTGACAAATAGTAATCGATATATTCGTCGACAAATTTGTCAAAATCTGGATAATCAGTGTTAAATGCTACGAAACCCGAGTCGCAGCCATGTTGTCCGTGGATGATAGTAGAAAAAATCTGATCTTGGTTTGGTAAAAATTCATTTACATCAAAAGGTTTTTTAACTAACACATCTGTGTCTAACCAAATAATAGACTTATACTTGTCTTGATAGTTTTTTAGAGCATACCAGATACAAAATGCTTTCTTGAAAAATTTATATGTCTTTTTACTTTCATTAAAAATCTTATTTTGTAAATCTGGATGATAATTTTTCATTTCTTCGCCGATATAAATCGTACCTTTATGAGAAATACGACTTTCGCTAAAAAATATGTGATCGTTAGTGAGAAAATTCCATGTGCCTAAGGTAATTTTTCCTACAGCATTATAATAACTCTCGCTAAATCCAGTAACCCATAAAATATCACGTTTCATTTTTGTACACCGTATCATGACCCCAGTTTTCTAGAATTTTATAACCTAAAGAAAACAATAATTCATCAATTTTGTTCTGCGGCCATCCATATTCATCCCCTGAACCATTCGTTTCTAGCACTATCAATGGTTTGTGTTTGGTAATGGTATCAATAGCACCGTTGAGAGCAAATCCTTCGTAACCTTCTATGTCAAGATGTATTAGATCCGGTGCTAGATTGAAACTGTCGATGGTTATTTGTGGAATGATACCAGAACTAGATACTTTCATCGCTCCTCGGTTTTCATTATTCCATCGAGGATTGTAATCTAATCCTAACATCTTGTTGCTATCACCAAGACATGCTTGGAATTTGAATACATTAGCATCAGGAACATTGTAACAAAGACAAAAAAAGTTTCTATAATCTGGTTCTATAGTTATTACCTGTTGGAATAAGGAAGCATATTGTTTAGGATATAGACCTGCGTTACCACCTGCTTGTATAACCAATGATTTTCTATCACAAAATTGAGAAATCTTGTGGGGCAAATGTCTATGTGCTGCTTTATTAAGGTATGACCAAGCTACCGTGTCGTCGTTAGGCCAAAGCCAACTGCCGCCGTGGGCTTTACTTTCTCTAAATTCTAAATTTAATTTTGTTATAGCGTCAGACATACTGTTTAAAATGTGCCCAGGCCTTACCTGACCTAAGTTCTTCAAAATTCCAGTGACTCATACAGATTTTTTCGATCCATGCTTGTCGATTATTAGTCATGATGGGATTTTCTATCATCGAAAGGTTAGTATTTGCTACAGCATATGCTTGACTATTCTGTGCCATATCGTCTGTTACAAAAACTGGAATACCTTCTATAGCAGCAGCCACGCCTGGACTGCTATTATAAGTGATAACTGCTTTAGCATTTTTAAAATCATCTAGTATACTAGGATTTTTACTTAAAGTATACCTTGGATCATAATCTTTTAGATATATCGCAGTGTTTCTGTCTCCAGGATGTCCTCTTACTACTATAGGTCTATCAGTATACCGTCGTATTTCTCTGATTATCATATCTAACCAGCTGGTTACAGCAAAAGACCCCATGCTCCATCCGCCATTTCTTTGAGTACAAATAAGAATATATTCACCATCTGTTTTCCAGTCTTTGATATCTATTTTGTGATCTCTTTTAATCTGTTGCCATCTTGAAGGATCTACCGTTCTATCAAAATAAATTCCTGTTGTAGGAAAAACGCCATCGAAACTGTATCTGAGATAATGTAAAGGATTGTCTTTGTCGGTATAAAGGAAAAGATTGCTATCAGCTATTAATACATGCTTTCCTGTATTGCGTTGATGATCTATCACTCCCTGTCGCAATCTTAAGTGTGGAGCATTTTTAGAACCTTCATGTACCCATCCTTGTAGTAATGCTACATCACAGTCCATTATCTGTGTGCCATGCATCAAAAATGATTCGTCACCGATCGTTTTAACTCCTTGATCAAAAAGAACATGTAGATCTTTCTTTTCTTGATTTTTATTGTTAGGCGGGATTGCTGAGATATAACAAACTACTTTCATTGTTTGCTACTCACTAAAGGTATTTGTCTAAATTTACTACGAACTTCATCTTTATTTTCTATACCTAAGTGATGTTCGAAGTGATAATCGAAAATGCTATTACGCATAGCTGATCTGTTTATGTTTTCAGTTGGGGTTTCTCTCCATTGTTCCTTAGGTAACACGTATGTTTTCATTGCTATGCTATTTCTCAATTTACTCATAGCATAATGGTCATAAGGTTGAGGAAGTGTAGATATCTGCCCATTGTACCACATCAATGAATACTTGCTGATAAAGTCGTGTATAGCTACGTGGTCAGTATTAAAAGTAACGAGCCCAGTGTCAACGTCCCATTCGCCGCCACAATCTAATATACCACATACTTTTTCTCTGGGATGTAAAAGTTTAATAGCGGTATCAAGATCAATATTGTTCTTAACAGATATATCGGCATCTAACCAAACTACTAGACCTTTAAATTTACGTGCTGCCCATACTTGTACACGGCTCTTTTTCCAAAATCTGTCAGACTTGTAAGAACCCATCTTTTCTCGTATCCAAGGATCGGAATCCGGACATACGTCTTTGCTGAACATAAAATTGTAACCAAATCCTAGATCTTTTGGTTTATCGTCCCAAACAAATACTACCTGTCCAGGGAGATTACTCCATGTAGGCAATGTGGCTTCGGCAATTATGTTCCAATATTCTCTACTAAGACTTGTGACCCATGTTATAGGAATATCAATGTCTGCTTGTTTATCCTTTTGTATGATATCTAACGAATACGATAGAAGATAGTTATTCCATACATCAGCATATTCACAAGTTCTATAATTATCGAACCACGGGCCGCCTTCTGTATAATGTATAGCTCTAGGTTTTCCGCCAGTTGATTCAGAATATACACCAACTAACCAATTCCATTCATGAGATATTTCGCCAATCTCTTCATCTTTTAACCAACCAAATCTATGTAGATACTTGCCCGTTTCTTTATTAACTAAATCTGCGGTTAATGTTCGATTAGATGGATGTCCGCAGTTGAATAACACCATCGAACTCCAGTTTTTCCTAGGATAGATAGTCTGTTCTTTTCCATCCATCTTGACTGTATTTTTTACAGTGTAGTCATGATGTACACACATCACAGCATACTTAGGATCAGCCTTGGCTAGTAAATTGGCAATGTCTTCAGTCCATATAAAATCGCAATCACAAAAAACTGCCCAGCCTTGATAGTTACAAAGTGCCGGTACTAAGAATCTTGTAAAGGTAAATTCGGTGCTTGATAACGGATCAGTTGGTCTCCAATATAATCCCAATCTTCTTAGATGGTCTTGTTTCAACGGAGAAACTTTTACGTTCTTATTGTGTTTTAAAATTGAATGTTTACAGACTTCGTAGGCGATTTCTTCTCTAGAATCAAAACCTACAAATACCTTGATCATTTCAGGCATTTAACATCTCCCTAGCCGCACCATTTTTTAATTCCGACACATGGAACTGACCATAAGCTAGATGACAGGCCCACGCATATAATTTATCGCTGTCTGGATAGTAGGGTTTTTCTATTTGGCTAATGTCTTGTAAACTAACAGGGCTAGCAGCATTAGCAGGAGCTAAAGTAAACGCAGGTATTCCGTGAAATATGCTTTCTACAGCAGCTACACTGTTAAATGTTACTAGAGCAAATACATCATCATCTAATGCTTGTTGTAACGTAGATGTCTTTATTCTATCAATACGCTTGGGTGCTCTTTCACGAACCTCTACAGGCCTGTCTGTGTGTTTTTTGATCTCTGCTATAGTATCAGTAGTCCATTGTTCTAGATCTACACCGTAAAATTTACAAGGTTTGACATCTGGTTTAGCTATTAGTATTTTCTTACCGGTCTTTTTCCACGGTTGGAATTTTTTTCCGAACCTGCGAAATCTATCATCTGGCCTTGATATTATTTCCCCATGTTGAAGATTGTTTTTAACTATCCTGTGCCAATATTTCCAACCGTTAGGATTATTTGTAGTGCGTTCGTTGCCAAAATATCCGGTATCTACATAGTAAAAGTCTCTTCGATCTTCCCAACAGCGTTTCATTATCTTGTGTTTTAGAATGCCTCTTAGAACTATAGGAAGATCGCTAGAATCATAATCAAAGTCTTCTGTGTTTACGGATTCTGATCCACATCCTTTGGCAAACATATTGATATATTCATCTTGGCCATCTTTGCTTAAGAAAATCCAATCTTTCATTTTCTTTCAATGTCTTCTTCTACACATCGCTCGCCATACTGTATTTCTACGATCTTACAAGGTTCATCAAAAGGATTTGTCAATTGATGCCATTCCCCTAGAGGTACTTTATATTCGTCATGTTGTTCTAAAGTTTTAGAAGGTAAAACATATCCGCTGGCCATGATGGCATTTACCACACACGAACCCGATGCTACGTGCCAGTATTCTGCCCTTGACTGATGTTTTTGCATACTGAGACTTTGTCCAGGATTGACTGTAAGTTCTTTTACCTTTGTTCCGGGAATTTCGTGTAACACACGATAATATCCCCATGGACGTTCGGTCTTCGGTGCTTTCCACTCTTGTAATATCCAGCTGCTGGAATTTTTCTTATCATCACCGCCTACTCCGAAAACGAATGTAGTATCGTAATCGTCAGTAGTCATTTCTGGAATATTATCTTTGGTTCTATCCCCGCCATTGGCGAATATTATACTATCTCCGGGAAAATTTAACCTAGTCTTTCGGATAGCATCTAATGCTGTGCCATCAGTATCATTAAATTCTAAAACATAATCTACAGGCTTGATAGCTTTAAGAATAACTTTGCGTTCTTCTATGGGCATGAACGCAGCGCCTTTCTTTCTGGCCAACCAACTGTCGCTGTTTAGTCCAACGACCAGTTTGTCTCCTAGAGATTTTGCGGATTTGAGATATGAGATGTGTCCGGAATGTATCGGATCAAAACCACCTGTTACTAAAACTATTTTCATAGCAATATTTATATGCTATGTTTTTGTGGTATTACAGAGTGGCGTCTTCCATGCCGGCAATTCTGAGTTTGACTATATTAGTCAATTGCCATTGTTTCTGATCAAGTGCTTTGGTAATACCTAACCATTTGTTGCGTAGTAGAGCAAATTCATTGATAATCTTTTCAAAATCTACAACGTCTGCTTCGCCGTCTACAAACTTTTCACAGTCTCTAGATGACAAAGCACGTTGATAGTTTTCAAGATATTTTCTAAAATGTTGACTTTTTAGTCGACGTAACTCTATATTAAGGTATTCGAGAATCGCTTCGATCTCTTGTAATTGACCAAAGCGATTTTCTACTATACCAGGCATAGATGCCGAAGCCTTTTCGATGTTTCCAAAGATCTTACATTCTATCCTTGCTTGCTGTAGCTCAGATTCAAAATAAGCTACAGCATCTGGGATATTAGAAATATCTTTGGATATTTTATCGTACCAATTCATTAGTCCTCGTCATCGTAAGAATCGTCATCGTCGTGATAGTCTTCTTCACTGTCATCGTAGCCTTTTTCGTCTGCGACATAATCAATAGCTTGATCGAGATACGGATCAACGCCTAGCAAATCATCTAACACAGATTCTTTGATACCATAGTCTAATAGTATATCTACAAAATTCTGTGCGGCTTCCTTCTTTTGTTTTTCAGGAATAAATTCGACAAGCGTGGTCCAAAGATCAGCAATCAGGTCTTCTTTCATGGTTAGATAGTCTCCGTTTCAACAGTTGTAATTATCTCTGAAACGGATTTTTCGCCATGATTTGAAATGTCTTCCATGATTTTGTCTAGACCTTCTTTCTCATTCTTTTCCCAAGCCTTACGGAACTGTTTGATGATCTCGCCATCGCTGGTTGTATAGGCCAAAGCATTTCCTTCTTTCTTGAGCATACCTTTAGCTTCAAACAAGTCGACCAGTCCACTATATGGATTCATACCTGTTTCGTAAGGAATTTTTACCTGTACTGATTCAAAAGGTTTAGCATAACGTGTCTTCATGATCTTACATGCGGCACGGATACCTCTAACTTCTGAAATCTTGTTGCCATCATCATCTTCTTTGAGCTTGAGCTTTTTCATAGCAACTACAATGCTTGACGCATAGATAAAACCCTGCCCACCTGAAATCTTGTCGTCAGGATCGAACATGTCTTGACTTGCGTATGTATGATTAGTTGCTACTAGGCCAACATTATGACTGCCAAACATATTAACACAGTTACGAACAAGTGCTGTCAGTGCCTTAGGTTTACGACCCATGTCACCTTTCAAATCACCTGCTTCAAACTGATTAACATCAGTTGGAGTCAACAACATACCTAGACTGTCGATAACAAACAATACCTTTGGTCGATCACCATCGGGCATAGCTTTGTATTCTGACATGAACTCGTTGATAGTCTTAGCAACATCATCGATCATAGCCATGTTGAGTTTGAGTAGTTTTTCTTCGCTGGTATCTACGTTCAATGCTTTCAACCAATTTTCGTCTAGAGCATTTTCGCTGTCGACGAGAACTACAAATATACCTTGTTCTTGTGCGTGACGTACAAGATTACCAGAACAGATAAAACTTTTACCTGCGCCTGATTCACCTGCGAACACAGTGACTTTGCCTAATGGCACGCCTCTGTTGAAATCGCCACTGATAAGATAGTTCAAGGCATAGTTGCCAGTTGAAATCCAATCCGTCGGATCGTTGAAGCCAATGCTAAGACCGTCGATACTCTTTGTTAGATTTTTTCTAAATTTTGAAACGTCAAACGGTTTATTAGCCATATCAATTATCCAACTCCATCGTATTATATTCTTTGATTAGATCAACTAACTCTTGTTCAGTATTACATACTGTCTTAGTATTTTTCCAATCTTCTTTCTTGTCACGTCCACCAATTTCAACCATCCATGCGTTGTCATAACGATTGATAGTGATAGATTCACTGACTTTTGCTAGTTTTGTTAGTTTTGCCATTATTAATCTCCTAGATGAAAAACTCGGGCGTAAGAACTATGTCTCAGAGGCCCGAGCCGTGTTATTACTGCTTCTGACGGTTACGAATCATCGCCAAGATATCTTGTGCGCGACTTGCTGATTCAGAATTAGTGTTAGTAGGAGCAGGTGCTGCCTTAGCCGCAGGAGCAGCCTGTGTTGGCTCATCATCATAATCTTCAGATGCTTGTGTTGTTGCTGCCTGAGCCGCACCATTTTGCTTCAATGGATCACCAGTTTGCTGGCTCATGCCGGCTGGTTTGAAATATTGACCCCAACGATCCATGTCGTATGCTTCACCGTCAACTGATGCTTCGAACATTTCTTTCATGACCTTGAGTTCAACATCTGTTGGCTTCTTGGGCAAGAAGTCTTTTAGATTGAACAAGCCATTTGCTTCGATAGCAGCCGATTCTTCTGGAGATAGAGCACGTTCATTACGGCTCCACTTAGAAGTAGAGTAGTCAGCATACCCGCCCTTAGAAGTCTTAGCGATGCGGAAATCCACACCATGTAAGAAATCAGTTGGCAGTTCGTTGAGTTCTGGATCCATCAATGCTGAACGGATGATCGTAAAGATCTGAGGACCGATAATAAATCGGCGGATCGGATTTGCTGGTGTCGTATCTTCAGCGATAGGACTCTTAACAACGAAACCTTGGAAGATATAAGAACGCTTCTTCCAATACTTACGGCCCATATCTTCTAGAGCCTTGTCCTTAAACCAACCACGTACTTCGCTTAGGATTGGACAGGTTTCATTCCACATCTCAACACAGGGAACTTGTACAGTAACTGGCTTACTGGAAGTGTCACCTTTAATGCCTGCGAATGGCAGCTTGATCATCGCACGTTCTGCCCAGAAGAATGTGTTGTTAGGATCACCGTCCGGTAAGAATCGAACAGTGGCTTCCTTGCCTTCTTCCATATTCCAGTGGGGGTAAATTGCGTTGTCGCCGCCGCCTGTAGATGTGCCGCCTTGGCGTGATTGTGCTTCTTGAAGTTTAGCACGGATTTCTGCTAGTGTAGCCATTTTAATTTGCCTCCTTTATATGCCTTAAAATGTATGCCTTGCGCATAGTGTTAGTATGCGTGTTTTATTTAGTAAAGTCAACTTAATTGTGATTTTTTTCTACCAAAAGAAAAGTGGCTCATGTCCACTTTTCTCGGTACTTTAACAAAGCCAGTTGCCTTGCTAAGAACAATCTCCATCTAACGTAATCTGAAAGATCATCATCTTCTGATTTTTTTCTTTTGACTAGTTCAGGAGTTCTGTATCCTGACAGCAGATCCTCATCGTCTATTAGATAACCTAGATCATCTCCGTTGACGATGAGTGACCTTCTTGTTGGATTACTTCTTAGGAGCTTCGGCTTTTTTATCAGCAGGCTTGGTATCGCTTTTAGCGGCTGGGGCCTTAGCGTCTTTAGCTGCGGGTGCTGCGGCTGCTGGCTTGGCTTCTACCTTCTTTTCTTCTTTCTTAGCTGGTTCTGCGGCTAGTGCTACAGATGCGAATGCTAGTGATGCGAATAATGCTACGATCGATTTCATATGAAATTCCTTTTAAAAGACACAGAAAACTATCTGTGTTATATATAGAACGTTTTACTGCGTAAAAAGTTTACAGGAATTTCGCCAAAAAGATAGGGCACCGAAGTGCCCTAGTTGTTAGATGCCTGCCAATGATTTAATTCTTGACAGTTCTGCTAGTTGTGGATTCTTTTCATGTGTTTGCTGAGGAGCCATTCTTTCGACCATCTTTCTTGCGATCTGTTCAGCTCTTTCGCCAAACTTTTTGCCTACCATGATTGATACACCTTCTGGGCCTTTAGGAAATGCGCCTGCTTCTTTATCGTAGAATGAACCAATGAATTCTGCCAAATCTTTCACAGTATAAGATTCTGTGGTTTCTGGTTCTTCTTGTTCTGGTTCTTCTTCTTGAGATTCTTGTGGCTGCTCCATATCACCAAAATCTAGTTCGTTGACTATCTCAGGAGCATGTTGTTGTAACCACTCGTATACTAATGGTCTTACACACGCATCTGGATCTTGCTTGGCAGCAGCCTTGATCTGACTGTTTAGGCCTGGATCATCGATGATACCATTTAATGCCTCTATAGCGTTAGTGCCATCGGTGCCTGCTGGAAAATGTTGATTGATCAATTCACCCAGTTTGGTTACAGCAGCCGATCTTTCATCTTCGTCTGTGCTGAGTATAGCACTTTCTTCACCTAGGTTGAATACCCATGATTCAAACTTGTCAAAGTTAGAAACATACTCATGTGTTTCTTCTTGTACTGGCTCGTCTTGATCTACTAAATCAATTGCGACTATGTCGTCATAGCCTAAACCGTTTTCCTCTTGCATCAAGTTATAAATGATAGGAAACACGGATTTGATATCTTCTTTGAAATTCTTTACTGTGAATTTATTTGTTAGATCTTCGATTACATCCTCTGGAATTTCTTGTAGAGAAGATTCTTTAAAGTTAGTCTTGAATTGCTCGTAATAAGATTTTCTCGATAGTTTTTGTATCTCTTCTCTCAACTTGTCAAGTGCGCCTTTGCTCCTATCCATGATGTTGATAGTTTCTACTGTGATTAGATTGTTTTTTGTTACATAGTTATTGAAATTTTTCAATTGTGCTATTTGTTCACTGATGCCTACGATATGCTTGCCAATTGGATCATAAGGCAAACCACCTTCTTGTACATGACGTTGCATCGCTCTCGCTCCAGCTAAATGGATGAAAGGATATTTGAATCTTTCTCCTGCGCTGTTTTCGATGAACAGTCCTACGATATTCCTGGTCCTTGAACCTGGAGAATTTTCGTCTACTTGTTTACTGTGCTTGACGATTAATTTCGTATTTTCTAATTTTTGATAGCTAGTCTTTGAGCTACCATACATTCCTTCTTTCATAACCGATTCTCCGACCTGTGAATTGTTTGAGTACTGAGACAAGAAAGCGAAGTCTCTCTTGTCTAGATAATCTTTTGTGATATCTCTGGTGTCAAAAGTCATCAATCTGCGTTTAGCAAATTCTCTTAAACCTCTAAGAAAATCATACCAATTGTTTTTCTGTAAAGGGTTCATTGATTCTGTGATACCTGTACTATAATAGACTTTCATGCTTCCGGGCTCTGCTAGGCTCACACTCACGTGTCCTAATGGGTTTTCGCCCTCCATATAATCAAAGTCGAAAAATACAGCTTCTTCGGGATTTATTGTTACTTCACCGGTTTCTTTCCCTAGTTTTAAGCCAGAAAAACGGCTTCTAACTTTGTAGAATAAATCAGTGGCTACGCTTTTGACATTATCTTCCATGTTAATATTTATCAGAATCCTGTACTTACAAAGATAGGCATAGGCAATTGATCTTCAGTGAGCTGTTCCGTCATTTTTTCATAGATCTGCGGATCCCAATCACTGAGTATGCCCGCCATGCGTATGATTAATAGCATAGCTGAAACTAAGTCGTCGTGCTCACCCGTTTTAGCTCCAAACCCTACACCGTGTGCTACGAACGTTTTTAGCTCAGATATTAACGGTTTAGAGAATATTTTCATCCTGTGTGTTTCTATCAGATTTTTGAATATAGCACAAGCAGAGATTTTAGTGCGATGCGTAGTGTTAAACCCTTTACGGAACTTACGCACATGACCTTTACGGATGGGTTCACTTAAAAATAATCCTCGGAAATTTTCTTCACCTAAATCATTGATCACTACTAGAGCTGCTTCACCTAGTGTATTGTTTTCAACACTGTAATAGATCTGTGGAGATGCTCCACCTTTTTCTTCACCGCGTTCTGCGATATATTTTATGATTTCTCGCATATGCTTAACTTGTGCCTGTATCGGAGTTAAATTATGACGCCATTCTGCGACCTGCTCCATAGTAGGCATTTCAAATACTTGGATAGCACCATAGTCGCCGCCTGTACCCAAACTAGGGTCTAGTGCTACGAGATAGGTACAACGAGGATCGATATCTTTGTACCAACGTGTTTGACCCATAGTCATTATAGGGTCTACACCTTTAAGCTCAGTTAATTTTACTGCGTTGATCAGTGTTTCATCAAAGATCAAGAACTCGCAGTCAAATTCACGACGGAAACGCTCTTCACCAATCTTGGCACGTTCTACCTTAGCCCATTCTTCATCACGATCCGGATGTTCGCTCCATGGAGCAAAGTATGGGTAGAATCCGTTAGTGCCTACTTCTCTTTCGTTACCATACTCGTCGAATTTTTTGTTAGCTTCAGTCCAGATCATAGCAAACTGATCTTCGTCTGAATTTGGTGTTGATGTGATAATACACTTACCACCCGTTGACAATGTTGGTGATAAAGCAGTCCAGAACTCTTTGGCTTTTTCTGGAGGTTGTACGAACGCAAACTCGTCGCAGTATATTAGCGAAAGAGATTTACCACGACCTGTGTTTTCTGTCGTTGTAGTTGCTTGTATACGTGCGCCATTGTCGAATTCGATAGTATTTCTGTTATATGAATATACACCAGCACGTATAAAATCAGGAAGATTTTCGTAACCATAGCGATAACGATTCATGATATCTTGCGCACCTGTGTATTTGTGGGCAGCAATTAGTACCTGTGCTTCAGGTACAAACATTGTATACCAAAGTAGATAACCGCTAGCACAGGTAGTTTTACCCATCTGACGCGGCAACATCGCTATCGTGTAGGTATGATTATGATAAGCACGTATTAATTCTTCTTGATACTCGTAAGGTTCGAAAGGAATAGAACCTTTAGTCGGATGTTGAATCTTTAAGAAGTTCTTACAGAAGTATAATGGTCCGTCTATCGGATCTAAACATGCTTCTAGGTGTTTGACTTCTTCGAGAGTATATCTTTCCGGCTTATGCGCCTTCTTGATTAATACGCCATCTAAACTTTTACTCATGACTATATTTAATGAAAAAAATAGGCCCTAATGGGCCTATTTGGTATTTTTAAATCTTTATTGATTTTTATGACTTTGTAGATCAGCTAATAGTTGTTCTTTGATCTTGTCTACTAGGCTTTCCATAGCACGTGGATTATCTCCTGGTTGTGCTCTAGGATACATTTTCTTTTCTTTATGGAAATCATCGCCTGCTGGTATAGCGGCTGTAAAATCTGCTACTTTCTCATCAGGAGCGGTTGAAGCAGAATCAAATCCACCGGCGGCATCTTCTTCAGCATCCATTTCTTCACCGTCACCGAATAGCTTTTGCTTTAGACTGGACATGTGAGCTGCCGGATCGACCATCTTTGGCATCGGAGCATCACCTTTTGGCATCATGTCAGGATTGACTTTAGTAAACAATGCCATCAAATGCTCGATATTGTCTAAACCTCTAGCATTAAGATTGACGCTAACTGATGGCTGATCCATCGAAGATTGCATCGAGGGCATTTCACCGCACTCGTCTACTTTCTGTTCAGAGACTGGCTGATCTAAGTCTGCTATCTTCTTGTATAATTCGTTGAAATTCATCTAGGACTCCTTGAGATAGGACTAGATACACCTGCCTTATCTGCTTTAGTTTTTGGTAATTTGTATTCTTCGTTCTGGCCTATTTCTTTTTTCTGTGCCTTGCTTTGCTTGGCTAGGTCTTTCAAGAACGATCTGTTGAAATCATCACCGAAGTAATCTTTTGAAGCAAACTTGGGATGTTCTTTGTATTCTGGATCATCTAATAGAGCTTTACCACTCTTTTGCGCATCTACAGGAATATAGATGTCTGTAGTATCACCTAGGTTTCTAACTTTGAAATACACTTCTGGGATTTTAGTTACTTCGTGTAGTAACGCAGAAATTTCGATAGGTGTTACAGGATATGTACAATCAGTTTCGTATACAGACACATCTATATTTTCTAGCTGTGGAAAATCCAAATGCTTGTTAGCAATAGGAATATCGCTGACTTTTTCAAACTTTGCGCAACCATACTTGCTCATAGCCTGTTTAGCAGCTTCAACGAAACCTTCATTATACTTACCAGCTACTTTGATACGGAAACTGTAAGTTTTTTGGCTTTCTGTAAGATAGTCTTTTAGTGATTTCATACTCATATTTATTCTTTTCCGCTTAGTTTTTTGAGCAAGGCATTACGATCAGTGATAACAAATCCTTGCCCATTCATCATGCCCGGTTCTTCATCACCGGAATCTCTGTCAATTTTCAGCTTTTTCAGCTTGAGATCTACAGCTTTTAGTTTGTTATTGATCTTAACAGCCTTGGCATCTATAGCATTCTTAAGCATAGTACCTGCTACTTCAAATATACGTCCGCTGTAGCGTACTTCTACGTTCATGCCCAAATCCATTAGATCGTCATAGGCAGTTTCTGCTTTTTTAGCTAACGAATCTAATTCGCTTTCGTCTAGGCTTTCTAAATCATCAATAGCAGGCAGTGTAGATGCTATCTGCTCTACTTCTTTATAGCTGCGTTCTAACGAAGTGATATTATCCTTGCTAGCTTCTGGTGTTTCTACGTTTGCTGGCAAAGACTCTTCTAAATTGAACAATTCTTCTAATTTCTTAGTCATACAATTACTTATCGTTTTTTGGAGCCCTGATGGAAAATATCGCCCTCATTAACTACACGGAAACGTATCCCTTGCTGTCTACACCAAGCATTAGCTGCTTCCCATTTGGCTTGATTTTTGATAAACTGTGCTTGATTAAACACACTCTTGCCCACTTTTTCTCTTAGTGTTTGGCTGGCTGGTTTTATTTCTACAAGCTCAGCATGTTTCTTTTTATCTTTATCTACATAAACTATAAAAAAATCAGGAACATAAATCGTATATCTACCAGTTAATGGATCCCTATAGGGTATCTGTATACTTTCGCTAGCCCAATTTTGTACACCTGGATGCTCATCTAGCATTTTCATAAAAACAAACTCCCAACTGCTACGTGCTAGTGGAGTTTTTTTCCCGATATACTTATCGGGGTTTTTCATAGTAAAGTGACCTTGGGCAAATCTAGGCATCAGGGTAATATATTTCTATTCTGATAAGTTTGTACAGCAGCAGTAGCTCGGTATCCCAATGCCGAAGTCGGTGAACGATTTTGATTCAGGATCTGACCAACTAGAAAACTTAATTGAAGACTGTCTAATCCTTTTAGTGTTTCTAACAAAGAATATGTAGACAGTTGATCTACTTTGGCTTGACGCAACAAAACCATAGCAGTAGTAGTAGCAGCAGTATTGCTAAATCCTTTAGACGTTAGAAAACCTACAGTTGAATCTACATCTTCGGCTTTATATTCCTGACCTTTATCCGCATAGTTATTATAATACAAGAGAGTTCTTGCGGTGCTGTCTGTTTTAGGTACAGGTGGTAAATTACTAAAAGTAGTCTCAGCCATAATTATCTTGGTCCTGAATTAATAACTACCCCAGGCAATGGTCCTAAATTATTGACATAATTGTTAGGCACTGTTAGTATGTTTACAGCTTCTTGCTTGATAGTATTGAGGTTAATATTAGAAAGACTTCTATAGGTATTAATAGCATTAATGGCTGCACCGAAGAAGTTTGGTGTTCCGTTGATATTTCCAAAATCATTCCTGAATATCAGTTGCGCTCCGGCGAGTCCTGAACCATATAATCCTCCAAGGACACCATTTGGTCCAAAAACAGTGCTGGTGCCACCACCACCTATAGTCAACGGGCTAGGTGCGGTGTCATAATGTAGGTCAGCAAAGCCATTTGGTTCTACTCCCCTGGTGACAGTTCCATAACCATAAAAAACAGTTTCATACTGTAAGCTCATGGTCATTTCGTTCATACCATTGCTTTGGTTATAATCCATCTGACCAGTAGTCCACGAGGTTATCATAGGATTAACCAACGTATAACTGTTGAATCGTTTTCTTGCTAATGTATAAATGGTAATCGATCTAAAGAACGGTTCTGTGTATCCGTCCTTGTCTAGACCGTATCTATAAAAATCAAATCCGCCCCCAGTACTGCCTGTCGTAGTTGCGCCATCCCTGGCTTCGTCGGCTGTTACTGATCCTTGTCCTGTAGATCTATATACATTAATAGATTTTGCGTTATACGCTGCTCTAGGATTTAGTCGATCGGGACTGATATAGGCCATATACTGTGCCCATAAAGAATTTATAAGACCTAGATTATCGTCATGGAACGTGATATTAACTGGATCGTATGTGATGTCTTTGTAAACTATTTTCTTTTTATTATACTGATTTTTGACTTCTGTTTGTAATGTAAATTTAGGAAGGTCGGCTGTTTTTACTAACATTCCTGCTTCTTTATGATGCTGTGCTTTCCAATTAGAAGCTTGTAGAGCTAGAGGATTTATATCAAGGTATACATGAAATGTAAATTTAGTCCTTGGTGCTAGACGGAACGTATTATCTACAAATACTCTAGATGCATGTTGGAAGTCCCCCATGTTGCCTTTGGGGTTTGTTAGTCCTTGTCCTAGACCGACTAAGAATCGTGTGAAATAGTTTGCCATAACATTATTTATTAATAAAAAAAGCCCAGGTTTTAAGCTGGGCTTTTTAAGGCGAATTCAACGGATTATTTTAGATATTACCGCCGCCTGTAGTTAGTGAACCGATAGTTCTAGCACCGATGTTACGTCCGATGCCATCTACTGATCCGCCTCTGTACTGGATAGCGTTATCATATCTGATGCTCAACTGTATCTGAGCTGCTTCGTTTGTACCATACGCAAGTTCACCGTAATCGATATTTTGTACAAAACAGCCATATACTTCAAATGTTTCAAGAACATTTGGTGTTTGTGCGCCGTTACCACCATCTAAGATTTCGATTCTGGTAGTAAATTTATAGTCCTGACCTGAAGCAGCAGATGCCTGTTCAAAGAAGTCAAACTGCTTCTGTACCTGCTCACCGCACAGTCTCTGTACAGCACCACTAGCATCATCTCTGATATTTAAAGTGATCGCTTCCCATTGATGTCTACCAGCCAGATAAATTCTGCTGTTGTAGATAGGAATTTCCATTTCTTCAAAGCTGACCTTAGGACGAGTTACGTCTACGACCTGCTTAGTTAATTCTGTAGCTACAGAACCATTAGCACCAAATCCACTTAGTACCACTCTAAAGCGATACTTGAGCTTTGGCATCAACAGACCTTGAGTTGCTGAACTTTGGTCTGAAGCTAACGGCACTGTTAGTTTTGATAGTGTTGAAATCGCCATATTATTTTTGCTCCGTTATAATTATTTATCAATCCAATTTAGGGGATAAATCCCCTAAATCTTATCTAGTCGAGGATTGTTGAATTTCTCCTGTGTTCTTCAATCTCAATGGAATGTAGATGAACTCAATTGCTTTGACTGGTTCAATAGCAATATCAACATACAGTTCGTTTCGATCGATTCTATCAGGTGTGTTGTTTGTTTCGTCACAAACAACGGCATAGTCATATAGAGCTCTTAAACCAACTAGTTCTAACAATAGACTTTCAACTGCCTGCTTGATTTCGTCACGTGTGATCTTGTCATTTGGCTCAAACACATATGGTTTTGCTAATTTGTTTAGCTGTGTTCTTAGATAAATCACAAGTCTTGCTACATTGATCCTATCTAGCGCAGAAGCTGTGTTAGCACGGGTCTTTTGACCATAGTTGACTAGTCCAACACCGTTGAAGTATGTTAATGGGTTAACCCCAACATTGTAAAGAGTATCTCTTTGTCCTTCTGTTAGAGCTACAGTCTTGAAAGATCCGGTTGTCTTATCGATATAACCAACCGATGTTGCGTTAGTAATAGCGCCGCGACGTATACCTGCTGGAGCAAACCATGGGTAACTTACTTGATCGCTGACAGCCATAGTCTTGAGCATCATGTGGCTAGCAGGTACTACTACTGAATTGCCCACGTTATCTGTGGTCAATCCGCTTGGATAAAATACAGCCGTATAAGCATCATAAGATACTAATGAATTTTCATCGTTATCTGCTGCGCCTTTTGCGTTAGTACCCCAACTGGTTAATGAAGTCGAATCTGCTGGCAATCTGAATGGTGAATCACCAACGATAAACGCTGTATCGCCACGATCTGCGTTTAGATCGATCAAGTTTTGTAGTACTTCTGGATAGCCTGGGCAAGCTAGCAAGTTAAACTGTCTCACTTCAGTTTCCCTTAGCTGCTGGCTAGTAGCTATAACTTTCTTGAGAGCCGTTACTACAACATGACGCTGAGCATGACGACCAAACTTATCAGCTGATTCTGTAACCCAGCGCGATCTATGGTATAGAGCCATCGATTCGTCATTGAATCTTATGTTGTCTGCTGTGGTATCTACGTAAGTATGTCTATAAACTTTTACATTGAAACCGCTACGACGTGTATTCCATAGCATCATACCACGTGGATATAGTGCTGGATCTGGGGCATCGAAATCTACGAAGTTGCTGACTAACAATTCTTTGATAGTGCCGGATGGTGCTGTAGTAGCATCACCACCTGTAGTTCCTGCTCTAGCATCAGCAAACAATACACCATTTTCTGATGTATGGTCTGTGTTGTCTATCAATACCCATCTGTTTGCTACAGGAGTATCTGATAAATCATTGTTAAATCTATAGATCACTGGATAATTTTCCAAATCGCTGGTATCAATCCAAATGTCTCCAGTAACCAATACTGTACCGTCGCTTTGTAGCAATGGGCGTGTAGCACTTACGATAGGACCACTTGGGTCTGTTTGTTGACTTGAAGAACCTTTGTAGTATGGTGAAGTACTATCTAGGTATCCAACCCAAGTAGTTCCGTTATGAATCATGATATCCACTTCATTAACTACATTCGAATACCAAAGCTGACCGTCGCTAGCTTCGGCTTCTGGAGCATTCTTAGCAGAAATGTAACCAGTCAATGATCCAGCCAGTGGCAACCAGCTAGATGCTACGAAAGTTTCGAGAACTTCAACATCATTTTCGTCTACTACAGAACCTGCTGGCACAGCATATAGATTTGGTGTACCTGAACCATCTTCATAGTTGAATGTTGTAAAACCAATCGCAGCCAATGCTCCTGAAGTATCAGTGATTCTAAATTCGCCACCTAATGTGTGTACGATAGTCAATCTACCTGATGCAACAGATGCTCTGATATTGGTCAGTGAAGAAGAGTTGATAGCTACAGCGATCGCATTAGCATCTGCTGAATTACCAGCTGCGGTAAAGTTAATCTGTGTTACCGGACCGAGTGTAGGACTGCCTTTTAGACTTTCACGGATAAAGATAGTCTTTGAACCTGCTGATAGCTGGTTAGTTACAGCATCTGAAGTGATACTTGTAGCATTTACACCAGCATTCTTTCTTACGAAAATCTTGAAGCTGGTAGTTTGTGGAGTATTATCATATCCAGTATCTTCTGAATAGTTATATTGTACGAATACTTGATCTACAGGAATATTAACTCCGCCACCTGTTCTATCTAACGCATAGATAGCAGCTTGAGGAGTGGCATTTAGGCCTGTACGCACTTCTGCCCATGCTTTAGTAGAAGAATTATATTTCTTGATCCTGTATCTAGCACCTAGATTTGGATCTGTAGATTTAACCCATACAGAACCGCTTGGTCTTGGATATGAGTCTCCGGCCTTCCACTGTGGAACTGAAGTATGTGGAGCTATGGTCAATTCTGGACCAAAGTATTCGCCTGCTGGTACATCAAACAAAGCAGCAACTGAACCAACAGTGCTGTCCTCCATAAGGATCAAAATACTGTCTGTAGAGTCGCCTACATCGTCAGTCTTGTCAGTGACGAACAAGTTTAGATTTCCACCAATATTGGCTGCTTTGACTCCAGTGATAACTAACGAATTGATCAAAGTGACTACGTCATTTAATGTGCTGTTGTTAGGTACTGTTACTAATCTACCATTGATTGTTATGCTGATATCACCACTTGTTGGAGGGTTATATCCAGCTGAAACAAATGTTGGCCAAAACTTTCTCCATTGTTTGGTACCGATTAGCTGCCATGAAATAGGATTACCTGAAGTTGTATAATCTGTGCCTTTGTAAAAATATCTAATCACATCAGAAGCGGAAACTACAGCGTAATCTCCTGACTTGCCCACGCTGGCTTTTGGATACATAACTCCGCCAACGTCGTCTAGCATATCAACGTCAGTATCGTTGATTACGGTAGGTACTTTGTGTACGAATTTTTGGCCATTCAATCTAACGGGTGTTGAATCCCATTCAAAGATACCCCATTGTGTGCTAGCAGTATCTAGCCACCATTGACCATTTGCTGGTTCAGAACCAGGAGCTTTATCTTGTGCTGTTAGTTCATTTAGGTTTAGATCCGCTCTTACAATATAAGCAGGATTTGAAACGCCCAAGAAGCTGTATGCTGCTTGTAAGCCATATTCGTTTTGTTCAGCACCGTGTATCGGACTGCCGTCGATGGCTGTCTTGAATTTTGGTGTTCCAAAATAGTCTGATAGCTCTCTTTGACTAGCTACTGTATAAACTGATTCTGCGTTTGCTTTTAGTGTGCCAGCAGCAATACCTGTGCCGCTAGAGTTGTTCTTGTTTTGCGCAGTAGCTACGACAAACAGAGGTACTGTCCCCTGTGTGTTTGTTGTGTAGTAACTTTCGTTAACTACCGTAACCTGTACGCCTGGTGATTGAAGGGCCATTCCGTTATCTCCTGAAGGTTAAATCTTGTTAAAATATTTAGCGTGTTTTGGAGAAAATGTACCTTTATAACTAGTTCTAAAGGGGTAGAAAAGGGTAAATATTTTTATGAGACCGCTTTGTAGCTGCGGATTTAGGCCGGCAGCAGTCAACTACCATAAAAATGGCAAGACCTATTATAGGTCACTATGTGAAATTTGCCTAAAGCATGGAAAAAATCACGGTATCCCTAGATGGTATAGAGCAGGGTACCGTTTGAAACTTCAGTGTGATCGATGCGGATTTAAATCTCCTCACAAAGAAGTTTTTGCGGTCTATCATATAGACGAAAATCTCGATAATTGCCGCCCTAGCAATCTCAAGTCAGTATGCGCAAACTGTCAGAGAGTCCTACATAAAGAGAACGTTCGTTGGCGTCAGGGAGATCTAACACCAGACTTTTGACCTGTTTATACAGCTCGTCAATAGTACCATTGTTGTCTAAGATGACATCAAAATCTGTTCCAACCCAACTGGTTTCGCTGGCGTGTACTTTACGCTTGATCAATTCAAACTTAGCTTCTTCAGAGCCGTGTACATTTTCTTGAACAGCAAGATCGTACCAATCCGGTAAGGGACCGCGCTGTACCCAAATAATCTTGCCGCCTGCGTTCTTGATACTGGTAATTTCGTTTGGGAAGCGGCAGTCGCTTATAACAACATTGTCTTTGCTGTTACGCAGTTTATTTTCTAAACTGGCAATCCAGATATCGTCGTGGAAACCCCTGCGGCAAACCTCAGTTCCCCAGTATTGTAGTATCCATCTAGGAGTAATATCCATTCCTAGACGTTGGCTCCACCACTCGTCGCGCTGTTCACGCCACTCGCGGGCTTGTTTAGTTCTTCCTTCTAACAGTGTACGATCCCAGCCAAACACAGCCGCACACGCATCTTTGAGAGTATTGGCAAAACTCTCACGCCTAAATTCATGGAAATTTACTAGATAGTCGGCAATAGTGTCTTTACCACTGCCTATGAAACCGCAGATACCTATAATCATAGAGCCCCCTGTTTAAAGTATATAATACAGGTCGTCTATGCTGCTGTCAAGTGTGGTTTAACCAATAACGAATGTATATCCGGCCATAGCAGTGCCTGGTACAAAGTTGACCAGTTCTGCTGTCAGTCGTTCGATATCTGCTTGTGCTTCTTGTTTTAATGCTTGCCCGTTTAGGCTGGTTCCGCCGCCTGGGCCTGCGATAGTTTGGAATTTTTCACGTGCTTGTCCTAGCATCATTTTACAGTTAGCTAGTGTGTAATCTTTGATCCATATGTTAGCATACGTATCTGTCAAGATAGCATGATCTGGGCGAGTATTGTAAACCCATAACATGACTTGTTCCATAGAACGCGGTCTTTGGTGTATAGTCAGTTTGTGCGTTTGTGGATGCCATGTAAACTGTATGAAGCTACCGAACATCTTACCCACACGTTCTTGATATTGAGCAAACAGTTCATAAGTTAGAAGACCGCCCATGTTTGTCGAGCTTAATAGATAGGTATTTGTATAGGCTAGATTGAATGGTTCAAATACTGTGCCTCCCGTGCCGCCGCCGGATCTAGAACCTATCGAACGCCTATAGATTTCACGTACTACCTGTATTTCTTTAGGCAGTATGTACTCGTTTTTGTCTATTTCCAGCGTTAGATATGCGAAAGATTCTTCTACAGAATTGTCCGATCTTTGCCTAAAAATAGCTAATGACCTATCAAGGGCTGTTTGATAGTGTATAGGATCTAGTTCGACGTCGATCATGCCGTCGCCCAGCATGGTCTTACAATAGTCATAGACCTTCTGTTTTTCTTCATCTAGTTGGCTCATACTGTTATTTATCGTGGCGGTAAATATAATACTATGCCAAGACTCAGTTTATACAAGCCCGAAAAAGGCAACGATTACAAGTTTTTTGACCGCAATATTTGGGAGATGTTCCAAGTTGGCGGTACGGATGTTCTAGTACACAAATATGCCGGTCCTGGAGATCCATTGCCTGGGGAAAGCAGCCCTAGTTTACCTAATTATACAGGAACTTCTACTCCTGAAACGCATATACAAGATTTGCTGTTTTTAGAAAACAGAGATAGAAAATATGACCCTAATGTTTACATTTTGCGAGGTCATTACAATATACAGGATATAGATTTTAATCTCAGTCAATTTGGTTTATTTTTACAAAACGACACGGTATTCATTACATTCCACATCAATGATACTGTGGAAAAATTAGGCAGGAAGATTATGCCAGGCGATGTACTAGAATTGCCACACCTTAAAGATTATCATGCTCTTAACGATCTTAAGTTTGCTCTCAAAAGATTTTATGTTATTCAAGAAGTTAATAGAGCAGCACAGGGATTTTCAGTAACTTGGTACCCACACTTGTATCGTGCCAAATGTACTCCACTGGTAGACAGCCAAGAATTCAAACAGATACTAGACGGTATAGCCGACACAGACAGCGATGTAGGTGTGTATCGTCCTGGTTATACCTATCAGATCGGCGATGTTGTAACAGGTCCAGATGGTAAAAAATATACCGTAACTGCTCCTGTAACAGATATCGCGCCGCCAAACACAAATTATTATAAACTGGCAGACAGTCTCAGAGATGTGACTAGTACTTACAAAACTGAACTTGGTATAACTCAAGCCGTGCTTGAACAAGCAGAACTAGATGTACCTAAAGCCGGGTATGATACTACTACATATTATACTGTTCCTGTAGATCCAGAGACAGGAAGGATAGCACTACAAACAGTTGATACTACTACAGTGCCGGCATCAGAAACTTATGACGATGCCAGCATGATAGTAGCACACCCTGTAGCTCCAGGATATCAACAGTACCTCGAGGAAGGACTGCCGCCCAATGGTGCTGCTTTTACCAGCGGTATCTATTTTCCAGCTAATCCTGTTCCTGGACAATATTGTTTGCGAACAGATTACTTTCCTAAGAGATTGTTTAGATACGATGGAAGAAATTGGGTCAGATACTCAGACAACGTAAGGATGACCGTCAGCGAAACAGGTTTCTCTGACACTACTGATACCGATAAAGTAAGACTGAACCAAAAAGGTACATTTATTAATAACGAAAAAACTACCGTGATCAACGGTAAAACTATCAAAGAAAAACAGAGCCTGTCAAAAGCTCTTAGACCCAAGGCAGACGAATAATGGATTTTTTCTACGACGGACAGATAAGACGTTTCATAACACAGTTCATGCGTATTTTTATCGGTTTCAAATATCAAGCCGGTGACGGAACGTTGAAACAAGTACCAGTGTCTTACGGTGATCTAAGCAGACAGGTAGCCAATATTATCAGAGAAAATTCTGAGAATAAGATGCCTAGTGTACCTAAAATATCATGTTATGTCACCGCATTAGAATTAGACACAGCAAGATTATCGGATGCATCTTTTGTTTCGAAAGTTAATATCAGAGAAAGAGATTACGGTACAGTTACTGATGAAAACGGAAATAATGTTATAGAATACAATAACGCACAAGGTGGAGGATATACTGTAGAAAGACTTATGCCTACTCCATATAAGATGACTGTCAAGGCAGACATCTGGACTAGTAATACTGATCAAAAACTACAGATACTAGAACAAATTTTAGTATTGTTCAACCCTAGTCTAGAAGTACAATTCACAGACAACTATATCGACTGGACCAGTTTGAGCACTGTGATGCTGAATAATGTTTCTTTTAGTAGCAGGACTATACCTCAAGGCACGGAACAGGATATAGATGTGTGTTCATTAGATTTTGAAATGCCTGTGTTTATTTCACCGCCAGCCAAAGTCAAGAAATTAGGCGTTGTCAAAAGTATTGTTATGAATGTTATGAATTCGGATGGTAGTCTTAAGACTTTAAATGATATAGTTTATAATTCAGACGAACCAAATATAGGAGGTAAGAGTTTAGTATTGTCTCCTGATAGATTCAAAGTATTGTTACTATCTAGTCTAGCTGTCACAGGAGTCGATACTGGACAATATTATCTTAGCATAATAGATCCTACAGAAATTACCGAAGGTGGGTTAATAAACATTCCGGTACACAGCGGTGAAAAATTAAACTGGGAAATAATTTTACAGAGAGATCCCGGATATCAGGCAGGAATCAGCCAAATTAGATTTTTACAACAAACAGGCTATGAAATTGTTGGTACATTTACGATCAACGAGCTTGATCCAACTTACCTAGTAATCAACTTCTTTGCGGATACGTTGCCAACTAACGATTCTGATATACCTTATGTGACTGGAATTATCAATCCTCAAACATTTAATCCCTTGACTTTTTGGGAAGGAAAAGCAAACATTCCAACAGGTACTAGATATCTTATACTAGAAGATATAGGATCTGAAATCAATACTGATGGTGCTGATGCTTGGAAAGGAACATCTAATCAAGATTTAGTCGCAAATGCCAACGATATTATAGAGTGGAACGGCAATCGGTGGAATGTGATCTTTGCGTCTGCCGAGGATCCAAATATTCGTTACTTACAAAATCTTAAAACCAAGATCCAATACAAGTGGGACGGTGTACAGTGGCTAAGATCATTCGAAGGTGAGTATCAATCCGGTTTCTGGAGAATGATTTTAGAACCCTGATACATAATAGTATGCAAAAACGTGCTGGCATACTTTTTATTAGTAAAAAAACATCTAGAGTGATGTTAATCCTAGATGATTCAAAATGGACTGTGCCAACATTTTCAAGATCTACAACTGTTGTAGATGATTCAAAAGATCTTATCGCATTGTATAAAAGCAGCGCCTATAGATTGATCCCTATTGAGTTGTATCTTAGCCAAGATCAAGGTTTTGAATTTTCAACTTATATCTGTCTAGTAGAAGAAGAATTTATATCAGAAGCAGACCAGACATTTTGTTGGGCTAACATGTCCTTATTACCAAAAAATCTTCATTCCGGTTTAAAGTCTACATTAGCTAGCAAGATTACACAAACAAAGATAGATACTATTTTGTTGATGGAGAAATCAGCATGACTATGTCTATAAGAAATAGTATACACTATGTCAATGACTGCGCAAAATACGATAATTTTTTAGAGTCACTGACTGAAGAAAAAACAAAAAATAGTTTTCTAAAACTATACAAAAGATTTTTAGATTGTGCTAGAGACTTAGATCAATCTGCCGGAAACCTAGCATTCGAACCGATGGGTTTTGAAAACCACAATCTTTATAAATTCAAATTAATAGAATCAAAGAAAGATCTTGAATTTTTTATTCAAGACTATCAACGTACTGTTCGACAGTAGTAAACTGATATTCACCTATAACAGATTTCAATAATGTTGTATCCGCACAGGTATACGATTGATATTGATTTTTTAGATTTTCAGGGAAAGGAATGATCTTGATTTCTGCGTTAGTTTTGTTCGCAATTATTTCTGCCACCTCTGCGAATGATCTTGGTTGTCCTGTACCGATATTATAAATTCCTTTTACTTTCTTTTCTGCCATTCGGAATTTTATATCTATCAAATCATTTACACATACAAAATCTCTTTTGAAATTTTCGGAACCTTCAAAAATTTCTATCATTCCTGTTTTTTTAGCCTGTAGATAAAATTTAGTTATTGGGCTAGCCTGATGTTTTTTATGCTGTTCGGCAGGACCGTACACGTTAAAATATCTAAATGACTGAACATTAGATAAATCATCGTCTATCATTTCATCTATAACTGCTTTGCTGTAAGCATATGGACACATAGGATCCATTTCATCTGTTTCTTTAAAATTACTTTGATTTCCATAAACAGATGCCGATGAAGCCATTGATAATAAGAACTCGTGATGTTTGCTCTTTTCTAGCAGAAATCTAGAAGGACCGATGTTCATCTGAGAAAAAACATCCATTATCTGTATTGTAGTATCTGATGCAGCACCTTCGTGATAGACGATTTCGACCTGATCCCAGCGTTTAAAAAAACTATAAAATTTCGTGATCAAAATATGTTCTTGGAATTTACAATCTTTTAGATTATCGATCACATTATCTACAACGATGATATCGTCACGACCTTGGTCGTTTAACCGTCGAACTATATTAGATCCGATAAATCCGCCAGCACCAGTAACTACGATCATTTTTCTTCCTTGGGCATTATTTCAGCTTGACTGTCTCCGGGTATAATACGATAGTTGTCATCTGGACTGTCGGCTGTACTTACTTCAGTGATAGATGAATTGCCAACCATAGCTTCTAACTGATGAGGTTGTAATCTAGGATTATGCCATACATCTCCCTCGTTAAGTTCTTTTTCGTATAAAACTGCTGTCTTAGTATCTATCCAACGCACTTTAAATCTTCCCTGATTGACAAACCAAGTTTCGTCTTTGTCTTTGTGGAAATGCATCGAAAACTTAGAACCAGCGTTATTGAATACTAATATCTTTCCGCAATATTCATCATTTGAGGCCCAGATCAATTCCATGCCCCAACCTTTATCTACTTTTCCTGTGATCCTATCCATTTATATTTCCTATTATTTTAGTAGTACTGTATCCTTCTTCGAGAGGTATTATCACTACTTCATCTACCAATTCTTTTCCTACTACCTGGTCTACAGTATAATCGCCTCCCTTGACTATTATATCAGGTTTTAATTTTTTTATCAAGTCATAAGGAGTATCTTCGTCAAAAACAATCACATCATCTACACAACTAAATTGTTTTAATGTATGTGCTCTTGTTTTTTCGTCGTTGATTGGACGGTTATCGCCTTTTAATTTTTTAACACTGGTATCTGAATTGATACCAACTATTAATCGATCACCTAATCTACGTGCTTGTTCTAACAATTTTATATGCCCAGCATGTAGTATATCGAAGACACCATTAGCAAATACTGTTTTATTTTTTAATTCTTTTTCAGTTACTCTATAAACACCATGATGTGAAATGGCTACGCTAGCAGCTTTTTGCGCTAATTCTATACTGTCTATTAAAGACTTTCCTTTATTAAGTCCATAGACTAATCCTGCTAGGGCAGAATCACCAGCGCCAGTGATATCATAAACATCGCACTCAAGAGCAGGAAAATGTTGTATTTCTCGTTGTGATATCAGTGCCATACCTTGATGACCTAATGTCACTAACATATATTCTATATTATATTTTCTAAGAGCTTTACTACCTAGATCATACATATGATCTGGATCTTCTGCTGGTCCTACAAAATCAAAAAACTCTTTTAGATTAGGTTTTATCAACCAAGCATTTTTGTAATGATCAAAATCTTTCTTAGGATCTATGAGTGTGCGTATACCTCGATCTTTTAAAATTTTAAGTTCTTGAGAAAGATCTCCTATAACACCTTTATCATAATCGCTGACTACAACTATATCAAATTCTATTTCTTCTCTTTCAAAAACTTCTAATATAGAAATTGGATAATAGATACCGTCTACGTCTAATCTAGCTATCTGCTGTCCATTAGCAATTATCCTAGTTTTTACAGTAGTGTTAGCATCATCTTGAAATCCTATAGCGGATCTGATATTTGGATGCTGTGTGATCATATTGTCTAATATATAAGCTTCTTCATCACGACCTAGCTGTCCACGGATTGTAGTTATTATTCCCATGTCGGCTAGATTGAGTGCTAAATTAGCAGCACCTCCCGGATAGATTTTTCTCGACATACCTGTTATTACAGGCACAGGAGCTTCGGGGCTGAGTCTGCGGCTTTTGCCTTTTTGGAAAACGTCTAAGATTAGATCACCGATTACTAGTATCATGCTAGTAATTATCGATGACCAGTTCAGTGATACAATGATTTAGGCTTGTGCTTCAGACCAACGAAGAATCAAGTTAGCAGTAACGGCCGTTCCTGATGTTTTATAAACGTTGATAGCCAAAACGTCTGGACCGTTTGGATATGTACCTCGACCACCTAGAGCAGTCACAGTCAATTCTTTTAAGCTGCTTAGATCCAAACTATCCGATGTACCCGGAGAAGCAATGAATGAAAATACTTTTTCTCCTGGCTGAGCAAAAGCTGGATTACCAAAGCTCAATGTAATTGTTGCGGCAGCATTGATTGCCGTATTTGAACTCTGAGTAAATGTTACAGAATAATAAGTAACACTGTTAAATGTTTGTAATGTGCTCACCGATGATACCGCCGTACCTGCTGGGAATTTAGTTTCAGTAGCAGCTACAGAAGTACCGATCGTAGCACCAGTAGCTTCCCAGCTCGCAGAAGTAACATAAACGACTGATGTGTTACCGCTAGGAGATGACACAGCCAATGTCACTGTCTGTCCGCTGTTGACCGCAGAAGTTGACACAAAGTTAGTGCCAATAGTATAATATGATGTACCTGTAAACACCACAGTGGCGGCACCGGCCACTGAAGTGAGTGTACCGGTACTAAATGTTACTGGAAAGAATCCAGACCCAGCAAACGTATCTAAACTACCTATTGTGCTTATGGTAGTACCGTTGGTAAAATAAATGCTGTTTGTGGTCTGTCCTGTGGTAGTATCTATAGGTCTTGCTGCCCAAGAACTTTGTGTAAAATACAGAGTCTGTGTACCAGCATTCACTGTGCCACCAAATTGGAATTGTACAGTCGATCCTTGATTTTTCTGCTGCTGAGACAGTTGGCTAAAGGTTACTTGATAATAGTTGATTCCTGAAAAATTAAAAGGTCCCTGTATCTGTGTTATAGTTGTACCAGATGGGAATGAATTATCTAATGTGTATACACTATATCCGACCTTTGCGTTTAGATTTTGCCAACTAGTCTGTGTAAAATATTGTACATTTTGATTATTACTTTGGGAGAAAGCTATAGTAGCCGATCCCACGACTAGAGGTAAAGTGGTAGCCTGGGGTGCCGGGCTAGCAGTAACGCTAGAAACCTTGGTACCGGTTGTGGTAAATTTACCATCGCTGATATTGATGCCATTGAATGCTCCAGCAGTATCCCATGATGTTTTAGTTACATAGAAGAAACTGGTACCGCTAGATCTATTGAATGCTGTGCCAGTAGGCACAGTAACGGTAGTAGTAATCGGATTAATCACTGTTATCGTAGCAGTAGTTGTAGTAGCACCACCGTTCCAGTTTACAGAACCACCAGGAGCGATCTGTGCGAAGCTTGGCTGACCACCTTGTGACAGACCACTCAATCCACCCCAAGTGATATCGCCGGGGTTAGTTGGATAGTTTTGCGGATTTAATATACCTTCGATAACTACACCGCCCGAAGCGTTAGCTTCTGTCGTGATAGAAATTTCTTGTAGCAATAACTGAGCTCTATTAATCAACTCTCTATCACCAAGATCTCCTACTACCGCGTTACTAACGCTAGGAGCCAATCTAATCAAGAACGCAGTGACTTTAGTAGTGGAAATACTAGTTCCTGAACTGGTATAGCTGAACAAATATCCTCTATCCTCATCGAATCTTCCATCAGTGATCATCGCAGAACCCCAGTGGCTAATCTGAGGAGTTACGGTGTTACTGACTAGTACTACTCCGGTTCTTGTGCTGTGTGTAGTAGAAGGTCCTGCTGTATAACTTCTTGCTGCTCCTGCTGTAAAATTATTCAGTTGAGCTTGTCTGGTAACACCAGTCAGTGTGTTATTGGTTTTACCGCTGTAGTACATCAATTCATTATCGATATAGACAGTTCCGAATGTAGGAAATGTCGTAGCATCATCTAAGACTATGGTATTTTGTGTAGCAGTCATATCTGCTGCTAACGCGGCATTTTTTGTATAATTCTGTACTTCGTAACGAACAGGCATGTTACCAGTTCGCATGTATGCTTCGTAGTTAACATTGGAATTTCTCATTCTATGGCAGAATATGAAATTACCGTTCGATCCTCTTAACATCCAATCGATAAAACCAGCACCATACCATGACCATTGTAATCCGATCATCTGCATCTTTGTGATGTCTAGTTTATATCCGCTAGGACCTCTACCATCTAGCCTATCGATATTCCATTGATATTGTGGAACACGTTTTTCTGTAACCGCACAGATCTTAGCTCCGCTTACGTTGTTAACTCCTCGATAATCAGGAGTTACATACATAGTAGTTTGATCAACGACTGAAGTCACTACATGGGTCATACCACGTATTACCAGAGTATCGCCGGCTTTTAATTGATCTCTAAATCTAGTGTTAGTTCCTGTGATTAAATTACTATTGGGTATTGCTGCTACAGTACCTGCTAGCTGTTTGGTAGCTGATCTTTGTACTGCCCATAGATTTGCTCCGTCGTATTCCCAAAAAATTCCATTTTGGTCGTCAAATGTGCCTGCTCGAACAGCAGCACCTTGCCAGTTCAAGACAGAAACGACTGCGTCATTACCTAACTGTGCTGTTTGAGAACCTAATCTATATAATGACACTACTTGGAAAGTTCTTTCGTTGACAATATTATAAACGTCATAATCCCCATCATAACCAGGTGTAGTTATTCCTGATATTCTGATCCTACCATTTATCTGTAGACCATGATCAGTGTCGTCTGTGGTAAATGTTAGTATAGTTCCTACTTCTACATTAGGTGATGCTGTAGCACTTTGTAATGTATAACTGGGCGCGAATAACGCACCTGTAGTATACATGATACCTTTACCTGATTGATAACGAATATATTTCTTGCTTTGACGTATAGCCTGTGCGCCATGTTGTGGTCCGCTGGTGCCTAGCTGTACACCACCGTCGAACGGTCTGTGTACAAAGAAGCTGTCGGGTCTAGCATAAACTCTACCAAGTATCGTGCCTGTAATAGTTCCCGCTGCTCTAGCAAAAAATTGTATCGATGTCGCTGTTGGTACCTGTGTAATAAAATAACTACCGCCGGCAAGATTGTGATTGTTCACTCCGTTATCTGAAGTGACCGCTACAATGATCGAGCTACCTGGTACGAATCCGTGGTAATTAGCAAAGTCAACACGTATAGTAGCCAGTGCTGCATAATTGATAGATGTGCTAGCTGGCACTGCTTGCGATGTAACGTCACTGAATGTAATGGTAGAATAAAGAGCAAAAGTGGTGCCACCTGCTGCTGCTTGTCCCGTATCATACGACACTGTAGATATAACTCCGACACCGTTGACAGAACCGACAGTTATAACTAGATCGTTAGCAGGACTTGCTCCTCCTAGAGCTGTTCCTAATATTAATATTCTATTTCCAGTAGCATAGCCTATACCATTAGTTGCTAGCGTGACCGAAGAGTAAAGCGACGTCTGTCGTGTGATGTTGAAACTTGCTAGTGATCCTTGTGATTCTACGTTAGTTCCAGAAACAGCCGAATAAGTCGTGATCGAGTTAGCTGTGCCTGAGACACTGATAGTGGCTACCGCTCCAGTCCCGCCGGCTGTACCTGAGAACGTAAATGACGCCACATTACCTGTGACACCAATTCCTGACACTGATATGGTAAGATCGTTAGTCGTGGTAGTACCACCTAGATCTGTTCCTAATATAGTGATAGTATCGCCTAGAGAATAGTTAGTTCCAGGATTAACCAAGGTGACCAATGTATAGACTGCGTTTACTCTAGTAACATTGAAAGTAGCTCCATTACCACCTGCTGGTGAAACTGTACCACTGACACCCGTGTATGACGCAGAAACATCTACTACTGTTATAGTAACATCATTGGCAGTCGTAGCACCAAAGGTAAATGCTGTTCCTAAGATTGTAAAAGTTTCATTGATACTATAGCCACTGCCACCATTGGTGATGTTAACGGTGTAAGCTGATACTCCGCGTGTCACTGAAAATACAGCATTAGTTCCGGTGCTAGCAGTCGTATAGACAGTGTTATCTGCCGAAATAGTTTGGTTATCAATAGGATTAGCAACTCCTCCGGTTATGTTTACTGTTAGTATACCGCTGCCAGATAATCCAGAAACAGTGACATAGAAATCGTGGACTGGTGTGACTCCACCTACATTGCTGCCGAGGATTTTTATAGTATCTCCAACAGCATAACCAGTACCGGCTGCGTTGACAGCTACAGTATAATCAACTGTAGAATTCCTAGTCACATTGAAAGTAGCACCATTACCTGTTCCAACAATATTAGTGCCTGATACAGTAGAATAAGTCACTGTATTTCCTATTAAAGGTGCCTGGAAAGGTGCGCTGAATGTCAAAGTATTATTGTTGATTGCTGTGACAAATATAGCTGTGCCTACACCATTGTTTACTGCTTCACCGATGAGAATGTTTGCTGTACTAGCAACATCTATTTCCGAAACTCCTGCTAGATAATCTGAAGTTAATATAGGAGTAACAATAACTCCACCTGAACCCACGATACTGGTTATCTGTGATCCTGTAGGAATACCAGTTCCGGAGATTGGAGCACCAATAGATGGAGCACCTGCGGTAGTGAACGCAAACCTGTTACTGCCAGAATTGGTCGCAAATACTGTAGTAACAGTACCTGTAGATCCGTTGCTGAGCACAGTAAAAGATGGCGTACCTATTTCAGCTCCGGTAAAAAACCCACCCTGTCTTACACTAGTATAGGTTGTTAATAACGATGTGCTGGCAACAGTACCTACTTTTGCTTTGGCATAATATGAAAAACTTTTTGTCGTTGGTACAGCCGTGATGATATAACTACCTTCTGCTCTAGCAAAACCAAACACAGAAGGATCTAGACCTCTCACTGTTATAGGTTGTCCTGTGCTAAATCCGTGATTGCTAGCAGTGGTAACAGTGATAAGACTGCCACCTACACCACTGGTGCCTGTTGAAGCATCAGTTATAATAGAAATTAGATTCTGATCTGTTCCAGGAATTTCGTATATGCTAGGGTATCCTCTAGCCATAGCTATAGCTTGCCACTTGGTAGGCTGAAGTCCGTATTCAAAGTCAGCGTCAAGCATGGACTGTGGTGTAGCCACACGCATACGCTCGATAGCATCAGTTCCAAAATCGTATGGCCTTACAGTAAGCTCTGGCACTTCTACAAATATCTGTAGACTGTCTGTGCTGCTCATAGATGAAGTATCTGATATAAATTCTATGAATGTTACTGTATCTGTTATCTGCCTAAACTGAGGGAAATCACTATCTGTGATAGGATTATCGGGGAAGTTGCCGCCACTGTTAACCATAGGATCAGAAAATTCTGAACTGTTAGTAACTATAACACCGCCGTTGGCAGGATTAGTAAAGTTATAGATAATGGTGTTAGTGGTTGTATTAGTAATTAATAGGAAATCACTTAAGGTGTAATTACCTTGTATTTTTAACTGTCCATTAGTAGCTGGAATTATAGACGGTAAAGAAGACAACCCATTAGCAATAACCGAAACTAGTGTAGAACCTAGATAAGTGACTTGTGCGCCAGCCGCACTTTCGTATGTCAACGACGGTACGATAACCTGCGGTACTATACCTTGATAAGGCGTAGGTGTCTGAAGATTTTTAATAATATAATTGGCTATCAATTGATAGACATAGGTGTGTGCTTGTATTTCCGGTTGTCTACTTCCGTTAACTTGCGCAACTGTACCGTTCCAGTAAAATCCTACAACATAGACAGTCTGTTCATTGCCGCCGTAACGTATATCATGTAGATAGGCATTTAATACAAAATTTAAATCTCTGATACACAACTGAGAATCATAGGTATAGTTGGCAAATGTAGCTGTCTTTAACTGTGTAGCCGGCAAGCTGCCCAATCCGCTAGTAATAACATCGATAGTGTTCTGTGTTAGAACATTCATCTTAGTTACCGCTGATGATTCAGCATTTGAGCCTGATGTGTTTTGGGTCAGACCTGTTCCTGATTGATAGACTGTGGGAGGTGCTGTTCTTGTAAACACATAATTAGCTATCAGAGATTTTAGATAGGTATATCCTGCTATTTCTAAAAATCTTGTGCCGGCAATCTGCGGAACAGAACCTACCCAATAATATGAAATAGCCGTTATAGTATTTTCATTTCCGCCATATCGTAAATCGTTTATATATGCGGTAATAACTTTAGATACGTCGCTGGTACATTTAGCAGCATCATAAGTTCGACCAGTAAACCCTGGAGTACCTTGACTAACATTATATGCGATATAGGCTGTTATTTCATTGGCTAACCAAAGTCTATTATTAGTCAATAGTGCTACAGCATTAGGCAGCAAATTGACCGCAGTGTCTTGAGCTATTTTGTAGTCTAAGTATGCTGTTACTTCTGCCTGTATAAAATTTAAGTTGTTATTTAGAGAAGCATAAGCATTGGGATATAGATAGCTGTTATAGCCTATACCCGGTCTAAACACATAGTTGTCTATTTTTTTCTTTGCCATCTTTTACTTATGCTCCAAAAGCTACTGCGTATGTAATCGCGCTAGAATCCACATAGTCTTTTCTAACTGCGTGAGTGGCTGCGGTTGGACTATTGGCTAACAAGATATAGCCTGTGGCAATTATATTACCCGAAATTGTAGCATTATTAGCTACTATATCTGCGCCACTGACATTGAGATTACCTGGACTAGAGCCATTATTGACTATACTGAGATTATATGTTGATACTGTTCCAGGTGTTATAGTACCGATATTCATATTGTCGATAGTGCCAGTAGTACCACTTTTGATCACTACTCTTCCTGCGTTAACTGACAGTCTAGAAACACTGCCATTACGTATGTTTACATTGCCATTGACATCGAGATTTTGTAAAGATCCCAGGACTTCGATAGAAGTAATTTTGACGTTGGATGTCAATGCTCCTGTGCTATCGATGATACTTACACCTTTTATACCTAAACTGGTACCGGTGATGTTTCCGTTTGAATCTACAGAAAATCCAGGACTTTTAAATCCATAATCTGAGCTTAATCTTTTGCTGTTTGTAGTCATTTTTTACCCGCTAGCCCTATATTTATTTGATCAAATTCTACCGACTACGACTTCTATCGTACCGTCAACCCCATCAAAATCTTCTAATGCTTTTCCGATAACTGAGCCTATTTCGGGATTAGAAGATGCCTTGGCTTTTCCGCCCCCGGCACTGACCATCATGTCACCTTTTTTAACCTTACCTGTTACTTTACACGGAACTCTTCCTGCTAGTGCTACAGGTTTTACATACTCGCCTTTCAATTCTCCATTCATGAGGTGTGCCGGTCTAGTTGATATGATTCCTGCTATCTTTTTTGATACTACGCCAGCTTGGGTAATTTCTAATTGTCCACCAAATTCTACAACGGTACCCGGAGCATAGTCTCGATCAGCTAGATAATTTTCTGCTAAGTCTGCCCATCGAGAACTAGTAGACGATACACTTAATACGCCGGTATCGATATTGAGCTTATAGTTTGTGTTAGCATAAAGAGCCTTGCCAGACAAAGGATCGATACCGGCAGCTAGCACCATCGGATATTCACCTGTCGTGATTTCATTGATTATGGCCTGTGTTGCTGTTCCGCCACTGCCACCACTTCCGCCCGATGACACAAAAGTTATCGTTTTGTTCGTAGGGTTAGTGGTAATAGTCATACCACTACCGGCTATGAACTGTACTGAGTCTGTCGATCTAGTAGCCAACACATTGTTCTGTCCAGAAACCGCTATGATGCCAAAACCTGACGCAGAAACTGTAGTTCCACCACTGCTGCTGCCGGATCCTGTGTTGGTTATAGTTAATACTTTATTAATAGAATCGGTGGTTAAAGAAATACCAGTTCCTGCTGCTATAGTAAAACTGTCACCTACTAAAGAAGTTGTTATACTGTTTTGTCCTGCTACCGAAACCGTAGAAAAAGATTTTAACGTAGATCCGCCGATAGTGCTACCTGTTGGTAAATCGACAGCATTGTTAGAAGCACCAATGATAGCGCCATTGATGTTTAAATTTCCGCTGATGAAAAGATCTCTCCAGCGTTTTCCTGTTTTGCCTAGGTCTTTAACTCCGGTATCTAAAGGTACTACATCTGTAGTGATGCTGGTTAGATCTATAGCCGAACTGCCGGTACCAGGAGTTCCGCTGCCTGAATTTGGACTAGTATCTGGGACTAAAAATGTCGGGGTAGCAGGTATAGATAGTGCGGTCAACGTACCAGCATATGTGGCTGTAAATATTGCTCGCATACCTTTGTATGCTGCTACTTTTGGATTCAATATCAAAGATAGATGGTTATTATTAACCACCGCAGATATATCAACTAATTCATCGTCGATAGCCACACGCCCGTAAACTGTATAGTTGGCATACCCTGGGCGGGCAACTACTAAAACTGATAATGTTTCTTTTTTGTTAGAGTTGAATTCGATAGAAATATGATAATTGGCGCTGGCAAAATCACCAACATACCAACGATCTAGTTCTGTATTTTCATAGACCTGTACCCAGGGCCCTTTATAGTTAAAGTTCACCCCGTTTTTTAACCCTAATGTGTTCTTTACGTCTATGTTAAAAAACTTGTTGAAATCAGTCATGGTCACTCTCTTGTATTATGTATTTAACTGATTTCGGACATAATAAAAAAGCCCCTTGCGGGGCTTTTTTCAGTTGGCTATTTTGATCAGTTTGCCGTATTCTGGCAGGTACAGATACTCTATATCGCTGCGTATCAAGGTATCTATAGCATCATCTAGTGTTTCTACTAGCGGATCACCGCCCAAATTAAAGCTGGTATTAAACAGGATAGGAATTCCTGTAGCTGTATAAAAAGCCTTGATCAAATCATAATAATGAGGATTTTGCTCACGTTTTACAGTCTGTATTCTACAGGTACCGTCTACGTGTATGATGCTGGGTATCTTTTCTGCGATTCCGGGCTTACAGTTTACAGCATACATCATGTGAGGACTTTCATCCATGCCGCGCAGATCAAACCAATCATGTACAACATCATGTATAATGCTGCCCGCAAAAGGACGGAAATATTCTCGACGTTTGACAGTGTTTACAAAATCCTTTCCATCTGGAAATGTAGGATCAAATAAAACACTTCTATTGCCTAGGGCCCTCGGACCGTTTTCTGATCTACCTTGGAAGATCGTCACGATATTCTTAGAACGTAGCAGTTCTACTACTTGTTCATTGGTAGCGTCTGTCAACTCGCCACCTGCGTACTTGACCTTTTCCGCAATTTCTTCCTGTGTATATTCGTACTTAGGTCCGAGGTAAAGGGTATCTAGTTTCTGTATGTCTGTGTTGTCAGTCATGGCATGCCAAAACATCAGTCCTGCTCCCATAGCTGTTCCGGCATCGTTAGAGATAGGTTCTACATAAATTTCGATACCCCCGTCTTTCAATGCTTCTAGATAATGATAATTGGCCACACAGTTAAGACCATAGCCACCGCTGATCACTACTTTCTTCTTGCCGCTAATTTCTACAGCTTTTCGTATCAATCTCACTACTTGGTCTTGAGTCTGTGTTTGACAAGCATAAGCCAAATCTCTACGACTTTGTAATTTAGTAGGATCTACTCCTTCTGGAATTTCTTCGTCCAAATAATCAAATAGTTGTGCGTTGACTCTAGCAGACGAAGGATATGCTGGAACTATAACATTTCTGTTTGATAAGGGTACCTTAGATGTAAAATCAAACAATGGAGGAATCTTATCGTTTTTCTGTCCGTATGGGAACAATCCCATAGTCTTGCCTGCTTCGATAGCACTGAACCCACAATATTCTGTGACTGCTTCGTAAGTCTTAACGATACCTGCTCTGTCTGATAATACGGCAGCATGAAAATCATTTACTTCACCGTACTGATCAGACGGAATGCTAGTTTCGATAGCACCAGCAATAGGCTCTCTAGTACCATAATGCTTGTACAAAGTTTTGAACTTTGATGGATATGAACAGTCTACGATACTTTCTACTTCCCATACCCATATAGGTTGGTTAGCATAAGACATCTGGATGAAAGTACCGGCACCATCTACAATCAATGCTACAGCATCATCAAATCCCGAACGATAAAACGCACAAGCAGCGTGTAGCTTATGATGCATAAAACTAAGGTCAATTACTTGAGGATGATTATGTAAATCAGCTTTTCGATCAATAAGATTCATCTTACGAGCTAATCCTGTGTATACATCATCACCAGAATAGTCAACACGACCCGCAGTTTCATTTAATTTTTGTGTGTGTGCTACTACTAGATAATCGATTTTGTCTGTGTATTCTTTGATTTTCATCATCGAAGCATACGGACCGCCGTCGTATTTCTGTCTGGTAAATCTTTCTTCTTCAGCAGAAAAAACGATCTCTCCGTCTTTGAATAGACAGATACCTGAATTATGACCTCTAGCTATGGCTGCGATCCAGCCAGTGTTTAACATTGGATTCTTGCTTTCACTCATTTTTGTTTCTTCCCTAAAACAGCATTCACTACATAATCAACAATTTCCGGAGTCATGGACATAACTCCTTCTAGTTTTCTATCAATACGTTCGTCTAGTGTAATCCTGATAGGACTATATTCTCTTATTTCTTCAGCCATATCTAGAAGATTCATGTACTTACAATTAGGGTAAGACACGTTAACTGGATATGTAGATCCGAATACTACAGTAGATTGTTTGCCTACGATATAGGCTAGGTGTTGACCCACACTGTCACAGCCCAAGAAATGATCTGCGTATTTGATGATAGCTGCCCACTGTCTTATGGTAGTGTTTTCTGGTGCTGCTACATCATCTTTTAGTTTTTCGCTGGTAAGATCGAGCCGCATTTCTCCCATCATTACGACACCGTAATTGGCTTCTTGAAGTTTTCGTATGATTGATTTTACATCTTTAAATTCAAAGCTTCTGTTAGTACGATCTACAAAAGAACCATCGACATAGTCTATGCCTCGGCCAAATGGTTGGAAAACTATGATTTTTTCTTTCTTGATTTTTTTCTTGACGTCGGCGATTAGCTGTCTACCTACTAACAATTCGTCTTTGCTCAATCTTAGATTAGGTTTAGGTAATTCTCTAATGCCTTTTCTATTGATTTCGATATCAAATGCCTGTGCTAGATCGCATTTTTGATTGTAATATTCCCAAACTCTATAAGGCTCGGGTGTTACACAATCGCGATCTTTGATTTTTTCTACAAAAAGATTCTTGTGCCAATTGTCATATGTTCTGCTGTCTAGTGTAGGATGTCCTTTGAACACTTCCGTACCACCTTCGCACACTATGATGAAATCTTTATCCCCTGATTCTTCTTCGTATTTTTCTAATGCCGGGATAGAGCATAGAACTCTGCCAGCGCCGCCATTTAAGAAAAAGGCTTTTGATCGCTGTGTTGGTTGTTGCTGTTCCATTTAGTCTCCAAGAATATAGGTCGAGTGCTACTATATATTAGCTATACGGTAACAGTCGACCTAGATCTGGTCCAGACTAAATTAAGCCATGTTTGGATATGGTGGAAATGGAACTTTCCAATGATCTACATCAGCATACTTTTCTTCAAAAGTATCAACCCAATCTAGATATTCATTGATAACTGCTAATTGAGCTGGAAAATAATCATTAGCTTCTAACATTTTACGTATTTCAGCAGCCCCATCTTTAGTAGTTTTTACTACTTGATCCCAGTCAGTAGCATGTTCTCTTCTTGCGGGTTCTTTGAAAGTTTTATTTGAAGGATTGTAATAAAGAACCTGATTCCAATAAATCTGTCCTATAATACCTCTGTAATCATCATAGTGATATGTATAAGTTTCGAACTCACCTGCTGCGTTTTTTGTAGGTAACGTTTCGGTATAATTCTCTATCTCACCGTGTTCGTACTGTCCTGTAAGATATGCTGCTTCAAATGTATTCACAGAAGCATCTAGCAAAACATGATAATGATCATCTTCTACGTGATTATCTAATTCTGCTTCTTCGATCGTGTCAGCACGTCTACCTACATATTTTACTAAATCAGTAGTATTATCGATACAAAGTACCATATATCGTGGGCCCACATACATACAGTCTACTTTTTGATTTTTAGTAGTGGCTGTTTTGTATGGTTCGTCGGGCAATGTAATTTGAAATAACTTTCTCATTTTTATCCTCTAAACTATTTATCAAAAGAATCTAATACGCACTGCGCCCATTCCACCACGCATAGCGTGATCGCGGACGTCTGGGCACGGAGCTGGTCCGACACCGCCCACACCAGGTGGGTTATAGTTCATACAGCCCTGCATATTATAACATCCACACTTACGATCTGAACGCCAGCAGTAGCTTTGCGGAATACCTTGTCTCGGCGATCTACTCAATGCTCCTAATGCGTTCATCTGTTGGTTAACACCTTGGCCTGACCAGTTAGAATGCCTATTATCATTTTCTGTTGTGAAATTAGCCATACTACCGCAACCGCATGAGAAGAAATTAGCCGGTACAGCAATATGATATTGGAACAAACAAATACAGCTAGGTAGACAACCATAATAGGTAATACAGCTGAATCGACCGCAGCAGTTAATGTCTCCACCAAACCCGCAGGCAATCCACATACCATTACAGTAATTACAGACCACACCGCAACCTGTACCTAGATAAGTGGTACACCATCCGCTAGCCCCCATACAACAATACATAGAAGTACCTGTAGAACACCAGCTAAGGCCACCGTTACCACCTTGGGCACATAAGCAGCCACTGGTAGCTCCTATCGCACCAGTACCATTCACCCAGTTTAATCCCGAAGGATCTGAGCAACCTCTATAGCATAATGAGTCTGAGTTACCACAGGAAAATCCGGTACAACCGCAAACATATGTGCTAGAGTTAACCGAAATAGTTTTTCTTACATAAGCACCTGCATTTCCTGGAGTTCCGCCGCCGCAGCAGCACATCTTAGCACCGCTACCACCAGCTCCCCACATTTCGATAACTGCTGTACCTGTTCCTGGAGCTTTCCAACAGAAACCAGAACCACCGTTATAACAGAAGTTGGTATACATGGTGCCAGGACTGAACACAAAGATCTGGCCTAATTCAAGGTTATCTTCATTCCTATCTGGAGTTTTTAATCTTACTAAGCTATTAAGCGATTGTGCCATTCTTATTTCACCTTATTCTGTTGCGGCTATGAATTTGATTCTTACAGCACCATGACCGCCACGGAATGCCATATCGCGAACATCTGGGCAAGGCAAAGGACCAGGTCCTGGGAATCCTGCTGGTACAAAAGGAATACATCCTTGACCTTCGTAACATCCGCATGTACGACCGCCAGTCCAGCAAGATTGCTCTGGAGGTGTACCGTGATGTGGTTGACGACCCATGACTGACATACCGTGTATGTATCCTGTCAATGTACCGCCCGACCAGTTAGCTGCTCCGCTATCACCTTCAGAGGTGTAAGTGATCACTCCACCGCATGTTGAATAATAGTATGGAGGTGTAGCTATGTGATAGATTGTTGAACATGGACAACTTGGTTGACAACCTGCGAAAAGTACACAACTAAAACCGCCAAAACAGTTAATGTCGCCACCGAATGCTTGTGCGCAGCAGCTGGCTGTGCCTGAACCATAGTTACAGACAACACCACAGTTAGCGTTGATTAGTGTAGTACAGAAGTTACCAGCTGTAAAACAGCAATAGAGAGAAGTTCCTGTAGAACAGTAGCTAGTGCCTCCGCGGCCACCTTGGGCGCATACACAACCGTTTGTACCGCTAGCTTGCCAGCAGATACCTGAATATTCCGAACAACCTCTAAAGCAAAGATCTGGTGAGCCGCAGCTCATACCAGTAAATCCGCAGATCCAGCAGCCAGACTGTATACATAGACATTTTCTAGCAAATGCTCCTGGATTGCCCGGAAGACCGCCACCGCAGCAGCACATACGAGCACCGCTACCACCAGCTCCCCAAATGTCTACGATAGCCTGTCCGGTAGCAGGTGCTACCCAGCAAAAACCACCGTTACTAAAATTCGTTCTTTCAGCAGAACCGCTGAACAGATAGATCGAACCTCGTTCTAAGTTTTCTTCATTATCTGCGATGAAGTTTAGTCTAGTTTGTGTCCATGTTCTAATCGAAGTTGGCATCTTATGTTCCCGGTATAAATTTAATTCTTACCATGCCACTGCCGCCTTTTCTAGCATGATCTCTCACATCTGGACATGGAAGCGGTCCCATTCCAGGATGTCCTGGTGGAACAAATCCTGTACAGCCTTCGTTTTCGTAACAGCCGCAACCACCGCCAAACCCCCAGCAGTATGCCCATGGCATACCCTGTTGTGGCCAACGACTGGCAGCATTCAGTGCCATGATATGATTATGTTGTCCTACACCGACCCAGTTAGCGTAGTCTTGGTTATTTTCTGTCGTGTAGCTGACATAGCCTCCGCATTTTGAAAATTGTCCTGCGGGGATAGCCATGCTCCAATTGATGTTACATACGCAGCTGGGCAAGCAGCCTAGATAGACCACGCAGGAAATCCTACTACAGAGGTTAACGTCTCCACCGTAGGCACATGCTTGATATGATCCTGAGCAATTATTACAGACGATTCCGCAACCATTGCCTAAGTTTGTAGTTGGCCAACTATTGGCCGCATAGCAGCAGTACATAGAAGTACCTGTAGAACAGTAACTGATACCGCCCTGTCCACCTTGTGCGCACATACAGCCACTAAGTCCTTGGTTACCAAACCAACATAGACAGGTAGCTTCTGAACAGCCTCTATAACATAAAGAGTCTGCGTTACCGCAGGCCATGCCTACATAGAAATAGATATAACAGCCTGCGCCCATTCTGATAGTCTTTTTGGCATAGGCACCTGAATTTCCTGGCATGCCGCCACCACAGCAGCACATACGAGAACCGCTTCCGCCAGCTCCCCAGATTTCTATGACTGCTGTACCACAGCTAGGTGCGACGAAACATCCGCAGCAGGGGAAACTTTGGAAGTCGTTACCTGGGGTGTAAACATGTATAGTCCCTCTTTCTAGATTAGTTTCCTGATTCCAGAAAGCCTGACTTTTAAAACCGTTAGTTGCTTTAAGCGAGGTTGGCATACCCGTCTTTATCCTTCATTAAGCGTTGGCTACGATCCAACCATATGTTGATCCTGTATAGATCAACGTGATCACAGCATAGTTAACGTCAATCACGAAATCGTCTGCGATATTGTTGATCTTAGAGCTGTTTCTAGCGATAGTGATGTTGTTAATAGCTGCGTTTCCTGCTACGTCAATGATCTGAATAGTATCATTCAAAAATAATGTGCTGTTAGCAGGCAGTGTTATAGTAAAACCGCTACTAGCAGTATTAGCTAAAATTCTGTCGTTGACTACTGCAGAGTAGGCTCCTGAGATCTCTCTGACCGTATTGCCTGCTGTTCCTGTAGTTGTAAGATATCTTCCCATTGTTTATTCCCCTGATGCTATATTTATTATACAGTTGATGTTTCGATTCCAAATGCTACCGAGCTAACGCCCGCAGCATTTGAGTAAACTAGAAGCACTTTACCGGCATCCATCACGATACCGGTCCTTTCTAGCACACCTTTTCCTAATACTTCTGTATCAAATTCGATGATTTCGCCGTTAGCAGGGCTAACTGAACTTGTAGAAACTGCTACTCTTACGTTCACAGCTTGATTGCTTCTGTTACACATTGACAAGCTGACCACCGAAAATGTAGTGGCTGGGACCGTATATAGAGCAAACCAAGCTCCTGCGGTATGATCGTATGTGCCCAAAACTCCTGTTGCCATTTATTTTTCTCCGTTATGTTAAGAACAAATTCAAGGCCACTGGATAACCATCCACACCCTTGATGAAATTCAATTTTGTAGTTACTTTGATTTCGAGGTTTGTAGTGGTTGTAATGGTGTTTCCGCTTACAAAGATCGAACCAGCAGTAAGTGTATTTACGTTCAAAGTACTGGATCCAGAACCAATTTGTGAAGCTACATATGCCTTGATAGCTCGTTGAGTAGGCAATATAGCATCGCTATTAGCTGTGAAATATGGATCTGTACTGAATTCAGTGATAGTAGCGCCTGCGCTACCTCCCACGTTAACTGAGCCTAAGCTCAAGCTCTGTAGTCCTGCTAGATTGAATGCGTTAGCATTTAGGGTAGCAGTACCTGTAGCCTGTTGTACCGAGAACAAGTTACCAACGTTGAAGTTACCGTCTTGGTCAGTGCTGGTAAAGAACACGCGACCTCCGGCGGACTCTTTGGTCTGCTTGGCCGAATCAGAAGCGATCAGTGGTATTCCTGGATAATTTGTATTGGTAAAGTTACCAGTACCGATGCTCAAAAAATCATGTCCAGTTAGACGCACTTGGCTATATCTGATTCTTACAGTGATAGCATCGCCATCTGGTGGAGAATCTGTCACGGACATTAACGGACTGATCTGGAATGTAGCAGTATATGGACCAGTTCCTATCAAGTTTCTGGTAGTAACTAGTTTGAAATACTGTCCCGGTAATGAAGCGAATTCCACATTCGATCCAACTGTTGGCAGTGAGCTAATGTTCTTGATAGAGATATATTGACCTGGTTGGAATATATCTCCAACACCGTCGCCTGATATTGTTGTTGTAGCTGTAGTCCATAAAGTACCTCTATTGGTAAATGTAGGATTAGCCAATACACTAGATCCAGCTCTTACTTGTATAGGGGCAGCAAACACACGGTTCGGATCAGTTATAGTTATAGCACCGCCTGCGTTATAAAAAGCATTCACCAAACTAGATGCTGGTGTGGTCAGCGTTGCCGCTGTCGAAGATACTGTATTTTGTGAAACTCTGAAGCTGGTAGTAGTGATACTACCGCTGATCACATAGTATGCTTTATTAGTAGACAAGCCAACCGCAGCTAAATTGGTAAAGTTCACAGGTTGACCATTGACTAGATTATCAGTTTGATCAACTTTGATCACGCTAGCAGTAGTACCAGTGATAGTACCAGATGCTGTGCCTACAGTGAAAGCAGTTCCTTGTAAGCTAGAGCTAATAGTCATCGATGTGCCACTAGCCGTTAACACATAATATGTACTGCCGCCGACGATATTGCCTAATCCTGCGCTGAATACTATAGGTTGATCTGATAGTATACCAGCAGTAGTCAAGTTTGTTGAAGTGGTTATAGTAGTTCCTGATACGCTGGTTACTGTGATAGTTGTTGTAGGTCCTACGTTAGTTACAGATCCGAACGGATATCCCGAACCAGGTTCAACGATTCTAGTTTGAGAAATACTGTTGTTAGTTACTAAAACTCTGCCTGTAGCAGTAGCACCAGTTTTTGCTATGATACCTGTAGTAGTAGCACTCGACGGTAGAACTATCCAGCTTGGTACATTGTTTGGATCACCAAAGAATGGGAATGCTCTCGTATCGCTGGTAGCAAATGTCCTGTTAGTCCAATTGATACCATCTTGCGATGTCCATACAGTATTAGCACTACCGCTAGTTATCATCATAAACAGACCTTGAGCATATCTGATCTTGGTCATAGTTCCATTCGGTAGTGTTACTGCTGTCCAGTTTACACCATCTATGCTGATAGCACCTGCTCTATTAGTTGACGCTATGGCTACAAATCTTCCATTACCATATGCTATACCAGACCATGTCTGGCTGGAAGGTAATGTCGTAGCCACAAATGTAGTGCCGTTATTGAGACTGTATGATGCTGTTGTGTTAGCTGCTGATCCTGGCAATACCATAAATCTACCCAATCCGTAAGCAACTCCTACTAAATTAGTAAAAGCGCCAAGGTTTCCGGCTGTAACAGCCCAGCTCGTACCATTTGATGATGTTATAGGTGTATTAGATGTGCTGGACACTGCCATGAATACACCATTACCAAATGCGGAACTGGTCCATGATTGTGTAGTTGGCAGCGTAGAACTTGTCCACGTTTGTCCTCCATTGGTGCTGTATTGGAAATTAGCCGATCCACTACCTGGCAATATTTGTACATAATCCACGTTACTAATAGTACCAGTAGCTACTGTTCCCCAAGATTGGTTAGTGATAGTAGTAGATGTCCATGTACTGCCATCCCTTGAATATGCACCTGTTGCTCCACTGTTTGGTAAAGCAAAGAACTGTCCACCTCTACCTAAACCAGTAGAGCTGAACGCACTGATAACTCCTGTAGGACTTGTAACTTTTGTAACTGTTATCGTGATGTCATTCCTTGGAGTAGCACCGTCGACACTGGTTCCTAAAATAGTTAGAGTATTTCCCACAGCATAGCCCGTACCACCGTTGTTTAATGTTACAGTATAAACCAATCCTACTCTAGTAATGTTGAAGGTTGCGCTTGAACCAGCGCCACCGCTCGCTGACACTCCTGTATGAGTAGATCTTGTCTGACTAAACACACCATCTTTATATCCAACAGCTACGGTCGGTAGTGTGCCTGTAGCGTTTTGTTTAAATCCTGGAGCAGCAAATGTTACTCTCGGTTCGATCAAATATAATGTAGAAGGATCCGGTGATGTGATAGTGGTACCGTTGATAGCTCCTTCCCAACCTGCTTGATATAATGTGACGTTTTGTCCTGTTGTTGTAGCTGTTATCGTAGCAGCAGATCCGCTCGGTGCTGTTGAAACTTGGAAAGTAGTTCCGGGTGTAGCGATACTAGAACCAACCACATAATATAAAGAGTTAGCACTCAACCCACCAATAGCTGCGCTAAGATACAATGGCATGTTAGCATACAATCTATCTTGTTCTGCGGCAGTAGTAGTCAAAGTGTTACCACTGATAGTGCTACCAGTAACTGTGATATCTGCGAATGATTCTTTAGCCACAAGAGCGATCTTGTTACCTGCGTTGTAGTTGATGATCTTAGCCTGTTGAGCTGCACCAGTACCTGATACAGTGACTATTCTCATTCCCAGATAACCGCTAGAAGTTTGGCTATCTGTAGCAGCTAGCGTGATCTGATATAGACCGCCCGCCTGGGCAACGTTCTGTGCTGTATAGTATGATGATCCGCCATACATGCCATCTGAACCATCTGCTGCTAACTGTAATTGTCTAGCTTCAAAAATAGCATTATCTCTAGTTTCGTCAAATACTGCTGCCGCATTAATACCTGCCCCGTTGAAAGTAAATGTAGCAGAATTATTATAGTTTATACCAGCATTAGTAAATTCTAATCTCTGTATAGCATTGCCGTTTTGTACTGTCAACCCAACTTGTGCTGCGGATGCTCTATTGTCAATCTGAGCAGTGATCGGAACTTCTGTCGCATCAACACCCTCAGACACAGTACCGTAATCACCATATGATGAGTTACCGTTAGTAGCACGTATCTTACCACCAGCTTCTGCTAGGTATCCCATGTGTCCATAATACGAGAACACAGACACAAGTTCTGTCAACCCATTATTGGTACACCATACACCGATACCATCGCTGATGACCTGTGTAAAGTCGTTAGCAACAACAGATTTATTGCCACCGTTATGTAAATTACCATCGATCTTAAGACCGATTGCCGCCGTGCCAAATGTAGTCACGTTTTGTACATATGTAGATCTTGTGGTTACCCAAGCATCCGAATCGTTTGGTCCATAGCCTGGATCTAGGCTGACATAGGCTCCAGCACTAGGTCTCTTAGTTCCATATGCGTTGGCTGATCCTAATGTACCTGTCAATCCTTGTACGGTACAATTTCTTAGACCACAGGCATTTCTTACCAAGAACATATTTTGTAAGAGACTGCCAGTTACCGCATTGACATATAGTTTTGCGTATGTTAATGTTTTATAATTTCCTGTATAGACTAGATCATATTTAAGAGCATCTATATAACGATTAACGTCCCTAGAACATGATGCCACATTGTAACTATAAGCAGGATATGTCGCTGCTATATAGGCATTAGTTTGAGCTACGATAAAGTTTCTGTTCAATTCTAACAATCTAGCAGCGGCATACGGATCGTAAGTGCTAGCCGGTGTGTTGGTACCAGTCATAGCTGGAGCACTGCCTGTGCTATTGATATAGAAATTAATATAGTCGATGATATTTTGTACAAGATTCTGTACGGTAGTTCCTTCAGTACCTGTAGCCAAAGGCAGTGTTTTATCTTGTGAATATGTGATTTGATTAGTAGTTACTGTGGTACCAGTCACTACATTGCTGATTATAGTCTTGATATAAGCCAATGCTGCTAGACTGTAAGTGACATCACCAGCAGCTACTTGCGAAGCAGCTGGACGTATGTTTGTAGATCTTAATTCGTCTCCTACTATCGCGGTAAACGCTGGCACAACGATAGGTAATGTTTCATAATATACTCCAGTTTTAGCCAAGATAGTATAATTTGGTTGTACCTGAGCAGGAATATTAGTAGATACACCTGCTGTTATAGCATCTGTGATTATTTTTAATAAAGCAGTAATATCTGATGATACAGTTTCTGAAGTATAATTTGTATTGATAACTTGATTGATACGAGAACCAACAGCTACTCCATTTAGTACTTGATAGTTTTGGAAAGGTGCTGCGTTAGCTAATACTGCGGCGACTAACACATTATTGATAGCATAATTTAGTGCTGCGTTGGTTTGTGTTTTCTGTGAAGATAATAAAGTATATGTTCCGCCAACATAGCTTAATGCTGCCGCTCTAGATCTCACATTGCCGCCGTGTGTTAAGTCCCAGACTAAAGCATCGATTACATAACCTGTATCTCTTTCGCATTTGGTTTGATCATAAGTGAAACCAGTAGTGAAAGGAGATATATTGTTAGCGATTTGATAGTTGATCCAATTTACAGTTTCTCGTTGGATGAACTGTCTGTTAACATTTATAAGATAAGCAGCATTAGGATTTCTAGGTCCTGCTAATATCTGTTCGCAAGCATATCTGATAGTCTTCCATGGTTTGTCTAATGTAGCACCATAGATAGGATAAGCACTGTCTGTACCTGAAGTAGCTACATAATAAACTTGATCGATGCTGCCCCAGAACTTCCAATTTGGAGCCAATGTATTACCATTGACTGTCAGCACTTGACCATCTTGCCCTATTGGCAATCTTGTAGGTCCAGAACCGCCGAAGTAAACTAGATCACCTTGTGTGGTCAATACTGATGATTCCTGACCATTAGCCAACAAGTTCCAGAAAGTTCCTGTCACATCATTGTCTGGTCTGTTGCTGGTCAATGAATGATGTTGTTGTATACAGATGTAACTATTTGGTCCATAGCGAACAGCATCACCTAAGAAATAGTCTATGTCGGTTACCCAAGAATTAGTCCATTTAATGCCTGAATTCAATCTACCCCAGAATGTGTCATTTGGTGGTTCTGCTACTATTTCAGCAGTCATCGAACCAGTCTGTGTCTGAGGTACAAAATATGAACTGAATGTAATTGCTCCAGTTCCTGTAGTGATATTGCTGGTATTAGGTTGACTGAGTGTGACAACATAGCCTACTATGCTGACTACAGTTGCTCCGCTACCGATACCATTGCCAGTCACTTGGAACCCTACGGCTATACCAGTCAAGCTAGTCACGGTGATCGTAGACTGACCATTAGTACCGGTAGCTGTAGTAGAAACAGGAGAACCATACTGTGTCGTAGAAATCTTTAGAGTATTAAGACCGTCTACAGAATAGATCCAATAGGTTTGTTTTGGTGTTGATCCTGTCTGTATATTTCCGAATGTCGTACCGCTAAATCTAATAGCTTGTCCTACAAAATAAGTTTCACCAGCTGATACTCCCATCGAACCTGACGCAGTAGTCAATGTCAATGGAGATCCGTTATAGCTAGATGAAATAATAATCTGTGCTGCCGGTGTTACTGTACCAGACACTGTAGTAGTAGGTACTGTGTTGCTGGCTAGATCATAGGTAAATGTATAAGCATTAGGCACAGCAGTTATCACCACATTGGCAGCATCTACTAGGCTGGTTCCTGTTACCGTGACTGTCTGTCCGGCAGTATATCCATGTACTAGATTAGTTGTTACTGTAACTATAGTGCTGGCCTGTGCCACTGAAACGATAGTCTGTGGTGTTGTAGTAGGTAATCCTACGATATAATAAGTTTGATTTGCCGTGATACCACCAAATGTGGTACCAGTGAATACGATAGATCTACCAATGCTAAGTCCTGTACCACTGTTAACTCGAACATAATTATAAGTTACAGAATTTACAGTCACGCTGGTTGTTGCTGTAGATGTAGTGGTAGCCAGACTGTTGTTTATAGTTAATTGACCAGTAGACTGACTAGTAGCTGTTACCGTAGTTGTGTATTTTGTAGTATCGGCTATACAAGCATAAGAATACCCGTTGAGTCTAACTACTTCACCTACTTTATAATTTGTGTCTTGATCCCAATTGTTTTTAAGAGTAAATCCAGTAGTGTATAAACTCCAATTGATTCCACCAGCCACTGCTGCGATCGGTGAAACGTTGCTGTGATTAGTCTTTGCCACATAAGCATAACCACCATATGTTACGATGTCACCTGGTTCATACACTGTTGAGCTATTCCATGAATCTTGGAATTTAAGACCTTCGACGAATTTCTTCCAACGTCCTGCGGCTTCTTCTGTTTGGAAAAGAGTAGAAGTGTTCGACTTGTGTTTTTTGGTACAGATCCAAAGATCTCCACCATATTTTACCACATCGTTGATCTTATAGTTTACATCGCCATTATCCCAATCGTAGAGATATTGTATACCTTGATTGAAATAATCCCATTTTGTCTGGTCAGCTTCTAACCCAAGGTCAAATGTAGCAGCAGAAGTATGACCTAGATTACAAACATAAGTGGTACCACCAAATCTTACCACATCGTGTAATTTATATCGTGTGCTAGGTGCCCAGTCAGTCTTCCATTCGAAAGATTCTGAATATAGATCCCACTTGCCTATATCTGCTTGAACACCAGGTGTGACTAATCCTAGACCTTCTAGACCATATGTATAATCAGATGCGGAAGTGTGTCCAGTATTACAAAGGTATGTGTTACCACCATACTTGACGATATCGTGTCTCTTATATCTATAATTTGGTACCCAATCATTTTTCCAATCAAAAGATTCGGCAAAAATGTGCCATTTAGAAACTGTGCTGTCACCAAGATCTAGATCTTGTTCTAGACCGAGAGCATAGGTAGCTGCCGAAGTGTGTCCTTGTGTACAGATATAGACTTGTCCGCCATATTTTACTATGTCATTGAGATAGTAAACTGTATCTGGAGACCAATCTGAACGCCATGTTTGGCCGTCACTCATTTGATTCCAACGAGCTGGAATATTGTCTGCGTCTACGTAAAAATCCGAAGCGGCTGTGTGCCCGATCACGCAGATGTAAACTTTACCATTTTTGCGAACTACATCATCTTTGAGATACGTGGTTCCTGCTGCCCACTGATCTTTCCAAATAAAACGTATTCTACCTAATTTATACTCAGCCATTTATTGCTCCGAACTGTTCGTTAATATATTTAGTTGTTTTTTTAATAGCATGTTTTTATCAAAACTGTCTCACAGGATCCACGAAATCTAATCTAGAATCAAATGTTTCTGTAAAGAAAGTCATCGCTGTAATGCTACCCCCTAATCCCTTGATAAATCTCATTTTTACGGGTATTCTTACCACTGTATTTGTGGTGCTGCCTATGCTAGTCGGTCCTATCGAAACTGTACCAGCAACTAGAGTACCCGTAGCAGCATTAGATCCACCGCCTGAAATACGTCTAGCGATATACTGTTTGATCGCTTTTTGCGTAGGTATGATCGAGTTTGAATCCGCAGTAAACGTAGCATCTGTGCTAAACTCATTGATGATCGTAGCATTTCCGCCCACAGCGATACCACCCAGTGTCAGACTGCTTAGACCATTTAGATTAAAATAATCAGCACTAATAGTGATAATACCTGTTGCTTGCTGTACAGCAAATAACTGTCCTACACGGAAATTACCATCTTGGTCAGTAGTGGTATAGAAAACTCGTCCACCGCCTCTGAAATAAGTTTCATTTCCTGGTAGATAATCATTAACATCAACATAAGGATAGTTGGTTTCTGTTTTATTACCAGTACCGATAGCCAACATGTCGTGTCCTGTTAGACGTACTTGGCTGTATTTTTCTCGAACTTCGATAGCCACTCCATTTACAGGCGAGGTAGTTTTGTTTAGTGTAGGACTGACTGTGAATGTTGCTCGATAATTGTTAGCAGATCCACTAGTTTCGGTGATGGTTAACACTTTGTATTGTATGTCAGTGCTACCATCTGAACCTCTGGCTGCTGTATTAGTTCCTAATACTGTGAAATAACCATTACCGTTTGCCAATGCTGTGTTTGTGGTCTGTGTATATGATCTTGCTGTCCAAGTTATTCCGTCTTTGCTAGTTAACAAATTAGCAGAGTCAGCAGCCACTAACACGAATTTCTGATAGCCAAATAATATTTTACTCCAGTTAGCACTGACCGGCAGTGTTACTGTAGTAAAATTGGCTCCTGAATCGACAGTATAGATTAAACTGTTACCTGTGGCTGCGAATACATATGTGGAAATACCGCTAGCATAGGTAGCAGATGTCCAGGCGGCTGTTATTGGAAGATTCCTAACAGCCCAAACTGTGCCGTCTGAACTATAAGCAGCCTGATTGCTGCCCGATCTCAACGCAAAGAAATCGTTGGCTCCTGAAACTACCTTGATCCACGCACCAGAACTTGGCAATGTTGTTGATGTCCACGTAGTGCCGTTGTCTACACTCCATATGACTGTGTTACTACCGGAAGCTACTACTACAAATTTACCCGAACCGTATGCTACAGAAGTCCATGCTAGTGCTCCAGGTAGTGTAATACTAGTCCACGTGATGCCGTCGCTACTGATAGCCGCTGTAGCCGAACCGTTAGCTACAGCCATGTATATTCCATTACCGAATACAACCGATGACCAATTAACTGACGCTGGCAGTATTGATGCTGACCATGATGATCCGTCTGTACTGTAAGCACCAGCGTTGCTACCTGATCTAACTGCTACAAATTTTGTACCATATACAGCATCACTCCAAGTACCACTAGAAGGCAAGCCGTATGAACTCCAGATTATCTGATCAAATATCAAGTTAGCACCAGGTTTAGGTAATCGAGTTAGATTTTTTAGATACATCGTATTACCGAAAGGATAGATATCTGCAAATCCGTCACCTGTTGCTGTTACTACTGTAGTCGATGTCTTGTAACCTATACCTCTGTTGACAAAAGAAGGATTTGCTAAAACTCCGTTTGCTATCCTATTGTTGACTACTGCGGCTGTAATTGCGCTAGGATCTGTTATTGTACAAGTAGCAGAAGTGTAACTGCTGCCCGGTTCCCACAATTTTATCAAGGATAATGTACTACCGCTTAATTCTATGCGTCCTCTCGTGGTAGAACCTGAGGATACTATATCGATAGCATTACCGCTGGCCGGAAATACTATCCAACGACCTACTCCTGATATAGATCCAAACGTAGCACTAGATCTTCCTTGGCTTTGCGAACTGGTTCTTTGGGTCCAATAGATACCATTGTCGCTGGTAGCAAAATTAGCTGTAACATCTGAACATACTGCTAGCCAAGAACCTTGTCCATACGATATGTCGACCCAGTTAGCTGAAAATGGTAATGGAGGATTTTGTGTCCATGTTGAACCATTATATGTCTGTGCCACTATGGTATTTGCCTGTGCTACTGCTAAAAATCTGCCATCCCCATAGTTTACTGCGCTCCAAGTAGCAGAAGTAGGTAACGTAGCTGCTGTCCATGTCTGTCCACCATTGGTACTGTAAGCGGCAGCAGTACTGCCTGAAGCTATTGCCACAGTGATACCTGAGCCACAGGCTACACTAGCCCAGTTGCCAGTAGTTGGCAGTGTTGATGATAACCAGCTAGCACCATTATCTGTGCTGTAAGCTGCTATGGTTCCAGAACTTCCTGATACCGCTACCCATCTATTGTTAAAATTACAATAGGCAGCAGAACTCCAAGAAGTATTAGTTGGTAATACCGAGGTAGACCAATTGATACCGTCTGTGCTGTATGCTGCTGTACTAGAAGGAGCAGCTACAGCCACGAATCTGCCATTACCGAATGTAACAAACGCCCACGAGCCACCACCACTCGAAGGCATAGTGGCATTAGTCCAAGTTGTACCATCGGTACTATAAACTACACTTCCGCTAGTAGTAATAGCGAGATATCTACCATTACCAAAACAGCCGCTGCCTTCTGCTATCCATGTACCCGAGCTTGATACTGTACCGGTGGTGATTGAAAAAGGTGGTCTAGACCAACTTGGTCTAGGTTCAATCCTATATACACTGGTAGTATCCAATAAAGCTACAGCAGGAAATCCTAAATTAACATGATCCCACCCAGCAGCATTGGTTCTCATAGCACCTGCACCATCGGTTAAGTTGATAGTAGCTCCGCCTGGTAAGCTAGATATAGAAAATGTTGTAGCTGATGGAACAGTTTTTATATAATAAAGAGTACCTAAAGATACACCTCCTATATTACTATTAGCAGTGCCGGTCATAGTTATGTTGGCAAATGCTGTAACTGTAAATGTAGCACCATTGAAGTTTTGGCTGATCGTGATGATGTTACCGTTAATGGTCTTGATATAATAGGTAAAGTTCTGTTGTATACCACCATAAACTGTTGCGCTGGTAAAAGTGATAGTCATTCCTACAGACAATCCTGTCACGGATGATAAAATAATACCATTTGAAACATTTATACCAGTAGCTGTAACTGCGATAGGTTCGAAATCAAAATAGACAGGTTGGTTAACATATAACTTGTAAGGATAAGTTGCTCCGTCTGTAGTAAACAAATTAGTGCTAGAACTGCTGCTGGCAGCTATAACTGGTTGAAAACTTTCTTTAGCTACGCTGAGTACTTTACTGCTAGTATTAAACCCTACCACATAACCATATTGTCCTGTACCTGTACCGCTTTGTATGATCGCTCTCATACCTCTATAGGTGTTGAAAGTATTTTGATCACCAGTAGCCAATGTTACTGTGGTTAGATCTCCTGCCTGCGCATTGTTACCTATGTTATAGTAACCGTTTCCACCAAAAGATCCTGTAGTACCTGTGTTGTCTATTAACTGAGCTTCAAATACAGCACTGTCTCTAAATTCATCGTTGACCGTTGAAATGTTTACACCGCTACCTACTACTGTGTAATTTACTGTTGTATAATTTTGTCCAGCATTAGAATATTCATACCTTAATACAAAATCGTTGGCTTCACCGGAAAATGCTGATCTTATCTGCGCTTGCTTTGTTCTATTATCTACTATACCGGTGATAGGTGTTTCTGTTTGATCAAATCCTAGTGCCACAGTTCCGTAAGCACCATATGATGAGTTACCATTAGTAGCACGTATCTTACCACCGTTTTCTGCTAGATAACCGATGTGTCCGTAGTATGAAAACACAGAAACAAGTTCTGTTAATCCTAGATTTGTACACCATACGCCAATACCATCACTTAGTACTTGCGTAAAGTCGTTAGACACTATAGATCTATTACCACCATTATGTAAGCTGCCATCGATCTTACAGCCTGTACATCCTGTACCGAAAGTAGTCACATTCTGTACATATGGCGATCTCGTAGTGATCCATGTAGAAGTGTCCGCAGGACCATATCCTGGATCTAGACTGACATAAGCTCCTGCGGTAGGACGACGAGTGATATAAGTGTCAAATGGCCCTAGTGTGCCTGTCAATCCCGAAAGGGTACAGTTTCTTAATCCTGAACCATTCCTCATATAAAACATATTCGAAGTTTCATAGCCGGCAGCTGGTTGTATTAACGTGCTTCTTAATTCTTCTCCTACCACAGCTACATCTGCCGGTATACTGATAGGCAATATTTCTGAATAAGAACCTGTCTTGACAAAGATAGTAGCAGGACCACTGACTCTACCGCAGGCATATCTAATAGTTCTCCAAGGATTTTGTAGTGTTGTTCCGTTGTTTGGTTGGTCGATACCTTCTGGAGCCACATAATACACAGCCGCAGCAGAATTAAATGAATACCATGAAGCTGTACCTGTCACTACTCTCAAGGCCTGACCTTCAGTGCCTAATGCTATCCTATCTTGTGTGGTAGAATATGTTTTTAGATCACCCTGTGTTATCAGACTGTTAGTTGGTTCACCCTTGATATACAATTTCCAATAGGTGCCTACCACAGTTCCGTCTGTAGTGTCTGTATCTGGTCTGTTAGCCAACACAGGAGTATGCTGTAGTATACAAACATAGGTATTTTGTTTGTAAGTTACGATGTCACCTATTTCATAGGTAGTAGTTGTATTCCAGAAATTTTGGAATTTTTCACCAGGTATTAATAATTCCCATTCTGTGGAATTGCTGTTAGGATCCTTGCCTACATTATCCTGTTTGGCTAGATAAACTTGACCTTCTCGTCTAGTGACGCTGCCTATCCTGTAATTGAATATATTGGACCAATCACCAGTGACCTGGTAATTTTTAGTCAATAGTTGCCATACATCTATTGTGCTATCACCTACGGCTGTAGTCGGAGTTACACCTACATTGTTTACCAATGCTGTATAAAAATAACCACCATATCTTACCACATCGCCCTTTTGATAAACTACAGTACCATCCCAACCATTTTCAAATTGAAATCCCGGAACATACAAAGTCCATTTAGTATCTTGAAAAGAAGTTGTCGAAGTGTGATATACTGTACAAATCCAAAGACTACCACCATATTTGACTACGTCATTTAACTTGTATCTAGTAGAAGCAGTCCAGTCTGTCTTATATTCAATATTTGAATGAACTACTTCCCATTTGGTTAATGTACTGTCTTGTAAATCTAGATCTTGTTCTAGACCGGCTGCTATAGTAGATGCTGAAGTATGTCCTTGCTTACATCTATATACGATACCGCCGTATTTGACAACATCATTTTCTCTATATCTCGTAGATGTTTGCCAGTCTTGTCTCCACTGTTCTGCTGCTAGAACTGTGTCCCAGAAATTACTGTCGATTTCTAGACCGGTGATAATATCCGCAGATTGATGCGAATAATTACACCTATATAAAAATCCATTGTATTTGACTACATCTCCGATCTGATATCTAGTGTTAGTCTGCCAATCATTTCTCCAGTAGTCTGATTTGACATAGACGATCCATTTAGTGTAATCATGATAAAGGCCGATGCTATTAGAAGTATGATGTACGACACAGATATAGATCATACCGTTATATTTGACTATGTCGCCTAGATTATAAAATTCATTAGGTACCCATTCTTTCTTGTAAGTATATCCATCTACCTGTAATGCCCACTTTGGTGCTGGTACATTGGGAATTTGTGTGATATCTACGAAATCTAAATCGGTATAAAAATTGGCAGCAGCGGTATGTCCTACCAAACAGACAAACGTTTTAGCTCCGTAGGTAACTATGTCATCTTTGACGTAAGCAGTACCCGTAGACCATTCCCCTCTCCAGGTAAATCGCATTTTGTAAAATCTAAAATCTGCCATTTTTCATCCTAATTTTGCGTTGAAAATATTTATATACCACTAGGATAGTTGTAATTTCCGTTTATCCTAACTACTAACTCACCATCATCATTGATGTAATACCAAAGTGATCGTCCATCCCATCGGTATTGTTCATAATTTAAATTTTCATAGACTAGCTCGTGATTAACGTCTCTTCCTTCGAAGAAATCTACACCAGTTTCGAATTGGTCATAATTGCCGTCAGTGGTTCCGTTTTGATTTATAGTGATAGAATCTGTGTTGCTCAACTGATCAAACCTATTCACGTATAATTCACCGTCATCTGTTCTTCTCATAGCATACAGATATCTAGGTACACCTACACCTAACAATTCTTCTTGATTAATTTCACCTAAATTAAATGGTCCGGCCATGATATTTTTCCTTATACGATTTCAACATAACTGATAATCACATCTACAGCAGCAGCTTGATCAGCAAATGCTGATAGTGAACTGTTTTCCGCCATGATCAGTTTTTCACCACCATTGACTATTCTTAAACTTTGATTAGGAGGTATCTGTACATCCTTGACATAATATCCTGTAGTAGAAGTCGAATCAGTTAGTGTTACACTTACTTTTACCAATTGAGGCAACAGATTACAAAGGCTCATACCAATAACAGTGATCCTGCTAGCAGGCTGTGTGGCGATCAGTTGTGTAGGGCTAGTGCCTAATTGATTTTCTATTTTATTTTTAAATGCTGTTGCCATGTTTTTTATCCAAAAATTAATGCGTTTACAATGGCTACATCAGTAGCTTCAGTAATAGTTATTCCTTGCCCAGTGCTGCCAGCTGCTGATCCCCACTGAGTACCATCGTAAATTTCCATTCTGTTGTCTGTGGTATTAAAACGAATCATACCAGTTTCAACTATACCACCGCGTTGTCCACTAGTTCCTGTAGGTATAACAAATCCGTTAGTACCTGAAATTTTAAAATATCCGTTACCTGTTTGATTAAAATAAGTGATACTGTCAGTCACAGTATTTGTGATCAAGTTATTCTTGAAGGCAAAATTTCCAATAACAGTAGATCCAGAACCTGTAGGAGCGAATGTTATATTTGAATTGCCAGTAGAACTGATAGTATCTCCAGTGATATTGATATTGCTAATGTCCAAAGACGGTACTCGGAATCTGCTAGCATTTAGATCAGCTATAGCAGTTCCACCATTGACATAGAATCTTATAATATTATCATTGGCACCTGGTGTTAATTCTCCAGTGATATAGGTAGTCTGTGCTACATCATAAACACCGTCTATCCTTCTCCAATAGGTACCATCATAACCTTCATAGCCATTTGTTTGGGTGTTATAACGTATCATACCAGCTTGTCCGGCAGGCCTTTGGCTGTCATTGCCCGCAGGTAATTTCAATGCCTGTGTGGTGTTGATATTTACGATACCTGTGCCAGTCGGCTGTAATACTAGATCAGTATTAGAAGGTGTTGTTATAGTATTACCTCTAATTAATACCTGTTCTATTTCAATAAACCCGGTACCGTTGGCTGTCAACTGTAAGTTAGTATTAGACGCATTAGTTGTGATACTGTTGCCGTTTATCTGTACATTACCTACAACAAAAGTAGGTGCTGTGATTCTGTCAGATGCTGTTACAGAATTAGCAGAAATATTGCCTAGCACTGAAAGATTTTTAGACATAGATACATTGTTTGTTGGCATAGAAATTATGCCTGTACCTGTGGCTATCATCACTAGGTCGTTATTACCTAAAGTGGTTGTTATAAAATTATCTTGTATTCTAACATCTTTAAACTGAGCAGTACCGTTGATATTAAACAGACCGTTAACTGTATAGTTTCCAGTTTGATTGACTGTGCCTGTTTGTGTAACAGTACCGACTTGTGTTAATGTTCCTGTGATGTTTGTGGTAGCTAGATTAGTCGTGCCAGTAACATAAAGAGATTGTCCTAGATTTAGAACATTGTTAGGTATCGACACAGATCCGGTGCCATTGGCTCTTAGTTCTAGATCACTGTTACTTAAAGTTGTTGTGATCAGATTACCTTGTATGTCTATATTGCCATTGCTGAGATTGTCAGTTACAAGATTTTGATTGATAGTTGCTGAGGTAGCAGTTATGTTTCCAGTGACTGTGAGATTTTTTTCTACAACAACATCATTATTAGGCACATAAATCTTGCCTGTGCCTGCTGCTATAAGATTTAAATCACTATTTCCTGTTCTGCTTGAAATATTGTTAGTCTGTACGTTGACATTAGCAAAATTGCTAATACCATCTACAGTCAATGTACCTTGTAGTGTAAAATTGCCTACTTCTGTTAGGTTACCGGTTTGTATAGTATTGCCAGTATGATTAATAGTACCAGTAACATTTACTGAAGAAAGATAGCTAGTGCTGTTAACCGTTAATGTGTTTGCGATATCGACATTGTTATTTGGTACTACTACTTTGCCTGTACCGTTAGCAGCTAATTCAAGATCACTATTGCTTAATGTAGTAGTGATCAAATTACCTTCGATGCGTATATCACCGTCTGTGAACACTGGTGATGTGATGGTGTTAGTCGCAGTGATATTCTGTGACTGTGTATTTCCTATAACTGTCAATCCGTTATTGATGATAACATTGTTGTTTGGTACTATTACCTTACCAGTACCGTTAGCGATTAGAGTTAAATCGCTATTAGCCAATGTGGTTGTTATAGAATTGTTGTTGATGCGCACATCAGCAAACTGCGCATAATCACCTATAGTGATAGATCCAGATATATTGGCTGTACCTGTTTGTATCAAGTTACCTGTGGCGTTGGTGTTGCCTGTATGGGTTACAGTACCTACTATATTTGTGTTCTTGAGATAGCTAGTTCCGTTGACTGTGAGATCCTGATCTAATCGTGTATTGTTATTAGGTATTAGTACACGACCAGTTCCGTTTGCTCTTAATTCTAAATCGCTGTTAGAAAGAGTAGTTGTAATAAAATTATCTTTTATATAAACATCGCTGGTCGCAAAAGAATCCGCAGTCAGTTTGTTGTTGACTGTAAAATTATTAACAGTAGCAGTGCCGTTTACTGTTAGATTATTATCTATCACGACATTGTTATTTGGCACATATATTTTACCAGTGCCTGCCGCAGAAAGAACTAGATTTTCATTACCTTGCGTTGAACGTAACTGATTGCCCTGTAGACTTAATCTATTCAAAAATAAATTATCAGCAGTTACCACACCATTGACTGTGTAATTGCCGGTTTGTGTTATAGTACCGGTTAGTGTAGAATTTCCTACAAGTGTGAAACTGCCTGTGATATCGGTATTTGCTAGATAACTAGTACCTTGTACAGTTAAATTTTGTTGTGCTAATAGATCATTAGTAGGTATCGAAATCTTACCGGTACCATTAGCAGTTAATTCGAGATCGCTGTTGCTGGTAACAGTGGTAATCACATTGTCAAATATTCTTATATCGCCTGTATCTAATTCAGTAGAATAAAGATTATTCCATCGATAGCTGTTGGATCCGAGATTAAATCTAGAATCGATAGTTGGTATGATGTCACTGGTTACTTTAGCGGTAATATTAACAGTGTCTGTGGTTTGATCACCGATGGTAATATTACCGCCTACGGTAACATTGCCAGTGACATCTAGATTGCCAGATACTGTTACATTGCTTAAAAGATTGATCTGATTAGAAAATGCGTTAATGTTTACGTCGCCGGCAACACTGCTGATAGTATTTCCAGCGATTTCGATATTGCCCGTGTCTATTTTAGTAGGATCGATATAGGTAACATTACCTAGACCGTCATCTAATAATATGTTGCCTGTCACACTGACATTAGAATTACTAAAACTAACTTCACCAGTCTGCTGATTGATGTAGAAATAATCTCCTACTCTAAAATCTCCACGAGCATCAACAGAGTTAAAGAATATTTTTGCTCCGTTTAGTTTTACTACTTCGTTAGCCTGTATCACTGACAACGGATCGTTATCTGTACTCCTGCCTAAACCTATGTAAGCAAGATTCTGACCGATCAGATATCCAATAACACCAACACCGTCACCGTAAATTCCATACTGTCCATAAACACAAGCAGAACCGATGCTACGAAGCTCAGCACCAAAGTCTGTATAATCTACATTATCTAATCTTGTAGAAACACCACCGCTAGATGATCTAATATCCTGGCCAGTGTAGCCGTCATCTGTTATGATAGTTGATGCGTTTGGTCCATTAAAATGTAATAGCAATACTGTTGAAAGATCTCCAACAAACGCATTAGTCGGTACTGAAAAATTTGATGTATATCTTCCGACGCCTTTTGAAATTCTTACATCATCTACATAACCTGTAAAAGCATATTGTCCAGCAGGATCTGCTCCGATACGAACTGCTCTCTGAGCATAGTTATTGCTATCTGTATAATTTACACCGATCTGAGTTCCGTTGACGAACGCTCTAGTTACTCCAGACACTCTAGATAAAGCTATATGACTCCATTGATTCAATGGTACAGAACCAGCAGCACCTATTCTAAAACCAAAATTGTAATAAAAATACAATTGATCAAGGTTGTTTATACCTATAATGATCCCGCCACCATCGCCGGGTGTAGTAGTTCTTAGATCAAACAATGTTCTATAGGTGCCAGAAGCGGTAGGATAGAACCAACCTTCCATGGTAAAATCGCCTGTACCAAACGCAAAATCTGGTTGGCTAGCGATGTTGATATAGTCTGTTGTTCCATCTAATGATAAACTGGCTGTGCCAAATTTTTTCAAAGATGTTGTTAACTTGGCATCGCCTGACACTACAACCTGTTTGCCGCCGCGGTCAGTAATAGTTTCCCAATTATTAGATTTTCCATCTATAGTATAAACATTACCTGATTTACTTTCTATCAATCCGCTGGCTAATACTGTGGTTCCGTCTGTATCATAGTATGTGACTGTATCACCGACATTAAATGTGCCAGATGTTGTGGAAAATTCTATCCTAGTCTTACCGTCATTGGCAAAACCTGTGCTGCCACTGTAAAGATTTATACCTTTAGAAGCAAAATATGTAAAACAATTGAGCCATTCTATCCTAACACCATTAGTACATTTTAATCCATCAGCACCAGGAGTTAAAAATGTTACAGAATGAAACAGCATACTAGCTTTTATACTAGTAGGATCTGCTAGACTACCATCTGCGAATGCTCCACGTCCTGCATCACCGGCTAGATATCCACGCGGATCATCTAGAGGATTAGTGCCTAATCTTACAGTACTACCAAATGTCAACACAGTGACATTTTTGATATATGGACTTCTAGTAGTGACTTTAAATCCCGGAGCGAATACAAATCCATGTCCGGTATTATTAACAGAATCGTATTCAAAATTGCCAACAGTGATGTCTTCTATGGTAGTTTCACCATTTAATTGAAAAGCGTCTTTGTTTCTAGTACCGCTAGTAGGTTGGATGAATACAGATCTTAGTCCTATACCTTTTACGCTAACACCAACAGGCACAGTTAGAGGAAATATTTCTGTGTAAGTTCCTGGGTATATGTACACAGTATCTCCACTGACTGCCATAGTTAATGCTTTTTTCACTGTAGCATACGGATCGTTTTCGTGTGTACCTGAGTATGTGTCGTTGCCGTTGGTAGCTACATAATAAATCTTTCCCTGTCTTAGGGTAAGATTGATACCATTAACTACTAGGTTAGAAGTAAAAATTGCGTCTGCGTATAGATTTTTAGCCCAAACATCATTCCAACGATTGCCTCCAGCTCCTGGATCTGATCCAAGACTATAAGTTTCATTAAATTTAGGAATGATGTCGCTGACTATTTCAGCAGTGAATGACACAGTATCAGTAGTTTGATTACCGATCTGTATGTCGCCGTCTGCTGTGACATTACCGGTGACGTGTAGATCTCCATTAACTGTAGCATTGCTATAGATATCTACGCTACCAGTACCGTGTGGACGGAATTCTAGATTTGCGTTTGAAATGTTAGTAGAAATAGTATTGTTAAAAATATCTATTTCGTCTGCTGTGATCTTGCCAGAAAATACGGTACCACCACCTGCGGGATTAAGCTGTATCTCGCCCTGTGTGCTACTGATAGTGTTATTACCAAACGTGAGATTGCCTACTGTTAGGCTGTTGGTTAATTCTAAGTTTGTGGTTCTTGTTGTGCCGTTGACTGTAAGATCGTGTGTGGGGTTGGCTGTCTTTATTCCGACGCGGAGATTTTTAACATCTAGATAGAGTAGGTCAGTCTCGAAAGCCAGATCAACTCCATTACGAAGTAGATTCGCCTTCAAGAGCGGCCCAGATATACGACCAAGCTGGCTCATTCGCTCTCCTTAACCCCGTGTTTCACGGTTAACCACCTTACATTGCGGGTTTACCACAGTTTAGCCATACAAGAGACTGGTCCTCTCTTGTAATCACAAGTATTTATTCGTTTAAACAAAATGCGTGATTAGCCAAAAATCAAGCTGTAAACTTGATCAAGGTCGTTGAATTCGCTGGCACTAATACCTACAGCATCACCTGCTAATGAAGCCCATGCTACTCCGTTCCAAACTTCAGGAGCAGCTAGATCTGTGTTAAATCTAAAATCTCCCACTTCTGGTCCAGCTGGACGTTCACTGGTATTACCTACTGGAATAACCAGTGCTTTGTTGTTATTGAATTTTACATAGCCCTGTCCGTTTGATGCGACTGTTAACGGTAATGTGTTATCTAGATTTATAAAAGCATCGCCTACTATTGTAGTTTTATCGAAGATCGGCTGGCCTGTACCGCCCGGTGTTATAAAGATGTTTTCATTCAGAGCATTGCTAAATGTGTTATTAGACACCGTCATATAAGTGTTTACTTGTACAGCTTCGGTAATAGCTTTACTGCTAGTTATGGACATCTTGTTAGCATTGTTAACAGTAAATCTTAAAGACTGTGTATCAAGGGCAGTTACTGAAGTTTTTAGATCCGCAGAATATACGCCATTAAATGGTTTAGTTGCCGCAGAATTCCATCCCCTAAATTGCTGTGCTGTAGTGTTATATCGTATCTGACCGGCTACTCCTGAAGGTCTATTAGCTGTAGTTCCTGTTGGTAATTTCATAGCAGAAACACTGTCTACAGTAACGATGCCATTTGGTTGTATCAATAGATCATTAAATGTAACCGGAGAAATAACATTGTTGTTAATCAATACATTTTGAGATGCTACGCCGCCTAGGAGATTACCTGTTAATTTTAAATTGCTGTTTGAATTTGTAGTCCTAATAAAGTTGTCTTTGATTAATATCTCACCATCATACAAGCTATCAGCATAACTTGTAGAAGATGTGTTGATAATGCTAGAGGTTATATCTTGAGAAACTGAAAGATTGTTGTTAATTAAAACATTGTTATTAGTAAAACTGATTAATCCTGAACCAGATGCTCGCAATTCAAGGTCACTACTACTGAGGGTAGTCAATATGGTATTGTTGACTATGTGTATATTGTCTAGTCTTATTTCATTATTATTAGTAAAATCACCTGTTTGATAGTAACTGCCATTTACTGTTCTATTACCGGTGATTGAAAAATTACCTAAGTGATTGCCTCCACCTAAAAACGTATTGTTAAAATAGCTAGTGCCAGCTACAGTTAATCCGTATGTTCTTAAATCATTGCTAGGTATTCTTACGATCCCAGTGCCGTGGCTTGTGAGATCTAGGTCTGCGTTTGAATCTACGGTAGTGATAAAATTATCTTTTACTAAAACCGTGCCATCAGTTAAACTATTGAATGTTACTTTATTAACTGTTAGATTATTGACTGTTAAAGTATCATTTACTGATAAATTTTTGTTAAATGTAGTCTGTGATTTTAATCTAATACTGCCTGTGCCGCTGGCATTTAAAGTTAAATCACTGTTTGATTCTGTAGTCTTAACAGCATTGTTCAAGAATACGATATTGCCAAAATTTGCCTGTGTTACTGAAGTATTGGTAAAATCACCAGTTACATATCCAGTACCATAAAGTTGATATGATCCTGTATGTGTGATACTGCTAGATGATAGATTTTGTACAGTAACATCTCCAACTATATTTGTTGCCTGTAGATCACTAATTCCTGTAACAGACAATTGATTGTTAAATGTCGCAGCGGTAAATCTTATGATACCGGTACCGTTGGCTCTGAGATCTAGATCGCTATTACTCTGTGTAGTAGTAACTAGATTACCTTCGATCTTTATATCGCCGTCTGAAAAAACTCCCGAGGATGTTGTTGAAATCGCTGTTAAATTTGTAGATGTTGTAGTATTGGTAGTTAGATTATTATTAAATCTAGCTATATCGTTTATCACTATATTGCCTGTGGCTGCTAATTCTAGGTCACTGTTAGATACGGTAGTTCTTATTGTATTATTGCTTACAGTGATAGAATCTGTGACAAAATTTCCGTTAGAAGTCAACGAACTAGTAACATTTACATCACCGGTTCTTGTAGTATTACCTGTCTGATTGTAATCTCCAGTCTGTGTCACTGTACCTTGTATCTGTGTAGATTTTAACGAGCTCAAAGCCATGACTGTGAGATCGTTGAGTATTTCTAGATTTTGTACAAAATCAACTTGACCTGTACCGCTGGCTTTTAACTCAAGATCGCTGTTTGATTGTGTAGTTTCAATTACATTATCGTAGACAACTATGTTATTGTCTGAAATAACCGGAGCTGTTACTTGATTTACAGAAATCGCTGCGGCATTAAATGATCCTACTTGTAGATTTTTATCTAGCTGAACATTTTTATCTGGTATAGAAATAACACCGGTGCCCGCAGCTACTAATTCTAGATCACTATTGGAAGAAACAGTGCTAACTTGATTTAGATTGAGATAGATGTCGTTGAAAGCATAGTAGTTGTTGTTTACTATGAAATCTCCCGAGATGTTTATATCTCCAGTTTGATTGATATCACCAGTTATCAGAGAGGTGCCGTTTTTAGCAAATGATCCTGTGATAAAAGTGTTAGCAAAACTAGAAGTTTGAGAAACAGTTAATGTATTTGATATTTCAGTATTTTTTACAAATACCACAGACCCGCTAGCATTTGCTCGTAATTCTAAATCACTGTTTGTATCTACAGTCTGTATATTGTTATCATAAATTTTAATGTTAGGCAAATCTGATCTGATATTTTTTAGAGATGTCCAACGTAAAGTTTCACTACCAAGATTATATGTAGAAGTTGAATTAGGTAAAATATCACTGTCAACATCGGCTACAAAACTGATAGTATCGACCACTTGATTGCCTAAAGTTAACTGGCCATCTATGACAAAATTTCCAGTCACTGAAAGATTCTGTGGTATAGAAACATTTTCGAGATTGAGTTGATTGCTAGCAGGATCTATATTAACTTCAGCATCTAGGCCATAGATAGTATTTCCACTGATTTTTATTCCGCCTGTTTGGATGAACTGTGGATCTAATATAGTGTCTTGACCAGAATTATTGCTTAAAGTGATCCTAGTGATACCGTTAGCATTTTGTCCTATGCCGTTTAGTGTGACAAAACCAGTTTCTTGGTTGACTGTGAATACATCACCAACTCTAAAATCTCCTCGTTGATCTAGACTTTGATAGTAAATTTCTCCACCATTGTGTTTGCTAGCTTCATTAGTCTGTATGACTGCTGTAGGGTCGTTGGATGTATCTGTGCCTGCTCCGATATACGCAAAATTATGATTAATCAAATACATCAATGTATCCGAACCATCGGCATAAGCACCATAGGTACCGTAGACATTGGCTGAACCTATGCTTCGTACTTCAGCACCAAATTTTACTCCTTGGTTGGCAAATCCTAGTGTGCCATTTATAGCATAAAGCCCTTTGTTGGCAAAATATGTAAAGCTATTGAGCCATTCCACACGAACACCATTAGTCATAGTCAACGCATCTACTTCAGTGGTGATAAATGTACAGCTATGAAATAGCATACTTGCTTCTTTGCTGTCGGGATTAGCTACACTACCATCAACTAGTGCTCCTTTACCTGCCGGTAGTGGTATTACTGGTGTGCCGTCTGGAGCAACAGGGGACACAAAAAGTACTTGGCCAAGAGAAGGAGTTGCTATAGTCTGTGTAAAGTTTATCCTCCACCTTGTTCCTTGATCAGAAATACTGTCAATGATATAGCTAGTTCCGCCATAGTAATTAACGTCAACAGTATAAATCCAATTAGTTCCAACAGTTGTGCCAAAATCTACAGGCAAATCAGATTTATTATAATCTAGATAATAGTAACCAGCTTCAGCAAATAAAGCATTTGAAACGATGAAAGAAGCTCCTACACTGTACAAAGTTAATGAAAGTCCAGGTTGAGAAGGATTAAATTCTTCCGCAGTATGTATAAACCAATTATCTGTATTAGTAGGATCTACTTCTATTGATGTTACTGTGTAGTATCCTGGAGGATCTATATAACCAGATTGTATCACTGCTGTCAGAGGAGCATAGGCTGTTATATAACCGCCAATATCTCCATAATCGGATGCTCTAATAGTAAATCCAAAAGTAGAATATGAAGATGTAGAAATTGGGCCTGTGCCATGTACTACTGATGCTGGAATTTCAGTACCTGTTCCTGGTTCTGTTATAACAGATACATTTTGTACGTAAGGACTTCTTGAGGTTACTGTAAAACCTGGAGCAAATCTAAAGGCATAGCCTGTGTCTGTAACTGAATTATAATAAAAATCTACCACTGACAGATCGTCTATTGTAGTTTCTCCGTTGAGCAAGAAACAGTCCTGGGTGTTAGTACTTACAGTTGGTTTGACAGTAACTGCTCTTATACCTGCGCCTCGTACAGTAACTCCTTGTGGAACTGTCAATGGAAATATTTCTGTATAGGTTCCTGGGTATATGTAAACTGTATCGCCGGATGTTGCTACGCTCAAGGCTTTAGCTATTGTAGCAAATGGACCATGTTGATGAAATCCTACATTCGTATCATCACCATTTGTAGCCACGAACCATTGCTTGCCTACATCGAGTCCTATATCATACAGACTAGGAAATGAAACTGATCCAGTTGATAGCAGCTGACCATTAACTAGATGTGTGTGTAAATCTAACCATTTTTTGCTGCTAGATCCTAGATTAAAATAATCGGTGCTATCTGGTATCAAGTCTGTGTTTACTTCAGCAGTTATGCTAACAGTATCTGTAGTCTGATTACCAAAAAATATCTGTCCGTCGATTAATATATCTCCGGTACTATGTAGATTTCCATCTACCATTACATCGGAATCGAATATAGTTTCTCCAATACCGTGTGGTTTTAATTCTATGTTATCATTGCTGTTTAAAGAACTGATAGTATTGTTAGAAAAACGTAAATTATCGGTCCTTAATTGAGGTACTATCGTTTGATTAGACGCTGGAGAAATATAGATAGGACCATTAACACTGGATAATATGCTGTTAGCACCATCGAAATTAAATCCAGAAAGATTTAGATTATTGTCTATTATGAGATCCGAAGTCTTGATAGCTGTGAGTACAGTTAGATCTCTAGTAGGAGCATCTGTATTGATGCCGATCCTGTTAGTTTCTACATCTATATAGAGTAGACTATCGCTTAGGGAATTTTGAAAGACCAGATTCTCGCCACCTCGCAAGAGGTTTTCTTTGAGCATCGATCCGGAGATTCTACCTAGGTCAGACATAGTTAATCCTTTTAACTATTTACCGCAGGTAGATTTTGGATTACTGGTCGAAACCGTATAAAACTGTTACTGGTTTTGTGTCAGGTACGGCTGTATAGAATCTGATAAACCATCCAGCTTTAGCAATATAAGCTAGATATGTGCCGCCTGCTCCTCCTGCTATCGATACAGAAGGAATAGTAGTATAATTAGTTCCGCCTGATGTTATACTGATAGATTCTATATTACCACTGCTGTCAGTAGTAGCTGTACCTGTCGCAGTAGTGCCACCGCCGCTAGGAGCAGCTACAGTTATAGGAACTGTGCTGTTAGGTGTATAACCGGTACCTGGTGATACTACTTCTACTCCCACTACTTGTCCTGCGCTTTGGACTAGTTCATAGTTTGTATTGGCAATTTGAAACACATTTTCTACTAACACGATCATGTTGTTAACATAATCTTGTGGATCATATCCTTGTGCTAGTCCTGGCACATAGGGCAATGGATTGCCATCGCTAGGAAACCATCTGCTGATATCGCTGTTAGGTTGGGTGATTATATTATAAGTACCTGCTCCTAGGATCTCTTGTATCACTCTAGCAGGACCTTGTGTTCTTATCTGTGTCCAAGATCCTGATTGATATACTTCTAGACCTGTATCGTTTTCAGGAAAATATCTAACAACTTCTCCTGCTGGATTAGAAACAGCAGCCGAAGTGTTATATCTCAAAGAACCATTAGCATCAGTGGGCTGTCTAACTCCAGTCGTTTTTGGTCTATTGCTGGTCGTGCCTTTAGGCAACATGACTGATCCAGTAGCATTAAACACTACTCTGTTGCCTGTACCGACGTCGTTAGGATATACTATGACTGCTCGATCATTAGAACTAAACTTAGAAAGTGTTTTTGTTTTTAAAAACTTCATACTGGTAACACGCTCACGGTTGCGACAACTGCGCTGTTTTGACTACATGAAGCTTGTATAGAATCGCCGGCAGCTAACACGATTCTTTCTGTATCAAAAAATAAAGTTTCACCAGCCGGTATAGTCAAGCTAGAGATGATTTTATTAGTCAATGTAACTGGTGAAGCTCCATATGCTACAGCAAATACATCAATAGTTACAGCATTTACTGTTTCGTCTGAGGCATTAGGTGCGAGTGTATTACAAAAGATCATTGTAGTGATAGCACTCTGCGTGTTCATATCACCCGGAGTACCCGGTGCTGTAAAAAGTGATGCTGTGCTAGTTGTTAGTTGTGTGTTTACTATCATCTTCGATCCTTAAAATATCATGCTCATAGCCAGTGCTTTTTGTTTACTTATTAATTCATTCTTGACAGGATACAGTGACAGATTGCTAAGATTATATTCTACAGGATGTGGATGATTAGTCATGTAACTCTGCCAATACAAAGTCTGCGTCCTGTTGTTATAATACAAAGCTGTACCACCAGGACTGAATGTATTAGACGAATCACCAGCATCGAAAGAATATAATACAGAAGAAGCATTGACATAAGATGGCACTACATCTATATCATTGATCTGTAACGGTGTTTGAAATTCAGTTTTACCTGTACCTTGTGGTCTAAAAATTATGTTAGTATTGCTGTTGTTATTAGAAATAATATTATTTGATATTTCTAATGCGCCTAACTCTATCCTATTTTTGTAGAAAGTAGTTGAGATAACATTGTCAACTACTACTTGTGCTAAACTTTCTGTCAGTGCTGTATTAAGTCCTGCGGAAAATGTAACTGTAGGCACTGTATAATATGTGCCCCTATCGCCGGGTAATATAGTGACTGCTGTTATTTGTCCTGCTGTCGGTGACGATGGGTTTGTATCCACTGTCACTGTACCTGTAGCGGTACTACCTGGTCCTAGAGCTCCTGTGCTTATAGTGACTGTAGCAGATGCATAATCACTACCGCCACTGATAATATCAACAGCTATCACTTCCCATCTTAAATCTAGAGTAGCACCTGCTCCGTTGAGACTATTTGTGATAGTGGCTACGTTGTTATTTGATGGTGGTAAAACTGTGTATCTTCCTGGAACAGTAAGATTGAATGATGTTATCTTGCCAGTACCATCAACTCCTGTGACTGTTGCATTGGCTGTTAATTGAGCAGTACCGCCTACTATAGAAATAACATCTCCGACAACATAGTTAAGACCTTGATTGTTGATTATGGCATTAGAGATGCCCATAACAGCTATACCAACTGCGCCACCGGCAGTATCTTTTACGATAACGTAAGTATTGTCTCTCTTGATTTCGTTGTCAGGTTCTCTGTTTCTGATAGCTAGATCTACGAATCTTTTATTTGGTATGTGATCGTCTGCGGTTACTCTTGATTCATAGTTAGAAATACCTGTAACTTTAACAACACCTGTTCCTGATCCTATCAGTGTTAGATCTCCACCGTCAGTGCCAGGATCTGTCACGACCTTTCTTACTTTTATTTTACTATTGACATAGCTTTTAGCTATGCCACCAAAACTTTCAATGATTTCCCAATCGTTGTTAGTTTCATTATATAGGAATGAAGGTAGAGGGTTTGCTACTCCTGGAGATACAAACCCCCTATCTATTTCAAGTCCAGACACTATCTTGGTAACACCATTACCGGTTTCACCTTTGTTCAATCGTATGATATTATCTTGGATCGAAAGATTAGCGACATCTACAGATACAGTATTACCCGTTACTACAAGATTCCCTACTACGTTTACTTCTGAGGTAACGAATGTGATCTTGTTAGCATTGGGCGTCTTGATCTTGTAGTCGCCGTTAGTCTGGATTACCTGACTCATTATTGATTCCTAATTATACGTAGTCGGTTGTACCGTTAGCCTTGACATACAATTGGATGTAGTCAGATGATGAATCATTTACTAGTGCCCATCTGTAGCGTGTGCCATCAAAACCTGTCATGATGCGAGCTGTTAGTTTCTTTATAGTAACTCTTGTAGCATCATTACCCGGATCTCTGTAACCTACCATGACTGCTGTTCCTGCTGTGTCGGCAGCAAAACTTGTACCTTCTGCTAGTGTTACACGGAATGTACCGTCTGTAGCATTGTATACATCGTATTTGTTTGAACCACGTTGTGCTACGATGTAGCTAGTACGAGCTGTGCTAGTTTTCATAGCAGATACCAAAATACCTGAATCTGATCCTGCCGCTGTACCAAAATTAATCTTTTTTACTGGACGTCCCATTTGTTTTCTCCTTATGTTGACGTTCTAGGTCTACGCGGTGGGTGCCGCATAATAAACTTAGATACTTTATTTATCTACGGGCTAACAATGCTATCAACTGTACTTTTTCCACAGTATTAATCACTCTGTCTATCTCATCTATGTGATTTTGTGCTTGTTCTAGATATTTTTTCTGCTTGGTCTGTCTATAATAGACTAACGCTGTGCTGTATTCTTGTATATGATTTTCTACTATTCGTTCTATCCGTTTAACATCATGGTTAAACATAGGAAAGCGTCTGCGCCAGTCGTTTATACGATCTCTTATTTCTTTAAAATCTCTTGGTTGATCAAGCGCCGTCGTCATAGTAAACACGCATTCTCAGTTGGTCGACATAAGCTGTGTCTCTATGAGGAAAATGCGGATGGCTTCTAAATTGTAGCATGATTCCAAATAATGGATCATTAATTTTAGCTGCTGTAAGATTGCTAAGATGATTTTGATCCTGCCAAAGATCAGTAGGGCCACCATAGGAAAAATAATTTTCATTTATATCTGATAACTGCTTCATGTTTTGACCTATGCGTTCATTTAGGTGTAACTGTACGATCTGATCAGTAACTCTAGAATAACGCTGACCTTTTATTTCTAATTCTATTCCTAGTATATTACCTGTGACAGAAAAATTAAAACCAGTAAAAACCAATTTGTTTGTTTCCATTATAGTCATGCCATCTCTATTAAACGTAGTATTAGAAATGCCCTGTAACGGTTCGTGTGTTTTAATCTGTTTAAAATCTAGTTTGTCGAGATTATTAAAAGCAGATAGATCCCAAGATATTCCGTCGTCAACGACTATCTCTTGTACAGCTATCGGAGTTTTCCAGGTAGTAATTTGTTCCATATCAATATTTAAGTCAAAAAGAAAGGCCCCGTAGGGCCTTTCGAACAGACGAATCTGTTTTTGATTACTTGAAGCTTACGCTTGTGTCTGTGATTTCAACACGAGCCAAGTAGTCAGCAGCATTACCAAGAGATGATGCTGTGTTGCTTAGTTCAACATAGCCATATCTTGTCATGAAGCTCACGACTGGTTCGAAAGTTGTTGGATCAAGCACAACACCACTTGACATCAATGGGATGTATGGGCAGTAGAATGCTGGAGCATCACTTTCACTTGAGCCCTTGTAGCCAACTAGCACAGGTGCGTTGTTAGCAGCATAGGCGTCTACGTACACTTTCATTGCGCTGTTCAAAGTACCAACGAACTTGGTGTTTGTTGGAGCTTCGAATGTGCCTTCTGTAGTGCGAGCAAAAGCAGAAGTTGTTGCGCTCTGTAGGATTGTTAGTGCGAATGGTGAAACTACAGCGTAGTTACCAGCACCACGACGTGTACGCTGAGCGATTAGGTTTGCTTGACGATTGATTAGAACAGCTAGGGCAGCATGTTCGTCACCAACGAATGTAGCAGTACCTGACACAGCGGTCTGGTCGTATGTTTCTGATCCTGTACCAGCTAGGTTACGTAGTGAACCTAGAACTTCTTGGTCGATTTCAGCAGTGATTTCTTGAGCCAAAGCAGCCATGATTTCTGCTTCGATGTCAATGCCTTGTTGGGCTTGTGCATCTTGAGCAGCTTCAAAAGTCCAACGAGCTGATAGCTTGCGGGTCTTTGCTTCTACTGTTTGCTTCAAGATTTGGATGCTCATCTTCTTACCAGCAACGCCTTCTAGTGCTGCTGTTGTAGCACCTGCGGCGGCTGTTGATGAAGAACCAGCAGCATTACCAGAATATGAAGCAGCGATCTTGAATGGGCTCAATGCTTCTTCACCAGCTGTTACACCACCTGCGCTGTCCGCATAGCGAACACGTAGGGTGTGGATTTGACCAACTGGACCAGTCATTGGTTGTACACCAACTAGTTCATTTGCGATGACAGTTGGCATTACACGTCTGATCACTGGAAGGATCACACGATTTAGGGTTGCGACGTTACCGGCAGAAGTAGCACCAGCGGTGGCTGACTCCGACAAATACTTGCGGGTATTTTCCAGAGTTGTTGCCATCACCGTACGACGAGTTCCTTGAAGGCCTTCAAGTAGTGCCTCTTTGGTTTCCTGCCAGCGTGACTCTAATAGTTCTGACATTATTGTTCTCCTTAAACTTTAAGTCCCGCGAGCTTGCGGATGGTAAAAATCTCAGCGGTCTTTTCTTCTCCGCTGACTGTAGTAGCCTGCTTGTTGCCTGTAACTTCAATGCCTTCTGTAATTGCCTTCTTTTTAGGAGCCTCGCCGGCCATAACGGCTGGGAGATACTTGTCAAATGCACCACGGAGTTTTTCTGTTTGAACGGATTCAAGCAGTTCGCTCATCACCGTTTTCTTCTCTCCGGCGAGTGGGCTTAACAGTTCGCTCATAATTTCTCTACGTTGTACCGTATCTTTCATGATACGAATTTCGCGGTCCTTGCTTTCGACAACGGACTGCTTATCATCAATGGCTTTCTTAGCCTCTGCTAGAGCAGCTTCTTTCTCCCTAACTACACGAAGTAGTTTTGAAGTTTCAGACTTCTCATTTAAGTGGCTAGAAGCATATTCGCTAGCATAAGCTTCGAAGATTCTGCGACCGAAATCATTCTTGCGAGCGACTTCGATGTCTTCTTTCAGTTGGCTCATCTCTGAAGCTAGCTTGTTGGTAACAGTAGCTTCAACGACTTTGGTAGCCTTCTTAACGAAATCAGACTTGACTTGTTCAAATTTTGCTTTGGCTTCACGGACTAGTTTGACTTTTGTTTCTGCTAGGTCTTTCTTGTCAGTGTGGAATTCAGCAATTTCTTTAGCTAGAGCGTTAACAATGAACGTTTCTAGTTTAGCAAAATTTTCTGCTACAGACTTGCGATCTTCGTGTAGTTCTGAAAGTTCGCCAGCGAGTCTAGAAAGCACAAAGCTCTCCATCTTCTTAGCATCATCTTTCATTTTCTTAGCGTACTTGGCTTTGGCTTCGACTAATTGATTTCTGTCTTCAGCAAGCTCTTCGAGCTCACCTTGTAGACGATCACTGATCATTTTGTCAATAGCTTCAACCATCACGCCCTTATCGTGTTCGTACTTTTGTGCGAACTCTTCACGAAGTGTAGCTGTAACTTCATCGCGATTTTCTTGAATCTTTGTTTGCCAAGCGGATTCAATTTCCGACTTGATCTCTTCGGAAATCACATTGTTTTCGAATAATTGTTTTACTATATCTAGCATGTGATTCTCCTACAAATTATTTGAGGGTCTTGATGATTCTCATCAAGCTCTCTGCTACGTATTTCTGTGCCTTAGGATCGCCTTGGACTTCCCTTGCTATATTCAATGCCTTATAACCGCCTGTTGTGTTCATTAATGCTTCGTAAACTGGTGTGGGATACGCTCCCGGGGCGCTTGGTTGTGCGACAATGTCAACGGTAATGATTTCAAAATCAGAAACCTTACCGCTGCCATCTTCTGAAACGTTACCGGAACCCCTGCTTGATACGCCTAGTTTCACTCCGTTCTCCAACATGGTTTGAATTAATTGTCCCATAGGAGTTGGAAGTATTTTTATCTTACCGTAACCATTTGGGCCGTCCATCCACATCTTAGTGATCATGTGACTAACACGGTCCAAATTTATGCGTAGATCAGCAGGATGATCCACTTCCCCTAGAACTGAATATCCACCCGCAATCTGTTCGTTGATAGTTTTGACAGCCCGAGCAATTTCAGTAGAGGGATAAACACGCTGATTCTGGTTTCTGATATCACCTTGGATACAGATACCGTGGAGATGCAGGGTCTTTCTATCCCCTTCCTCGGAACTTTCAAGAACCAATTGCGCTTGGTCGAAACTCAGATTTTCTCTAAGGTAGTTTTTCACCTAAAGGGCTCCGATTACTTCTTACCGCGGAAAAGACTTGCTGTGTTATCAGCTGATTCGCCTGAACCTTTCTTTTCTGCGCCATGTCCTGGTTCTTTCTTAGAAAAAGCACTGCCTGCTTTTCCACCAGGAACATTGATGTTACCTGTGTTCATGTCTTGTGGCTTGTTCTTGCTTAGACCTGTTTCTGAACCACCGCCTTCGCCGCCTTTTGCGATGTTAGCAGTTGTTCCGCCCATGTCATTCTTGCCAGCTACTGTGCTCTTGGTATTTGTAGCACCTGTTACTGAACCAGACTGTGCGCCTACGGCCTTGCCTTCGCCTTTCTGATTGTTTTTGTCCCAATCGTTACCAACTTTTTCTACGTATTCACGTACTGTGTCTAGGTCTTCGACTGTTTCAAATTCTTCTGAACCATCTAGTGCGTCAGCAGCAGCGTCCATGTGTCCTGCGTGGTCACCTGGTTCGCCTGTTTCTTCTTCATGCTGTTCGCCTTGTAGGAATTGGTCAAAAGCTGCTTGTAGTTCGTCGATAGCAGAAGCTAGGTCTTTGATATCGCCCTTGGTTGCTTCAGCATCTTCGTCATGGCCTTCTTCGCCTTCTTCGTCACCGAATGGGTTTTCTTCGCCTTCTTCACCGCCTTCATCATCGCCTTCCATATCGTCGATCATGTCGTCAGTTTCATCATCAGCTTCGCCCATTTCGACGTCTTCAAATGACTCATCCATGTCATCATTTTCTTCGTCGTCTTCTTCGCCTAGATCTTCTTCTTCTAATTCGCTTTCGATTAGATTTTCGTAAATTTCACGGGATTTTTCCACTACGTAGTTGTGGAAGATTTCTTCTGCTTTAGCGGTATCGTTGTTTACGATATGCTCTAGCATTTCTGCGATTTTATTCTTGTCTGCCATGTTAATTCCTCCTGAATATTGTGGGGCTGTCGAATATATTTAATGCTAAGATAATATTTGGGTATTAAATGATGCTTTTTTGATCAATTTTGATTATTTAAATACGCAACCAGGAAAATCCTCTTCGAACTGTTCAAAATTGATATGTCGGAGATTGCCTGTTATATCAGACAGATTCTTAGGGCAGAAAGCATCTTTTTCTGCTACCCTTGTAAATATTACTTTTTGATTTTCCTTGATCACACGTTCAGTTTGATTGCTCCAGTTGCCAAAATAGGTAGCAGGTTCGCTGCTACACTTGTAATTTGGAGTGTCTGCGTATACATTATTGAATTTTTGATCTATTCCTTGATAGTCAAAACCCAGAATATAGATGTTGGTTATGCCGTGGCTAGCAGCTAACCAAAGTGCTGTAGGACCTGAGCTCCAACCTTTATGAGGGTTAAAAAAGTTTATACCCTGCTCATTTAACACTTCTTTATTAGGATTAGTCCATACAGGACGCTTGTATTGATAGCCCGCGGCTACTATTTCTTTGATCATTTTGACATCTACTGCCACTAGAAAGTCTGGATCAAATTCTCGATATAGTGCGTTACAGCCGTAGATCTTGCCCCATTTTTTCATCTCAGCAAGATTTACACGCAGTCTACTGCGTCCGTTACCGAGTACAAATGCTGTGTTATTAGGCTGCGGGCTGTTCTGCTTCAGGTTTCTGTCCATACATCTGCTGTATAAATTCTAGCTCAGCAGCCTGTTCGAACTGATGGGCTTCGCTTTGCTTGCGAAGCTGATTGATTTGTCGAAGAGTCAATGAAATCTTACGTGTGTCGTCTTTTCTTAAGACACTGGTATCAGCACGATTTTCGTAGCGTTTGTCGTCTACGTACTCGTTTTGTTGGTCGTTGAAATAGAAGAATTCGTAAAGTTTCATCTTGTATTTATTAGATAGTCTGCTGAGTCGGTGGTGCTGGCGGTGCTGCTGTAGCTGCTGCTGTTTCTGGTGCTTCTGAGGTTCCTGGTTCAGCAGCCGCTGCCATATCTTCTGGTGCTTCTGCTGTTTGATCGCCTAGATCGCCTGAAATACCGTCCGGTGTAACTCCTACTCCACGCAATTCTGCTGCTGCGTTTAGAGCTGCTGCTACAGTAGAACCATTTTCTTCTTTCCACATACGTTCGTTTTCTACGATCTCTTCTTGGCTCAATCCTAAGAAACGTTTCATAGAGAAACGCTTGCTGAGGTAAGGCACTTCTTGTAAAGCAGCAAACGTCTGTACTCTAGCGTTGTCCAGTTCGCTCTGACGATAAGCTGCGAAGTTTTGTGGAGGATTAAATTTAAGTTCAAACAGAGAATTGTCAATATTGATGCCTTGATCTATCAACCATCTCTTGTATTCTAGATCAAACTCTCCGATCATCAGGCTCTGTAGACGTTCGCAATATTTGTTAAAACGCAGTTCTTGAATGTAGGCTGTGCCTACTTTGCCATCCACATGCTGTGCTTGACTGTCGTCAGGCATGGTTGGCAAGTAGCTGCTAGGTATGCGCAAAGCACGGAATAGTTTATTAGTAAAGTAGCGTAGATCGTCGATTTCGCCTAGATTAGTACCACCTGGTAGAACATCTACTTTTGATCCTCGACCTTCTGCGGTCTGGGGAAAGAAGTAGTCTTCAGAGATGCTCAACGGATTATAGCTAGCATCTATGATGTTCTGTCCGCCGCCTGCTTGGCTAGGTATACGACGTTGATTGATTTCATTTTTCACACGCTCAACAAAGCTCATGGCCATGTGTGCGGGCATGTTACCAACGTCTACATAAAACACACGACGTTCCGGAGCACGTTGTATACGATAGATAACGATAGCATCTTCAAGCAATTCTTTTTGCTTGTAGACTTTGAATACAGATTCTAACAGGCTGTTGCCAAATGGATAGTTGTTATCTAGTCCTTCTGATAAGCTGATGTGTATAACATGTTCAGCATCTATAGCGATTTCGTTTTGATTTACGCTGAATCTGCTGCCAGTCTGTGTAGGTGCTGCTCCTACCATGCCTCTTCCTAGTGCGCCACCGCTGATATAGTTGGCTGTGCCTGCGGGTGTGTTGCTAGTGTTAGGGCTTATGTTTGTAGCTACGAGATGCTTAAAGTTGAGATTAAAATCTCTAACAACATACTGTTCTGGTTTTTTGCCTTCGCTTTCGTTGACGATGATCTTGGTAACTTTACCTGGATCTACATAAAACCATTTTTTAGTTTCTGGATCACGTACAAAGAACGCATCACCGTATTTGAATATATTTCTAATGATCCTAAACAGTCTAGTATCGAACTGATTCTGTTTGTGCCATTTTTGTAAACTGTCTTTTAATATCTTGACTTCAGTGGCTGTAGGTGTGCCTTTAAACTGGAATTGGAATCCTGTATAGTTGTCTCTGTTGTCCTGCGTACAAAACTCTGCTAGAATATCTAACGCTGCGTTGACTTCTGAATCCATGTCCATAGTGTCATATTGCATATAACGTTCTGTACGATTAGGTGTACCTGCGTAGACGTCGGGCAGGTAAGAACTATAATTTACTTTGGCTGGACCCGGACGAGAACCATTGCCCAGTGGGCTGAATGTCCCTGTTTGCGCTCCAACTGTAACGGGTGTAAAATATTTTTTCCAGCTCACTGTATTCTCCAATTATGCCATGTAAGGCATTTTAACTCCTTTTTGAACATGTGCTTTGTTTTGATCTATATATAGTTCTTGTCTGGCTATTTCTAGAAGATTGGCCATATTAGTATTTAAACTAGAAATGAATTGTACCATCTCGATTTGATCTTTGCTATTAACTATTCCTTCCAGCTGTTGAGGTGTAACTACAGCTTCTCTGCCATGTAGAATCGCTTTTGTACCTGCTCCAAATTCTTCAAACAGCTTGCCTGTAGCACCTAGAGATCCATACGCACGAGAAGCGGGCGGTGCTCCCGGAGCTGCTCGAGTCGATGCTGCTGGATTATTTGCTTTTGGTCCTTCACCTGGAAAAAATATTCTAGGATCAAACGTCCTTTCATTTTCTGGTTTTCCTCTAAATCCTTGTACTTGTACAGTATTAGGTGTTAGATAACTAAACCAAGACCCTGTTAACAGGTTGTTTGGTCCTATACCTATAGTCTGTCCAGCAGTTACTGGTTTTCCTCGTATAGCATCAAAAATAGCTTTACTTTTTTCTTTATCAAATCCCGAAATCCTTAGAGTTATACCTTCTCCGGAATTAGCTTTTTCATCCCATAATTCTACAATTTGTTTTTCGATGTCAGCTACAGTGATCAAACCATTAAATGGAGCACCAAATGGTTCATGACCTTTAGCGAATTCCCATCTTCTTGTGGAATTTTCTAATGGAACCGTAGCAGATCCAAACTCAGAAGCGCCGGGCACCACCAGTTCTCTAGTTTGATCTTGTGTAAGATATGTACCGGTCATCTTGCCACCAGCAGACGGAGCGACAAATTGTTGAGTATTAACACCAATAGTGTTAGCTATTGTCATAGTTTCTGATTCAGTTGATGCGTCTGGTGCTATCACAGAACCAGCATCTCTTTGTATTGTTGTAGCTCCTCCAGAAGAAGTCATGCCGCCTCCGGCTGCTGCTCTTCCTAACGCATTTTTCATTTGAGCTCTTCGTAAATTATCGTCATATTTTCCTAAAAATAAACTTACGACACTGTCTGGAGCTCCTTGGGCTACAAGAAAATCAGATATAAGCCTTTTTATTTCTACATACATCAATCTTGCCCAGCCTTCGAGATGTACAAATATCTTGTTCCTGCCTTCTTCGCTAAACATATTATCATATACAGCAGTCATAGCGGGCATAGCAACATCTTTGATCCATTTAGAAAGATCTTCACCTGCTTGTTTTAATAAAGCAGGTAGAGGTTTTAATGCTTCTCCCATACCTTTTAATACAGGTATCAATGTGTCAAAAAAGTTTTTCCTAGCATCTTTGAATGCTAAACTAAATGTATCTAGGATTTTTGTTATACCTTCGTATTTGTTTTTTTTATTTCTACTGTCTTCTATAGCTTTCCTAAGTTCAGCATCAGTCATCTTGCTGATATCACCAAAACTAAGAAGATCTTGTAACATTTTAGTCATGCCAGGGCCTAATTGTCGTTGACCTTCAGCTGTGGCCAGTGTGGCCATAAAGAACGACCTGTTGTTTTTAAAATGCTGTAATCCTACTCGATACAATTTAAAAGTTCTTTCAGATTCACCTTTGTTGTATTCTTCTTCGGTTACATTATGATCTCTAGCCTGTCTTAGATCTTCTTCTAGAACCTGTCTCATACCCTGTGCTAATCCCAATATTTGGAAAGCACCTTGCGTGACTGGTGTAGTGTTTGCCGCCTGTGCTTTGTGTAAGTCGGCACCTTGGTCTCCAAACAGAGCTATCATCCTAGTCAGTCTAGTTCTCATCTTGCCTTGTTCTTGTGGATCTAATTTTGCCAATGATCTTTGATAGATCACATCTTGTTCAACTGCTGCTACTTTTTGAGCTAGAGATTTTCTGTCAACTCCTGACATAGATGCTAGCGCATCTAGGTTTTCTATATAACCAACAAACGCTTTGTTAAGATTAGCTGTCCTCTGTGTATTTTCTTGATTGCCCTGATTGGTCATTATCAACCATTTAGCAAACATATCTCCAGATTCTTCTTGATTTATTCCCAGCTGTAACAGTCTTTCTCTAGCACCACTAGTTCCATTATATAGATTTTCAAAACTCATAGATAGGCGTTCAGCGCCTGATCTAACATCTCCAGATAATAGAGATAACCCTTGAGCATTAGAAACTACCAGATTAGCAAATTCATCTAAATCCATCCTGGCATTAGCAGCAGCATGACGTAGAGCCAACGCACTATTACCAAAGTTAGCACCAACAGCAGAAGTCTTTTTAAGAGTCGAGTTCCAACCTTCTACTACCGCTGTGGTCATCACAAATATATCAAGGAAACCTCCAACTAGCCCGCCAACTAACGGAACTTTCTTGATAAAAGTATCGTTCATTACTCTGGCAAAATCACTAAAAGTATTAGTGTTTCTGTCCATAGCACCTTTGAACATGTCTACGCTTTTTTTGATAGCATTAGCAGCTTTGCTGTCTAATTTTGATATAGAATCCGCTATTTCGCTTGAGCTTTTTTCGTAAGCTGCGGCAGCACCGGCAGTGCTTCCTCTGTTAGTTTCTCCACCTGAATTTTTGTCAAGTTTCTGTATAGCTTTAAGAAGTTCTTGTAAGCTGGCTTCAGAAACTGCGTTGTCTATAACGCCTCTGGTTCCTGATATGATTATTTCTACATTGCTATTAGGCATAGATCATATTACCTGATTGATGTCTTAAAGTTTCTAGGTGAGATTTATTAATGTCTATTTTTTCTTTATAGATGCTGATAAGAGTGTTCATCTTAGAATTTAGATCATTGATCATTTCTCCTACATTAACCTTGCCGCCTGTTGAGATTATATCTTCCATCTGGCTAGGTGTGATAACAGCTTCTCGTCCGTGTAGTTCGACAGGAGTTCCTGCTCCAAACTCTCCAAACAATTTTCCCATAGTACCTAAGGTACCAGTACTCATTCCTTTAAATTGCCAATGCCATGGTTCGTATGGTTGTTGTAAAGGCCCTTCCCATCCAAATCTAGTAGCATTCCTTTTTAGCCAATCAAAAACTTTAGGATCACGTACATTGATATCTGTTGCTAATCCCCAACCATGTTTAGAAAATCCTGGTCGAGCAGCCAGTGTGGGTTTTCTATTTTTAACGTCTACTTGTTCTGCGAATGTTCTATATGAATCAGTTACATTTAGATTGATACCTTCTCGACGAGCAGCATCAGCCATGGCTATAAAAGCTCTAGCCGCGCTTGGTTGTAATCTATGACGTCCTTGTCCTATGCTAGCTAATGCGCTGTCTGGTAGTCGACCGTTGCTGCCGTCGGTCATGTTTTCCTGAGGACCATAAGTATAACCTTGTGGAGCAGGTCCAGGTCCTCCGGGAATAGGAGCACCGCCGCCAGCGGCTGCTTCACGTGCTTCTCTTCTTTGTGTTTCTAATGCCGCAGCATAACCACGTCTTGCTGCGTCAGCTATCGGTGTTGCTGGTTTAGGAATAGCTGCTAGATCACGTTCTTTCTGTTTGAGTACTTCTTCTAATTCTTGTTTTAGTTGATTATCTGCTTCAGGACTTTCAAAGGCTTTCCTTATAGCATATCTTAGATAAGCAGTTATAGTGCTAAACCATGATTCGATCTTGACATTCCATCTTTTCCACCCATTAGCATCTGTAAGTTCTTCAAAAAATCCTACAGCATCGGGTAGATACTCACCTACCCATCGGCCTAGTGTCGTGCCCATTTCTTTCATCTTGTCAGCTACACCAGCTTTGATCAATTCGCTACCTATACCTTCTAATATCGGCAATAGCACATCTATCACTTTTGTCTGGAAGTCGTGTGCGCTGAGTCCAAACGCATTTAATATCCTAGTTAATGGATCACCTTCTTTATTTTGATTTTCAAGCTGTAACAAGAATCCTTCTATCTCATCTACAGATTTCATGTTCGCAATTTTTAGAGTAGTCCTGTTTAATGCTTCCGTGGACTGCCCTATTTCTTTCATGCCAGGCGCACCACTGGCTATCATAGAATAAAGTGCGTCATTGGCTTTACCTAGTCTAGCAGATTGGAATAGACTTTCGGCTCTGCTTCTTCTCATACGCTTGCCGTATTCTTCTTCATCTAGTCCTGATTTAGCTAGAGCTTGTCCTCGTCTTGCTTCTGCTACCAGTTGAGGATTTAGTGTCATTAACAATTGAGCAGCATCAGTCTGTGGTGCTACTCCTAGATACAGTGCTCTAAACAGTTCAGCTCCAGTTTCGCCATACATGCTTTGGAAATAGGTCATCTGTTGCATGATACGGTTTCTAGCTTCAGGAGCCAAGCTGTTTAATTTTAATTGGAAAGCTGCGTTTTGACTTTCTTTTTCAGCTTTTGCCTGTAGATCCTCTACGCTTTCTCCAGTCATCCTAGAAATCAACATGATGTTTTTCATGTAACTTTCAAAGGCTTGGGCTGCTGCTGGTCCTTGTATCCTATTGTCTCTCACACCTCGGTTGACCATGGTATACCAAGAGGTCATGTTGTCTGCTAGTTGGTCAACAGTTCTGCCCAAGTTAAGCATCCTTTCACCAACACCGCCTGAACCTTTATAAACTTCTCGAGAAAAATCTGAAACTTCTCTCGCACCTTCAGTGACTCCTCGTCCTAGCATAGCAAAATCTTTGCTGCGTTTAGCTATTAATTGACTAAGTCCGTCCATGTCTAGGTAAAGACCGGCTGCTACTGATCTCATTTCCATGATGCTGTTGTTAAAATTAGCACCATATGACGATGATTTTTTAAGATTATCGTTCCAACCTTCTAGTACTTTAACACCTTGGACAAACACATCTCCTAGAGCACCAAGTGTTTCTCCAACGAAAGGCAAATTCTTGATCAGTCCATTATTCAGCGCCGCTGAATATTCACTCATCTTGTCGCTGCCGCTGGCTATCATGCCAGCGAGATTAGTAGTAGTTCCTGCTAAAGCACCTATGCCTTTAGCTAGTTTTTTACCCCATTCAGATTTGGCTTTATCAGTATTGTCTGCTCTGTTAGCAGCACCACCGCCTCCACCGCCACCAGAACTGCCGCCCATGGATTTGTTGATAGAATTGACCGATTTGATAATTTCCTGTAAGGTAGCTTCGCTGGCAGCGTTTTCAATAACGACACCGTCTAGTTCACCACCCAGGATTTGTACTTTTTGTATGGCCATCTTTCCTACCAATTATGAAAATGCCAGAAATCTACGCATATAAATATCTGAACACTATTATATTTATAGGTATAGAAAATGGCAGAATTTATCAACAACTTAAACCCAACATCTGCGCAGCCAGCACCTGCTGTGAAAACAGATAAAAATCCTCTAGCAGCATTTTTTCGACAGCCCAAAATTTGGATTTCGCTGCCTAGCAAAGGAGAGTTTTACCCAGAAGGTGCTTTAGAAAAAACTATCAACAACGAGTATCCTGTGTTTGCTATGACAGCTCGAGATGAACTGTTGTTTAAAACACCAGATGCGCTGATGAACGGTGCTGCTACTGTAGAAGTTATACGTAGCTGTGTACCTAACATCAAAGATGGTTGGGCAGTGCCTAGCTTAGATGTTGATGCTATCTTAGTAGCTATCCGTATCGCTACCTACGGCGAAGAAATGGATGTCACCGCAGGTTGTCCTAAATGCGAAACTGTAAATGATCTAGCTGTTGATCTAAGGAATGTGTTAGATAGTCTTAACAAAGTAAATTTCAATAAAACTGTCGAGATAGGCGATAGTATGTTGGTTCATCTACGTCCTATGGACTACAATCAATTGACCAAAGTCAGCTTAAAAGCATTTGAACACCAGCGTATATTTTCTATCATCAATGATGATCGTATCGAGGAACAGGAAAAAGTTAGGATGTTCCAAGAAAGTTTTGTCAAGCTCACTGATTTGACTATCGATTCTGCTGTTAATTGTATTAGTAAGATCGAAAGTACAGAAGGTAGCACAGATAATCCAGAGTTTATCAGAGAATTTTTAACCAACGCTGATAAATCTATATTCCAATCTATCACTGATGCTGTAAACAAAAGCAAAGAAAGCGGAACTATGAGCTCATTTAAAGCCAAATGTTCCAAATGCGAGCACGAATGGTCCGTAGATCTTAACATGGACAGCTCGGATTTTTTCGGTTCAGGCTTTCGTCGTTAACGATTGATGAAATCCTGGCTGAGACGAAAGCCCTTGACGAACAGGCCAAAGACGTTAAACTTGAAGCTTTTAGATGTATATGGTACCTGCGTGGAGGAATGTCTTATACCGAAGCCATGAACCTCAGCTATGAGGAAAGAGAAATAATACAGAAGTTAGTAAAAGAAAATATAGAAATCGCTAAGACTTCTGGACTGCCTTTCTTTTAAGCCTGTATTCGTTTTAACAGCGTGAATGCTTTTTGTGTAGTAGCAGGATCAGCTTTCATCAGATCGATCATAGCAGATGCTAGCACTGCTTGATGTGTCCTACTTAACTGTCCACCGCTCTTGACCGTGCTCACAGCCATTTTTAATTGAGCTGGATTGACATTAGGCAATAGCTGTGTTAACGCATTGACGTTTAGCGAACCTTGTATACCGCTTTGTCCGCCACCAGAAGCATCGCCTGCTTGCTGTCCAGTTAGACCTCCAGCGACACCTTGTTTAAAACTGTCCCAAGCACTGCCACCGCCCTGGGCAGCACCTTGATTGCCTCCACCCATAGGACCTTGTGCGGCACCACCTTGGTCAACGATATTACCTGTGTTTGGATCTAGTCCATAGCCCATCTTGGCAGCATCATGAGCAGCTTGCATGAATGCTTTGTCTAGTGTAGCTTGTGGAAGAGCTTCTTCAGTGTACATGCTCATGTTTAGACCTTTAGAACGGATTTTAGCTGCTCCTGACTTAAAAGATCCGGCAGCATTAGCATTAACACCTTTTGCGGCCTGTATTCTTATCTTATCATCAGCGGTCCGTGCCCATCCAGGTTTGTTCTGAGCGTCAGCTGCAGCCTGCTGTGTAGCCATAGCAGCTTTACCTGCGGCTTTACGTGCTTTTTTATCAATTTTATTAGTGTTCTGTTGCGCTGGCGTTTGTGTTTGTGATGCGCTAGGTTTTGTTGTTGGTTGTGCTGCTGCTGTTGGTTGTGCTGTTGCTGTTGGTTGTGCTGTTGGTTGTGCTTGTGATGCGCTAGGTTGAGCTGTAGCTGTCGCATCGTCGTCTCCTGTTGGCTCAATCCTGTCTTGTGGCTGTTCAGGATTAGCTTTTAGCCTGTTGCCTAAAGAGCCAGCAGCGCCTTTCATCTTGCCCATGATGCCACCGCCCATAGGACCTTTCGGAGCTCTGTTACCAGTAGCAGAGTTAGCTTCTTTGTCTAAAACCATCTTAGCGCCATCAGATGGATAACCTTTGCTTTGTAGGAAACGTAGTACAGCATCAGCATCAGGTTCTAGCTTAGTAGCACCAAGGAATCTGTTAAAATCTCTCATTAGAGCATTAGCGATAGCACCAGTATCTAGTTTACCAGCAGCTTTATCACTGCCAAATTTACTCATTATACCAAGTCCAGCTCGTTTGAGCATGCCTTGTGGTGCTTCTTTGACCTGTGATTCGATTAAGATATCATTGATTCTCATAGTGAACGTTTCCTAAATTCTATTTTATATTTATTCTTTTTGAAGTGAGCTACGCTCACTTGTGTCTATCGCTTTCGCTCAGCCACATTTTATTTCTTCTGATAGTATTTAATCTTAGATGCGAAGCATTTAAGTATTATCTAGATAGTATGGTCACACTTAGCCCGTCGCCGGGCTAAAAATAAAACTGAGCATTATCTGAGTAGCACAGTCACACAGCAGTAGAGCATTACAGAGGCGGTCATCCGGTACCTCGAGCTCCGTCTTATCATGACGGCGGCATACGCTAATCTGCTATCACTAGCGTATACGTGGGGTTTTTCTCCCCTCATTTAGCCTATATTGACTCCGTTCAAACAGCAAAACCGCAGGCTTTTTTGCGATCGACGTCCTGTAAAGGATAGTTGCTGAGTACCTCTTCGCCAAGGTAGAGTTCCTTACCGCCACACATCAGAGCGGATTTTGGGCACCATAACAGTCACCGGTGCGGGTTTTTTTGGCGATTATTTTGCCTTTTCGTGCTCTAAAAGACGCTGCCTAAGTATGTTTGAGCCGCCTACTCTGACGTTTATAATGCCATTATAATAGTCATCTGTTTCTAAAACTCGGCGTTCAAACTGCTCTCTTGCCTCTAAATAGCCCATTTCTGCCTTGCTTTTACAGTAATAAAGTATTTCTCTGGTGAAGTTTTCCGGACCTAATGCTTGGACGTCTGCGTTTAACCTGTCGCTAGAACCCCAGTAATCGCGCCAATCGCTTTCTACTGTGCTTCTGCGCTTGAGTTTTTTGCCTTTGAGAGGAGGTTTAGTACGTTTAAATTGTGCTAGTTTCTTGCCTATGTACTTCTGGCCGGTAGTAAGATTCGTGATGAGATAAACAAAGCCAATATAGCCTTCGGGTATTTCTTCTACGATTTGATTTTGATATGTCCAAAGCACTCACTTAGTTATTTTCGGTGGCCTTCCTAGCTTGCCTTTTCTGGATTCCTTACGGTTTTGCCTTTTGTTTTGTATTTCTACTCGCCTTACACTTGCCTCATTGCGTATTTCTGATAACCAATATCGTGCCTTTATACCAGCAGCATCGCTTGTGCCGTACTCAAACTTGTCCTGCCATTTAAAATATTCCTGGAAGGCTTTGATCAAGCGATCATGCGTATCTGTGCTCATTGTAGTATTTCTACATCGTTAGAATATGAAGTGAAACCGTTTTCCTTGATGACCTTGAGCACCTGATTAACCCTGCTGGTTAGATCGTCTCTATGGCTGATCAAAAACACATTCTTCTCGCGTTCACGTGTCATCTTCTTTAGGATAGCTATGCTGGATTCTACACCACTAGCATCCATGCCTGAATCGATCATTTCGTCGATAAACAGTAAATTGATGCTTTGATATAGGTTTTCCCACACATCACGGAACGCCCAGCTCAAGCTCAAGATCAATCTATTGCGTTCTCCTCGGCTTAGATTGTCAAAATCTAGATCTTGTCCTAGTTGTGTGATAAGCACAGTAAGATCGCTTTGGAATTCCACAGTATGTGGCAATCCTATCTTATCCAGATAATAAGTTAGACGTGTGTTTAGATAGTTTAAATTCTGATCAATGATTTTTTTACGTACAAAACTATCTTTGTTAGTCAGTAATTTGTACAAAAACTCCTGATGATCTTTGACTTTGGTTAGATCATTGACCTTGCTCCAGTCTATTTCCTGTACCGCTGTGTTTCTAAGTTCATCGATTTGTTCTTGATACGGATCTTGTTCAGCTTGTTTGGCTGCTAGATCTTTTTCTAGACCGCTAAGAGTAGTCTTGTGATTATAAGCATCGTCGATATTGTCGTAATTAACCAGAGGTGCTGCTCCTAGCTCGCCTATTTCTGCGATAGCGTCTAGTAGTTCTGCTATTTGTTTTTCTGATTCAGCAACGGCAGCTTGGCTTTCTTCTACTTGCTGTGCTTTTTTCTCGACCATAACCATGTGTTTCTCGTCATGAATGTCTTGTCCACAGCTATGACATTTGTGTTCAGCTAAAGTCAGCAGTTCGCTTTCTAGTTTATCTAGATTTTTCTGTTCTCTATCTTTGGTCGCAGACTGTCTAGACATCTGCGAATTGAGACTGTCTAGATCTTTTTTGTTCTTGCTCCATTCTGCCAGTGCTTTTTGATTTTCAATCTCTTGATCGATGTCTATCAAACCAAGTTTCTTGATAGCTTTTTCTAGATCATTGATAGAATTATCTTTGTTAGTTTGCCATAGTTTGAGTTTTCTTTCTAATGCTTCGATACTTTGCTGTATGCGCTCATTAGATACCTTGATAGTTTCTATCTTGGTATTTTCGGCAGCGATCATGTCTTTAGAAATGCGTATGCCTTCTTTTAACAGTTCGGCTTTTTCGCTCAAGATAGTGATTCCTAACAACTGTTCGATAATAGCACGTTGGTCGTTGGGTTTCATGCTAAGGAAAGGCTCGGTATAGGTATTCAAAGCCACGATGTGTTTGAACATGTCGTGGCTCATACCTATTACTTTTTCGATTTCTTTCTGTGTTTCTCTAGAATCGCCTTGACTTTCGTCTTTATCGTCTGGGTTTTGTTCTTGACCGTTAATGCTAAACTTCAGTAGATTGGGTTTACGTCCGCGCTCAATATGATATTCTTGCCCATCCTTGTCAAACGTGATAGTAACTAGCATGTTTTTGCTATTGATCTTGTTGATAAGATTATCACGTTTGATATTTGTCAGTGCTTGTCCATAGATAGCATAACTTAAACCATTGATGATAGTAGTTTTACCTGTGCCGTTGCGGGCTCCTATATCATCGCCGCCGAGATCTAGATTTTCACCTAGCACCAAAGTTAGCAGACCCTTGTCAAAATCCACAGCTTGGGTTTGATTACCCACACTCATAAAGTTTTTAACAGTTAAATTCTTGATCTTTATCATAGGTTATTGTAGATCTCCAACAGCAGCTTCTTGTCATATGTTTCGGAATCTATACTGGTTATCTGATTCATCACGATAGTGTCTACACTTTCAAACTGTAGATCCACAGGAACAGCATTACTAGATTCGATTTCTGTTTTTTCCGGTATCAACATCAGCTCTCGAAGATCATATTGCTTTATAAAAGTTTCTTTGATAAAGTTAGCTTCTTCGAAAGTGATAGGAACGTCTATGGTAACACGACAGTGCATCTTAGACTTTAACAGTGTATCTGGAGAATCTATGATGCGGCTGAGTTTGTAGTGTCTGTAAACAGGCTGTTGTTGCCAAGTTCGATATTCCGGCGCACCTCCCCACTCTAACAACATCATACCTCGATCATCATCGCCGGCATCTGCGTAGTTGTGTGGAAAAGCATTACCAATATAAGTAATATTGCCTTGTGTTTGACGTTTGTGAAAATGTCCGCTAAACACATATTCTTGGTTAACGAAATGGTTGCTTTGTAATTGACCGTGATCAGGCATCTGTACCATAGCGTTCATATAGAATAATGGCAATTCAAAGTGTCCAAAAATGTAACGACTTTTGATATCTGGCACAGTACGCCATTCATCGCCTACTAACCATGGTAAAAAAGTCACACCGTCTAATGTTAGCGGATCCTTGATAGGCACAACGTTTGGAAACAGGCGCATGAATTCAATAGAATTAATTTCTCGCTTGTCTTTGTAGAATAGATCGTGATTGCCTAAAATGAAATAGACTTTTTCAAAGTTAGCATTCAGTCTTTCGATGTTGCTAACTGTATAGTTCATGGTGCTGACATCAGTAGTTGACCTGTTATGATGCCAGTCACCTAAGAAGATACAAGTTTCAGCTCCTGCTTTTTTAGCTTCTTCACAGAACCATATGACAAAATCTTCACAATCTATGTTGTGGATCCTGCTACCTGATTTAAGGCCAAAATGGATATCTGTGAAACAAGCGACTTTGTTGAATAATCCCATCGACGAAACTCCTAATTAAATTGTAGACGGCAACGTTGACAAAGTCAATCGTCGCTGCCCCAATCCATGTTAAAATTTGCGTCGCTCACTACAGGACTAACAGGCCCTGCGCTAGTTGATTTACCGCTGTTCTGTCTGGTCCAACTGGGATTCATACCATTCATTTCAAGGATGTCATCTCTAATATTTTGATTACGCTTTTCAATGTTAATGATCCGTACAAAACTGTTAGTAACGGCAGCAGTATAGTAAGCGAAAGGGTTATTAGACTTGCTTTCATCGAACTGAAGGCCAATTTGAGTAAGCTGTAAGATCGCTTGTCCTCGCATTTCATCGTTGTAGGTATATCCTCTGACATTACCTCTGGTAGCGTAACGCTCGCAGAGTTTGATAAACATCCTAGCAAGATTATCAGTCATGCGTCCGTGTTCTTTGCTAAAGTGTCCGTTTTCCATACCACCGATCCAGTGGCTTTTGCCTACGCAGATTAGGTTATCATTGTCATCAAACTTCCAATGTTGGAATGGAGGAAAGTTGATTTTTTCGTGACTGTCTGCGGTATTTTTAACAGTCTTTTTCCGACCAGGTGCCAATGGAATATGTTCCCACGACACGATCCTAAAAACAACATCGGTCTTTAGTATCTTTTTATAATCGATTTCAAAGTTTTTAGCAGAAGCTTTTTTATCTGTTAGAGCTGCTTTTTCATATGCTTGTTTGGATAGACGTGCTGCCCTTACTCGTTTAGCTTCGGCAATAGTACGAATATTGATTTTTTCCAAGCTGGGCAGTATTAAATCATAGTCCGAAAATTCAGGTGCTACATATGAACAGTATGTATTTTTGCTTCGGTGTATTTCTTTGAGTAGGTCCTTGTTAGTTAAGTATTTTATTTTAGTTGTGGTCATTCAATGGTCCTCAGAATTACTTATATAATAGCACATTTTTAAGGAAATAAATAGAGTAAAGGATACCAAAAGACATGGCTTTACCTACAACAACGCAATCGACAGCAGGAACCACAACTAAACCGACGATCTATGCGGCTACAGATAAAGGTTATACTGGCTTCTTGACTGGTTACAGTGCTCCTAAGGAGTATTTGTACTCTAGCAATATAAACTATGCTAATCAGCTAGGTGGCCTGGCTGGCAGTTCACTTAATGGTGGTGGCAGCGGCAGCGGCGGTGGCGGCGGACTAAGATTGCCTAGTCTGAATCTAACTGGTCTAGACAAAGCTCTCGGAGTACTAGGAGCTGCGGCAGCATTGATGCAGCTACCTCAAGCTATCGGTAACGCGGTAACAGGTCTAGCACAGACCGCAGCAGGTATTGCCAAAGCAGGTTTTGATTTGGTAGAATCTATCAGAAATATAAGATTCAGCTTGCCAGATTTTTCTAACATATTCGATGGGGCTACTACAGCATTTTCTACGATAGCAAGTCCTGCCAATCCTAACGATTGGCGTGTGAGATTGAATACTAATTTTGCCTTATTAGGCAATGGTGCCACACCTGACATATTAGAGCCGTTGAAAAAAACCAATGGTATGATTTTTCCTTTTACACCGTCTGTTATGGTCACACATAAAGCAAACTATAACACGACAGAGCCGATGCATAATAACTTTGCTGTACAATCTTATAAAAACAGCAACGTAGAAGATATAACAATCACTGGAGATTTCGCAGTACAAAATGATGACGATGCCAAATATTTTGTAGCAGTGGTAGCATTTTTAAGAGGTGCTACTAAGATGTTTTATGGAAAAAGTACACCAGCTGGAAATCCACCTATTGTTTGTACTTTATCCGGATACGGTACATATTTCTTTAACAATGTTCCTGTAGTGATTAAAAGTTTTAGTACAGAAATGCCTAAAGATGCCAACTATAAAAAGATTGTCGTGGGAGGAACCCCACATTGGGTACCAATGACTAATTCGATTACTGTTATAGTATCGCCTGTTTATAACAGAGCTCAACTGCGAGAATTTTCTATAGCAGATTATGTTAGCGGAACCGCTCAAGGAATTCTATAATGACTGCTACCTACACTAGAACTTCACCTTGGTATACGACCAAGATAGTAAACAATTATCTTGATACATTGACTATCAGGCAGATACCGGCAGCTGATTCGGATGTTAAGTATTCTATCGGTAGTCAATATGATCATAGACCGGATCTACTAGCTTATGATCTATATGGTGACGCTGCTTTATGGTGGGTGTTTGCTCAGAGAAATATGGATGTCCTAAAAGATCCTGTTTACGATTTTGAAACTGGAACAGTGATTTCTATACCAAAAAAAACTGACCTGTTAAGATATTTAGGATTATAATATGGCAGAAGGCTCAACTCTACCTCAGACATTTGTTTCGTCTTCTAATGTAGTACGAGTTACAGCGACGTCTAACGCAGCGACAGTTGCTGTCACGCCTAGCAGTTCTACAAACCCCGATAGTCTGTTTCCTAATCTAATACCTAATCCTTTAAAAAAATATGCCAGTTATACATATCTGTTCAGCATAGCTTGTTTAACTCCTGCTCAATTAAACGATCCTACAAGTTATAGAAAAGAGGGCGGATCGTTAACTTATATCATGTTGTCAGAAGGTGGTAGAGACAACAACAAGAGAGTAGGAAACTATTATGGCAAAACAGAATTCTTCATTAACAATGTTGAATTTATGCAGATAACAAATTCTAGCGGTATCGAACCTGTAGCTAATTTTAAATTTGACATTTATGAACCTTATAGTATGGGTTTGTTTTTACAAACTTTACAGGTAGCATCGTTAAAAGCAGGATGGGGAAATTATACTACAGATGCTAGATATGTTTTAAAACTAGAATATGTTGGCTGGACAGCGGAAGGAAACAGTGCTAAGATACCAGCAGCTACTAGATATTTGCCGTTTAGTTTTACGGAAATAAGTTTTACATATACAGATAGCGGTACAATCTATAAAGTCAAAGGAATGCCGGCCGGCCAAGAAGCTTTTAATAATGTAAACAATTCATTAAAAAATACAGTAGCACCTTTTGGTAAAACTGTAGAAGAAGCATTAGGGGGTGAGGATCCTATCGAAGGTTCTCTTTCAAAATTACTAGATGACATTTTTATAGAATTAAAAGAAAAAGGAGTTATAGGCCAGACAGATAATTTTGTTATAAAATGTGTAGATGGTGAATTTAATGATGGAAATCATGAAAGTCTTCCGCGTTGGGCTGCGATGGCCGATTCTGCTTTTGCTTTTTCAGAAAATACAGGCAGCAGACCATTTGCCAGTGACGCAACGAGAGTAAGTCAACAAGATAGAGATGCTGCTAGTTCTAGAGACGCAGTAAATTCTGGAGACAAGAAACAAAAAAGTTTTACATTTACAGTAGGTACTGCTGATGAAAGCTCAGGTTTAAGAACCATCACAGCCTGTGTGAGAGAGATAGTATTAAACAGCGAGTTTTGTGCTAAAGCCTTTGAAAAAGTAGAAAATGGTTTCATCAATTGGTTCACTATTAGAGCTGTTGTGAAACCAAAACCTGAATTAGGTCCGGATGCTAAACGTGGCGGACAATTAGGTAAGACCTTTTATTATTATGTCATGCCTTATAGAGTAAATGCTGCTATGGTAAAAAATCCTGCTGTACCAGCCGAAGGATTAGATCCGACTCTAGTAAGAAAGAAATACGATTTTCTCTATACAGGACAAAACGATGATATCATCAGTTGGAATATAACTCTAGATAACACCTATTACCAAACTATATTCACAGGGGTTCCAGAATATGCTTCTGGATCAAACCCATCCGCAGCTAACGCATCTACACCTGTTACTGTTATAAGACAAGATAGTTCAGGAGTCAGTGGAGCAGTGACAACAAGTGCTACTAGCTCAGCACCAGCAAATTTAGATCCTTCGGCAGTGCCGGCACCAAATTCAGGCGCAGCAGCCGATAGTCCTGAAGTATTAGTAGCAAGACAGATGCAGAAAAATTTAATAGACACTTATGATCAACTGACTGCTGATCTCGAAATATATGGAGATCCGTATTATTTTAGTGATGAAGGATACGGTGGTTATTTTCCTGCGAAACAAGGAGACGGCATCAATTCAGATGGAGCAGCAGCTTATAATTCTCAAGAAGTTAGGATTTATATAAGATTTAAAACACCAAACGATGCTCCTCGTAGAGGACAAGCGACTTATCCTTTCCCCAACAGCGGAGCATCGGATAGTCCTTTCAGCGGATTTTTTAGAATAACAAAGAGTTATGCTATTTTCAAAGACGGTATGTATACAAACAAATTAAGATTAATGAGAGATAAAGGCCAAGTTAGCGATGCTATTAATGCTACAAGAACAGATGCTTCTTTAGCACCGGGTGCCGGTCTACCTAAGAAACAGGGAGAAGATCCGCAAGGTGATACAGTACCAGAAGGTCCAACAGCAAGTGGAGGCAATTAATAATGCCAAGAGTCTATCAGACCAATCCTAACGTAGCCACAGCAGGCAAACTTTCTGGCCCTAGGTTAGCAAAAGTAGTAGGTCATGCTGATACTACATTTATGGGAGGACTACTAGTCAGCCTCATAGGACAAAACAGTTCTAGTTATGGTAAGACTGGGCAAAATATTATCGTAAAATATTGTCCACCTTTCTTTGGCGCAACTAATGTGGGCTTCACTGGCAGTAATTCTGGAAACGCAGCAGCTTTCCAAGATACACAAAAAAGTTATGGAATGAGCTTTGTCCCGCCAGATGTTGGAGTCACTGTTCTCTGTATATTTGTTGAAGAAACAGGAGAAGGTTATTGGTTAGGATGTGTACCTGATACATATGTCAATCATATGGTCCCGGGTATCGCAGCTTCTTCGGCAACTGATATGAGTCCTGAAGATAAAGCCAAATATGGTTCTGGACTAGCGTTGCCTACAGGCGAAATGAACAGATCGACAAACAAAGATAGAACTAGCACAGATGTAGATAAAGTAGCTAAACCAGTACATCCGATGGCAGGTGTTTTTCTAAACCAAGGTTTAATCAAAGATTATTTCCGCGGTCCTACTACATCTACTATGCGTAGAAGTGCGCCATCTAATGTTTATGGGATATCTACACCGGGTCCTTTAGATAAAAGATCTGGAGCTAAAAAAGCTAGAATAGGTGAAAGCGAAGATATTTCTCAGCCAACATATGTGAGTAGAGTTGGAGGATTTCAGTTCGTCATGGATGACGGCGACGAACGATATGTTAGAAAGAAACCAGCAGGCGAAGGCCCGCCGGAGTATGTTCCTGCTAATGAAGGCGGAGATGTTAGGATTCCTATCAGCGAATACTTCCGTGTGCGTACTAGGACAGGACACCAGATACTGTTACACAATTCCGAAGACTTGATCTACATTGGTCACGGATCGGGCACATCGTGGATAGAAATGAGCAGCAATGGTAAGATAGATATCTATGCCGGAGATAGTGTCAGCATTCATTCTGAAAACGATTTTAATTTCTGTGCGGATAGAGATATCAATATTGAAGCAGGACGCAATATCAATATCAAAGCTGCCGAAAAAATGCAAACAGAAACAGGTAAAGAAAACACATTAATAGTGGGCACAGACAACAAGATCTATATCAAAGGAAATAGTGAAACTACAGTAGACGGTGCTAGTAAATTTGGATATAAAGATTATGAAATAAACGCATCTGGTGCTATGAAACTGAATGCCAAGGGTGTCAATATGACCAGTAGCGATAATATGTTTTTGACCACTAGCGGAGGTAATCTCAACCTATTGACCACAGGCAATCATATTGAAACAGCTGACAAGATCTACATGAATTCTATTCCTGCTATTCCTGCTACACCGGCAGGCTCTATAGAATCGAAGCCCGAAACATTGCCTACTTTTGATAATCCTTCTACTAACCCAAGGCAGGATTTTAAAGCTACACAATATCAAAACGTAGAGCCGAAGAAAAGTATCATGCGCAGGATACCGATGCATGAACCCTGGGGCGGCCACGAAAACGTCGATCCTACTAAAGCAACACCGGAAAAGACCGATAGAGAACAAAAAGATACAGGAACTCAAACAGCATGACAGTCAGAATATACAACGTAACACAGGTAGCCACTGCTCAGGCACAGGCTGGCAATCTAGATCAAGATATTTTTGCCTACAAGGGCTTTAATTCGTATAGTGTAGCCACTGGCTGGAAACAGCACGATATGGACTTGGTTAAACAGGATCTGCTCAATCATTTCAATATTAGGAAAGGCGAAAAACTGATGAATCCGGATTTTGGAACTATTATCTGGAACATGATCTACGAACCTTTGACAGGTGTGAATATACAAGCTATCAGCGACGATGTGACAGAGATAGTCAACAGAGATCCCAGAGTTAATGTACAGAATGTGACTGTAGATACTACACAATATGGTATACGAGTCATGGTTGATCTCTTTTATGTTGAATTTAACCTATCGGAAAAAATAGCTATTGATTTTGATAATAGGAAAGAAAGTAAAACTACTGCTCAATGATAATATGCGCAGTTTTTAAAACCAAATAAATATAAGATAGGATGCTAATTCATGACAACCACAGCTAGACAAAATAATTTAATATTGGCAGAAGATTGGAAGAGGATTTACCAAACTTTCAAAAATGCTGATTTTACCAGTTACGATTTTGAAAATCTCAGAAGGGTAATGACCGCTTATCTGAGAGAAAACTATGCTGAAGATTTTAACGATTATATTGAGTCTAGCGAATATGTCGCCTTAATTGATCTTATCGCCTTCTTGGGACAAAATCTTGCGTTCCGTATTGATTTAGCATCTAGAGAAAATTTCATAGAATTAGCCAGCAGAAAAGACAGCGTGTTAAGGTTGGCACGTATGTTATCTTATAATGCCAAGAGAAATAAAGCTGCCCAGGGGCTACTAAAATTTGACACGGTTTCTACTACAGAAACACTTACAGATGCCAACGGTATCAATCTTGCTAAACAGACCGTGATATGGAATGATCCTACAAATACCAATTGGTATCAACAGTTTATCGCTGTTTTAAATGCTGCTATGCCGTCTACTACTGAATTTGGCAAGAGTCAAGGCACTGCTTCTATCGACGGTATCACTACCGATCAGTACAGATTTAATGCTTCAAATACCGGGGTTCCTATCTATACTTTTAGTAAGGTAGCAGGCGGCCGTTCTATGAATTTTGAATTGGTTAGTACTAGCATAATCGGAAAAGATTATATCTATGAAGAAGATCCTATTCCGGGCAATAAGTTAGGTTTTGTCTACAGACAAGACGGAAAAGGTAATGCTAGCAGCAATACTGGATTTTTCTTACTGTTCAAGCAAGGTAGCATGACTACGGCTGATTTTACGATCACACAGCCGACAGTTAACGAAATAATCAATATCACTACCAATGGTATTAACAATGATGACCTTTGGCTATATGCTGTCGATGCCGCAGGAAATCAAGGAGAAAAATGGACACAGGTTTCTTCTTTGACAGGCAACAATATTGTTTATAATAGTGTTAGCAACGGCGTCAAGAATATCTATTCTGCTATTACAAAAAATAATGATCAGGTAGATCTTTTATTTGCTGACGGTGTGTATGGCAATTTGCCTAGAGGTTCTTTTAAGATTTATTATAGAGTCAGCAATGGTTTAAGATATATTATTTCTCCTAACGAATTACGAGGAGTAACTTTATCAATTCCTTATACTAGTTCTAGAGGTACTGCTGAAACCTTGACAGTGACCTGTAGCCTCTATTACAGCGTGGATAACAGCGCCGCATCTGAAGACATGGACACTATCCGTGCTAATGCTCCTGCTGTCTATTATACACAGAATAGAATGATCACAGGAGAAGATTATAATCTAGCTCCGCTATCTAGCAGCCAAGATATTCTCAAGGTAAAATCGATCAACAGAAGTAGCAGCGGTATAAGCAGGAATTTTGATATCATTGATGCTAGCGGAAAGTACAGTGGTGTAAATGTATTTGCCGACGACGGAATCATCTATCGATATGACAACGAAAGAACTTTTAGTTTTACACTTTCTAATAAAACTATTTTGTTGAATTATATCAAGGATGTCATAGAACCAGCAGTAGCTGATTTTCAAACTTATAATTTTTATCTTACTAACTTTGATAAAATTTTCCTTTCAGACGTTAACGTTAAATGGTTACAGAGCACAGCAGATACTGGATCAAGTACGGGTTATTTTGGCAACGCATTTGACAGTTTTCCTATACGTGTAGGATCTTATACTACCAGTAACTTAAAATATCTAACAGTAAATGCTCTAATTAAATTTGTACCACCTAGCAGCACGAAAGCATTTTACAAAGGCAAAGTCGTTGATTATGATCCCATGAATACTGATCATAAGACATATATCTGGGCCAAAGTTGTACAGGTTGTAGGTGATGGCACAAACGCAGGTAAAGGTAATTTATCAACAGGCAGAGGCCCGATTACAGTCAGCTCGGTTATTCCTACAGGTGCTGTACCATCGCAGGTAGTTCCTAAATTTGATAATAAATTTACCAGCGATATAGAATCAGAAATAATCAACCTCTGTTTCCTAAATCAAACTTTTGGTATAAGATATGTAAGAACAACCAATTCTTGGGCGATAGTAACAGCTAGTAACATAGATCAAACTAGTAATTTTAATCTAGGTCAAGCAGGCGATTCTACCAACAAGAGCCTAGATGCTTCTTGGTTGATAGCATTTATTTTTGATGGTGAAACTTACAAAGTAAGACTGAGAGGAACAGATTATGTTTTCACCAGTGTTGAACAAAATAGATTTTATTTTGATAAGAATCAAAAAATCTATGATAGCAAAACAAGAACAGTTATCAAAGATGCTGTCAAGGTATTATCAGTAAACACAGCACCGGTGGCATTGAATGTAGGATCATTAGAAGTGGCTAATGCTATCCTAGCTTTAAAGACTAATAAACCTCAGTTTACTCTTGCTGATGTATTATCTATAGTTGATTCTAAACAGACTATCAAAGAAGACGTTTCATTTACTGTTTCGGATAGTGTGCGCTATGATGATGGATATCAAGCCAATGACTCGATCAAGATCAGTTTTATTGATTCTAACGATGACGGAGTCATAGATAATCCTGATGCTTTTGATGAAATAGTGGGAACCAATAATACTACCAAATATGTATTCTTTAAAGAGGATGTTGATGAATTTGGTGCTAAAACTTACGTGTTTGTGCCAAACAAGAACGATTACATATTGGTACGAGACAAAGAAGCTAATACAGCAGTAAATGATTATGCTCACAATCAATTGATATATTTTTATGATCAGTTAGAAAATTTTGTCAAGCGAGTAGATTTGGTAACCAATACCTTTATTTTAGAACCTTCGTATGTGGGATATGTAGGACGCAGCGATTTAAAGTTCCAGTATATTCACACTTCTGGTGAAGGAAGAAGAATAGATCCTTCTGTGACCAATATCATTGATGTTTATCTATTGACAAGAAATTACGACAACAACTATAGACTTTGGTTGAAAGGTGCTATCGCTACAGAGCCACAAGCACCGACCGCAGAAGCTTTAAGAGTAGAATTTGGTAATAATCTAGCTCCTATCAAGGCTATCAGTGACGAAATAGTATATCATCCTGTGAGCTATTTTCCGTTATTTGGATCTAAGGCAAGAGCAGAATTCCAAGCAAGGATTAAGGTTGTAAAAAATCCTAACAGAAGTATCAACGATAATGATCTTAAAGTTAGAATTGTCAATGCTATTTCTGATTTCTTTGATGTACAGAATTTTGATTTTGGTGATAGATTCCACGCAAGTGAGTTAATCACATATGTGGTTAAAGAAAATTCACCAGACATCAGCAACATGGTAATAGTTCCTGTACAAACAACGCAGGCATTTGGCAGTCTTTTAGAAATACAAAGTAAACCCGATGAACTGTTAGTCAGTGCTGTAACTGTGGATACCATTGATATACTAACTAATATAACAGCTTCAGATCTTAAACTTACAACGTCGTCGATCGTAACTAGCACGAGCATTTAATAATGGATAAAAAAGTTTTTAAACAAAGTGGTTTACCTCTAAGGAGGACCGTAGAACTATTACCTGAAATTTTTAGGTCTTCGTCTAATGACAAATTTTTGTCAGCTACTTTAGATCCTTTAATACAGCCAGGTACCTTAGATAGATTAAACGGTTACATTGGGCGCAATTATGGTCGCACATATAATACTAGTGACGTTTACTTAGATGTCGCTCAAAGCCTAAGACACGCTTATCAATTTGAACCCGGCGTAGTGATCTACGATGAAAATAAAAAACCTAAAAATCTTTTTGATTATGTAGATCTAAAAAATCAATTAAAATTTTTTAATAACAAAAATGAAAGAGATGATCTAACTACAGGTCAGCAGCACTATACATGGACTCCACCTCTCGACCTAGACAAGTTTGTTAATTATAGAGAATACTATTGGCTTCCTGCCGGACCAGATCCTGTACAGGTATTAGGACAAGAACAATCAGTAGTATCTTCATACAAAGTAGTAACCGAAGGACAGAATGAATGGTTATTTTTTCCTGACGGATTAAAAAGAAATCCTGCGATAACTTTGTATCGAGGGCAGACATATGAATTTAATGTTAATTGTCCAGGCGACGGTTTCCATATTAGAACTTCAGACACGATCGATTATCTTACAACACTGCTAGGAACACCATCAGATTACAACAAGGGTGTTACTAATAACGGCATTGAAGTTGGCAAAATCACATTTAAAGTTCCTAATGATGCACCAGACATGCTCTACTATCAAAGTGGAACTAATATCAACCGTATAGGTTCTTTTAGGATAGCTAACGTATTAGATAATACATATCTCGATGTAGAAAAAGATATTATCGGTAAGCTCAATTATCAAAGCAGCAACGGTGTAAAATTTACCAATGGACTACGAGTAGAATTTGTAGGCAAAACTTCTCCGGAAATCTACAGAAAAGGTTATTGGATAGTAGAAGGAGTAGGCACAGGTATCAAACTGATTAATTTGTCAGATTTAGAGTTACCTCCCATACCAAATCCTTACGGAGCATTGGTGTTTGACGATCAGCCTTTTGACACAGAACCATTCGATGATGCTTCTACCTATCCGTCTAAAAAAGATTATATAACCATCAATCGTGCCAGCTTGGATAAGAATCCATGGAGTCGTTACAATCGTTGGTTCCATAGAAGTGTCATAGAATATTCTGCCCAATTAAATGGCACCACGGCGGGATTAGCTGAAGACAGCAGAGCTAAACGTCCTATCATAGAATTCCAAACTAATCTACAGCTTTTCAACCATGGTTCTAAAGCCAAGAACAGCGTAGATCTAATCGATGATTTTACCACTGATGTGTTTTCTACTATAGAAGGCACTGCTGGATATAATATCGACAATGTGCCGTTGTTTGAAGGAGCTAGAGTTCTGTTTACAGCAGACAACGACAATATGGTCAATAACAAGATCTATGTTGTTAAATTTGTCACGATCCAGACTAGCACTAACACAGTTAACAGAAAACAAATAAATCTAGTAGAAGCAGATGACAGTGAAACACTAGCTGGAGAATGTCTTATCGTTACTAAAGGCAAAACAAATGCCGGCAAGATGTATCATTTTGATGGAACAGTATGGAAGAAGAGCCAGGAAAAACTAGCAGTCAACCAAGCACCATTATTCGATATATTTGATAGCGATAATGTCAGCCTTTCAGATACACAAAAATATGTAACATCTAGTTTCCAAGGAACTAGATTGATAAGTTACAAAGTTGATCCTGCGGGAGTAGTGGACAAAGAATTAGGATTCGCAGTCAGTTACCTTAATATCAATAATACTGGCGATATACTTTTTGATTTTGATTTTGAAACACAGAACTTTACCTATCAGTCCGGACCAACAGTCGTAACAAGAAATATAAATTTTGGTTATTACAGACTGTTAAAAGAGCTAGGCAGTTGGGTACATAAGAATTCTTGGTCATTGTTTGATGAAGATTATTGTCAGGCAGTAATACAGACTCATACCTTTACTGAAGTTACAAACACAGTGGAGTTTGATGCTGTTTTTTGGGATCAAGTTACTAGAGAAAAAATTCTCTTCTATCTCAACGGAGATTTAATCAAAGATTCGTACACAGATACTGTCATCAACGATAAAAGAACTTTTACATTTATCAGAGAGTTTGCTGTAAATGATGTACTGATGATTAAAGTTTATTCTGATGCTGAACCTAATTTAGGTTTTTATGAATTTCCGTTGCCATTAGAAAGAAATCCACTTAATGAAGATGTAGCACAATTCACTTTAGGCCAGGTTAATGATCATCTAAGATCTATGGTAGAATTATCTAGAGATTTTTCTGGACAATTTCCTGGTATAAGCAATCTTAGAGATATAGATGATTACCTCTATTACGGTAGAAGATTTATAAAACATTCTGGAGTACCTTCTATATCATTACCTTTGGTCTGTGATAGACAGATTAATGTAATCAAGGCTATTTCTTATGCTGCTTTAGAATATGACAAATATAAATCAGAATTTTTAAATTTAGCTGTAGAATTACCGTTTGAACTAGATACAGTAAAATTTGTTGATCAGATCATCGATCATATTAGCAAATCAAAAAATAGTAATTCGCCTTTTGCTAATTCAGACATGATTGGTAGCGGTGCGTATAATTCTATCGATTATACTGTAGAAGACGAAGGTATAAAAGTTTTTGCTCTTTCTCAGAAATTTGACTTATCTACTGAATCATTAAAAGCTGTTTATGTTTATCGCAACAACGTACAGCTTTTAGTTGGTAGAGATTATGAATTTGATTCTACATTTGGGTTTGTTCGTTTACTGATAGACTTAGTAGAAAATGATCAGATACAGATAAAAGAATATTATACAACGGCATTTAATTTTATGCCGATGACTCCTACTAAATTAGGATTATATAAAAAATTTACACCTGAGATTTATCTCGACGACACATATCTAGAACCTACTAGAGTGATAAGAGGGCATGACGGTAGTATTATAGTAGCTTATGATGATTTCAGAGATGAACTACTTTTAGAATTAGAAAAAAGAATTTATAACAATATCAAGATTCAATACAATCCTGATTTCTTAGATCTTGATAATCTTTTGGGCGGTTATGGAAAGACTGGTGAATTCACTAAAGCACAATTAGACAGTGTATTAAATCAAGAATTTTTAAGATGGGCTAATCCATTAGGAATAGATCCTTATGCTAATAACTATTTTGAAAGCGAAAATCAGTACACCTATAGCTTTTCTAAAGCCACAGATATAACTCGAACTGAAAAAATGCCAGCATACTGGCGAGGCATTTATATCTATCTATATGATACTGATGCTCCTCATACTCGACCATGGGAAATGCTAGGTTTTAGTGAAAAACCAACATGGTGGGAAGAAGAGTATGGTCCAGCACCGTACACTAGTGGAAACTTATTGTTGTGGGAAGATATAAGAGACGGTGTAATTAGACAAGGTAATAGAGCAGGTACTCATATTAGATTCAAGAGACCAAACTTGCTTTCTTATCTTCCAGTTGACGATGAGGGTAGATTATTAGATCCTGTGTCATCTGGATCGATTATAAATTATGCTATCATACAGCCTGCCGAAGCATTTGTATTTGGCGACATAGGTCCGGCTGAATCTGCTTGGAGAAAAAGTGGCAGATATCCTTTCGCTCTATTACAAGCAATTATTTTATTACGACCATTACAGACTGTATCATTGAATTTTGACAGAACGCTGTTGACTAAAAATGATATGGATCAAATGGTGTCTACGTCTACAGGAAAATTCCTTAGTTTAGATGAAGTTTATCAATCAACACTAGATGTTACAAAACCAAAAGGTCTCGTAAATTATGTCGTTGATTATCTAAAATCTAATTCTGTAGCATCTGTAGAATTAGCTTCAAAATTTAATTCTGATAATTTTAAAGTAAAATTATCTAACAAGATAGGTGGGTTCGTAGATAAAAATCAACAGAAGTATTTGTTAGATAGCAAGAGTCCTCAATCTAAAACTTCAGGAATTTTTGTTCCTTCTGAAGATTATGAGATATTTTTTAATGTTAGCACACCAGTAGAAACTGTTTCTTATTCGGCTGTAATTATCGAAAAAACATCTTCGGGTTGGAAACTCACAGGCTATGACACATTAGTTTCTGCTTTTACATATTATCATCCATTGACTACAGCTAGTGATCCTGTATTTTCTGTAGGCGGTGTTAGCGAAACTTTTGTAGAGTGGACTGCTAATCAATACTATCCATCAGGAACATTGATTAGATATCAAAGTAAATTTTACAGATCTAGACAGGCTCATACTAGCTCAGAAAATTTTGAAAGTTCTCTTTGGGTATCTATACTGTCGGTTCCCATAGTTGGATCGATTACAGCTATTAACAGAAGTAAATTTTCTAAGTATCAGCCGGCTGTGCTGCCATATAATACTGTATTCGCTGATTTACAGTCTGTAGTAGATTTCCTTCTTGGTTATGGAGAATATCTCAAAGACCAGGGAATGGTATTTGAATCTTTTAATACAGATTTACAAGTACCCAATGATTGGGAAACTAGTTGCAAAGAATTCATGTTCTGGACTACTCATAATTGGGCCAATGGTTCTATCATTTCACTAAGCCCGTCTGCGTCTGCGATCACTATAGAAAAAGTTGGTCGAGTCGCTGATAATCTACTTGATAATTTTTATGATTATAATATACAAAGAAGTGACGGGACAAAAATACAACCTAAGGACATACAGGTTTATAGGACATTTAACAAGTTTATACTAACACCTCTTGATAGCACAGACGGAATTTATTTTGCTAAAATCAATTATGTGACCAAAGAACACGTAGTTGTATTCAATGATAGAACTGTGTTTGGTGATGTTATATTTGATAAGGCACCAGGATATCGACAAGAAAGAATCAAAGTCGCAGGTTTCCGTACCACCGACTGGGATGGTGACTACACAAGTCCGGGATTCATCTATGACGATGTTAATATAGAAACTTGGAAACCGTTTACTGATTATAGATTAGGAGATATAGTACAATACAAACAGTTTTACTATACCAGCTTGAAGTTTCAAAAAGGTTCCGTTGAATTTAATTCTAATAATTGGGAAAGATTAGATAATCTTCCTCAGAAAGGTCTAGTATCTAATTTTGATTATAAAATCAATCAAATAGAAGATTATTTCGAACTAGACTATATCGGTATCGATAACGAACAGAAAAAGTTAGCACAACACTCTATTGGGTATCAACAAAGAGAATACCTACAGGATATAGCAGAAGATGAAGTAACTCAATTTAGATTATACCAAGGCTTCATAAGAGAAAAAGGTACAGCAAATTCTATCACTAAGATATTTGACAAGGTGAGTGCTATCGAAGCAGATGCTGTCGTTCTTGATGAAGAATGGGCATTTCTTGTAGGTAGACTAGGTGGTATTGATCAGTCTAATGAAATAGAAGTTTCGATCAAAAAAGAAAATATCAATATCAATCCGCAACCTGTGTTATTAGATACAACAGGAATAGATATTAAGCAGTATCAAACATCTGTATTGGTAAAAGACTCTGATTATAAGATAGGATCTAGGAAATTTAAATTTCCTACAAAATACTATCCTATAAACAATATGTCTGCGGGGTATGTAAATCCTGCCGACGTCGATTTTACAGTTACTACACTTGACGAATTATACAGTCTTGATATAACAATATTTAAAGAAGGTTCGTTAGTATGGTTGACCTCCCTACCAACAGGCTGGGATGTATATAGATATACTATAACATCAATCTTAGTAGGTAAAGCAGTAGCAGTCGAAACAGGATTTGTTTCGTTAATCACTAATATTGTACACAATTTTAAAGTAGGCGATATTATTGGATTGACTAACATAGAAAACCTAACAGGTTTTTATCAGGTAGCCGGAGTTAATCCTAAGACGATTATCATAGCTGTAGCAGGTACTACTAAAGAACCTGTTATAGATCAAAGTAGTTTCTGTTATATCTCTACATTTGAAACAGTAAGGATTGATGATCAATCTTATCTTACATCTAAGAAAATTGCTTTATTACCGGTAGGATCTAAGATATGGTTAGATGATAGTGGAGATGGATATTGGCAAGTATTGAATAGACAGAAACAATATAATCCTACACAGATATCCGAATACGGTATCGCTTTCCCGACAGGTACAGGAGCCAGTGTGATCTATCTAGCCAGCAGAGGAAACACTATTGTTGGTAACCCTGGCGCAGTTGTTACTTCTGGTGATGTTACTAGAGAGTCGGCAGTTATAGTATATTCTCAGGGCCAGGGTGGCTTGATACCGTTACAGGTATTAGTACCTAATTCTGGTCTTCAAAGCACATATCTGGGTTCTTATGCTACAGTAATGACAACTAGCGAAGATGGTCGCTGGTTGATGATAGGCTCACCTAACGTTTCTTATGTGCCTAGTAATTATAGAGAAACATTTGATCCAAATGCTACCTATCAGCAAGACGACACTGTTCTTTATGCTGGCAAACTATGGAGAGCGGTTAGATCTATTTACGGTGATGGTAGTACGATAAATCTTAATTCTCAAGATTGGGAACCAGCTGTAATTCATAAAGCCAACCCATTAGGCAAATCTATCTATGATATAAATCAAGGTTATAGAAATCAAGGTGCTATCGATATCTTTGAATATTCCGAAGGACAATATGTTTTACGAGATACCATTATAAGTCCTCGCCCGGGACACGGTGAATACTTTGCTTCTGGTATATCTATAGCTAAAGTAGCTGGAATTGAAGGAACTAGTGGTGATGTTACATTGACGGTCACAACTGTAGATGCCGAAGGAGGAATCCTCGGAGTAACAGCATCGGGAGTCAGTGGTCTTAATAATGCTATATTTGAAAACATCAGTGGTATAGATGTCAGCGAACCCGGTTCTAATGCTTCGTTTGACATCAACAGAGCATTGAATAGATATGTTGTAACAGTTAGAAACGGTGGCACAAGATACGCGGTCGGTGACAGGATCAAGATAGTTGGTAGTCGCCTTGGTGGAGTAACACCTACAAATGATCTTATTGTAACAGTCAACGCAGTAAATTCTTTAGGTGAAATTTTAGGATCGGAAACATATAATAATGTGACCGGTATAGAATCAAATCTCGTATCTGAACAAGCGGTATTTCAAATTTCAAAACTTAGGGATTTGTATGTTGATGTTAATTTGACAAACAGTGGTCAGGGATATACAGCAAGAAGCATTGTTAGTTATAACGGTAGATACTATGCCTGTATTAGAGATACTAGAATTGAACGAGGTGCCTGGGATATCAACACTACATATTATCCAGGTGATATAGTTTATTATCAATATAATCCAGTACTACCTGTAGGCTATTTTAAAGTGACTGCTATAGTTACTGGGATAGCACCACCTGATGAACAGTATTACGAAACACATAATCCTATCTTACCTACAGATACTGATTTCTGGGAACCAGTTACTGGATCTAATTTTGCTTCAAATGCTCTGCCTTGGAGAGATAGAGCAATTACTACAGGGTTGCGAGTTACTTATACTCCAGGTACAATAATAACTATTCCCGGAACTGAACTAGGCGGATATTCACCAGCTAATGATTTAACTATAAGAGTCGATGCTGTAACATCAGCTACAGATACTTCTATATCTGATTTTAGTTTCTTTGGTACAGCGGTACCAGGAATTTCTTGGAGTGGCATAGCATCTTCCGGCGAAGCACAATATAACGATGTTGTTGGTGAAGATATCAGCGAGCCGGGTAATGGTGCTATCTTTACATTGACGAGGGCAGAAGGTTCATATTCAGCTACCGTTGGTGTTAAAGGTTTACGCTATAATGTAGGAGATCAAATTAGGATTTTAGGAACTTCGATTGGTGCTGTTCCTGAAACTTATTATATGGCAGTTGGTGCTCCGGGATCTCTAGACGATACTGGTAGAGTATATCTTTATAAATTTAACGGAATCGAATGGACGCATTTCCAAGATGAAGGTTTTGTTGGAATATTTGACAGCACCAAATTCTATCCGGCAGGTACAGTTGTTTGGCACACAAACAATTATTACAAAGCTCTATCAGATATATCACCTAACACAGAAACTCCCGGAGTTATTACTGGTGATTCTACAGTCTATTGGGAAGCTATTGATTCATTGAATACAGGTATGCTGCCAGTAACAGCAGCTACCCCAGATGACGGATCTACTATACAAACTGGTATCAAACCGACTGATGATGTAGAAAATATTAAAATAGGTTCATCGTATGGATATTCATTAAGTTTTAATGCCGATGGCAGCAAGTTAATAATTGGAGCACCTAACGCAGATAGCCTGACATTTGATTCGTATAAAGGTGTCTGGAAATCCTATCAAATATATCTCAAAGGAGATACTGTTAGGAGAAACGACAGCTACTATACATTGGCAGCAGATTCTGATAAAGGAACTATACCGGAAGGTAATCCTTCGATTTGGTCTATAGAATATCCTGAAGAGCAGCCAAGGACTGGTGCGGTGTTTATCTATGATAGAGATAGCAATAACACATATAAACTTTCTCAACATATAGATTCTGTTAATGTTAATTCTTATCTTACTGACAGTACAGAAATCTCCGCAGGCGATCAATTTGGTTACAAGATTCTATTAAGTTCTGAATCCACAAATATGTTTGTTACTGCTCCTGCTTCTAACTTCAAAGGAGTAGACCAGGGAGCTACATTCGTATTTGAAAACAAAAACGGAACATATAAACTGATACAAAAACTAGATAGCGGTCAACTAGATCCTAACGAAAGATTCGGTTCAAATATCTGTATCACTCCTGATAATCAAACTATAGCTATTTCAGCTGAAGGTGCTGAAAGTTATAAAACTACAACATTTGATGCTAATGATACTAGATTTGATCGTTTTGTTACCAACTTCAAAGATTCACAAGGAAAAACTGGTAAAGTCTATGTGTTTGACAAGTATGTAGGTAAGTTTGTTCTTTCAGAAATATTTGATGAAGGCCTTAACACCAATGAAGACTTTGGTAAGTCTCTTTCAGCATCCAATGATTCGATCATTGTTGGATCACCAAAATATCTATCATTAGATCCTGCTTTTGCTACTACTAGGATTGGTAGGATACAAAAATTTACTAAGAAAGCAGGAGTAAAACCTTGGACAGTGATTAGGCAGCAAACAAACGGCATAGATATAGACAAATTAAAAAATCTAGCCATATACGATGCTGTTAATAATCGCAAGATTGCTGACCTTGATATAATAGATCCATTTAAAGGAAAGATACTTTCTATAGCTGATCAAGATATAGATTATAAAACATCTTATGATCCTGCTGTTTATTCTACTGGTACTGTTGATAATGCTATCGACGCCGGCCAAGCATGGATGGATGATAATGTTGGTAAGATATGGTGGAGAACATCTACCGCAAAGTATCTTGATTATGAACAAAATGATTTTGTTTATAAGACAGCTAATTGGGGTTCACTAGCATATGGTGCTAGCATCGATGTTTACGAATGGGTAGAAACCATTTATAGGCCTAGCGAGTGGGCAGCTATGACTGGCACTACTGCTGGTTTTGAAGAAGGTATCAGCGGGACACCATTGTATCCTGATGATTCAAACTATTCTTACAAGCAAAAACTAGACTCAATAACCGGCGAAGTATTATATAATGTTTACTATTATTGGGTAAGAAGCAAAAATACTCTGCCTAATAATTCTACTAAAACAAATAGCGCAGGAGTTATAGCAAATTACATTGCTAATCCAACGACAGCAGGAATTCCGTTTGCTGCTATAACTGATGTTGATAAAATTTCTTTGTATAACTTACAAGGTTCTATCAATACTGATGAATTTTTATTGAATATACAATTCTATAAAACTGATAAAAACATAAATCTAGTCCACAACGAATATACTCTGTTGACAGAAGGTTCTGATGAATATCCTGTTGAAGATATAGAAAGAAAGTGGATCGACAGTCTTGTTGGTGAAGATATTCTAGGTAGATCAGTTCCTGATAAAGATCTTCCAGAAAAATCAAAATACGGAATAGCCAATAGACCTAGACAGTCTATGTTTATTAACAGAAATAAAGCGGTACAGATAACAGTAGATTATATTAACAATATACTTTCTCGTTATCCATTGGCAGATTCTATTTCTTATGAATATTTAAATTTAACAGCACCATTACCTAAATCTAATTTAAATCTGTATGATCAATCTTTTGCCAGCTATAAAGAATTATCTACTATAGCTACTGCTAAAATAAAACCGGCTTTGTTGTCAGCTAATATAGCTAACGGAAAAATAACTTCTGTTGATGTTATAGATGGTGGTCGAGGATATAGAGTACCACCTTATGTCGAAATAGATGGGTCAGGCACCGGCGCAAAGATTAAAACAGTTATTAATAAATTAGGCGTGGTGACTGGTGTCATCATTGAAAATAGCGGCACCAAGTATATCAATGCTAGACTAAATGTTAGACCGTTTTCTGTATTGATCGAAAGCGATGTGAACTCAAACGGCTATTGGGCTATCTATAGTTGGGATGATAAAACAGAAACATTTTATAAGACAGCAACACAAGCATATGATACCACTAAATTCTGGATTCCTGTCGACTATTGGAAGTCGGGATTTAGCAATACTTCTAGAATCAAATATACTATTCCTGGACTTTATAGAGAATCAGGTCTGACTGTAGAGATAGGAGATCTAGTAAGAGTGGATGAATATGGTTCTGGCGGTTGGGCAGTTTTTGAAACAGTCGATCCGATAGCTACTGATTTACAAAACAAATATCGTTTAGTTGGTCGTAAAAATGGAACTATCCAGATAGTTAATAAGTTCTACAATACTGCTGCGGAATCTACAGGATACGATTTAACTCAAAGCTATGATAGTAACAAATATGATACTTCGTTCTCTATCGAGTTTAGAAATATTCTAAAAGCGGTAAAAGAAAATATATTCATCGATGAACTTAGTAACGAATGGAACAAGTTGTTCTTTGTTTCTATACATTACATATTCAGCGAACAACTTTATGTCGATTGGGCATTCAAGACCAGTTTCTTGAACGCAACACACAACGTTGGTTATTTTAGCAATAGGATCAACTATAAGAGCGATAATCTTTCTAGCTATCAGAAATATATCGAAGAAGTTAAACCTTATAGAACCAAAATTAGAAAATATACCAGTAGGTACTTAGGGCAAGAGCTAGCATCTTCACCGATTAGTGATTTTGATTTACCTCCAGTCTTTGATATTAATTCACAAAGCATAGTTCCTGTTGATTCTACAAGATTGGAAATCGATCAGTACCCTTGGAAATTCTGGAAAGACAATCATGCTTTTGTAGTCAAAGACATCGTATTGACATACAGCGGAAAGAACTATACCAGCGTACCTAAGGTAGTCATCGAAGGCGGTGGTGGTAATGGAGCAGAAGCACAAGCATTTGTTTCTAGCGGCGTAGTAACACATATAAGAATGATCAAGCATGGATCAGGATATACTTCTGCTCCTACAGTAACATTAGTTGGCGGTGTTGGTACAGTGATAGAAAATTCTGCTAAAGCTGTAGCCATCATAGGACAATCTAAAGCTCGTACATTTGATATGTCTATCAAGTTTGATAGATATTCAAAGACTCCGAAGTTTAAAAATCTAGGAAACAATTTCTTAGAAACAGAATCATTTGTATGTCCTGGTACTAAAAATACTTTCACACTAAAGTATCCACCCACTACAGACAAATCTAAGATTGCTGTATTTTTAAAACATCCTAATACAGCAGCAGGCACAGACGGTGCCAAGTTGTTAAACAGCCAATATTTGATCAAGATTTTCAAGACAAATATTTCTGGAACGGAAGTTCTTACTGGTCAATTATTATTGAACGCAGCTCCGCCACAGGGTGCTACAGTTACAGTTCATTACGAAAAGAATGACGAAATACTTGATGCTCTTAATAGGATAGACAAGTATTATCAACCAACATCTGGTATGTTAGGTGTAGAAAAGAACACAATAGATGGCGAAATAATCAGCGATTATTCACAGCTAGTCACCGGCATAGACTTTGGCGGAGTTATAGTACAAGGATCAATGTTTGATGTAGGTGCTGGTTGGGATGCTGTGCCATGGGGATTAGAAGGATGGGACAGCTCCGGCGACATGAACACTGATTTTTATGTAGCAGCTGATGGTGTTAATAGAACATTCTATCTACCTGAACCGCCACCTCTAGGTAAAGAAATAACAATCTATCTAAGAAAGAAATTAGAATACAATTCTGTCAGATTAGACGATCCTTTCTTTGACTATTATGATGGAAGCACGATACAGATAAACGGCTTGAAAGAAGCTCCCGAACATGCTGTGATGCAGACATTTGTTGGTGATGGATCTACTATAGCTGTAACGATTCCTCCGGGAGTACAAATCGATAAAGATGATACACTGATATTCAGACCGATCGAAAGTGATGGTACTGTAGCACTAGTAGGTAGAAATATCGATACGGCTATATCTGGCGGGGATCTAACAAATATAGGTGGAGCATACTCTACAGCGACAGGTAAAACTGCTTCTGAGATAGTATTAGACGGACAAAAATTTATCAGTCCAGAACAAGTACCTGCTCCAGAGGAAAATGTTCCGGGACAGGTTTTAGATACACTTAGTATCAAAGTGTTCCATACTGATAGAGCAGGAGCTCCTGCGCTATTAACTAGAATTTATTTTGGAGACGGTCAGACAGATCTCTATGAAATAGGTCAGAAAGTAACTGAGAGAAAATCTGTTACAGTTTATGTCGATAAAGTCAAAAAAGATAACGGCCTAGATTATACAATATCTTTTGAAACTAATCAAGTTAGATTCGTCGGAGTTTTACCACCTGCTGGTTCTACAATAGAAGTTGTATCCATGGCGTTAGGTGGTACAGAAATTCTTGACTATAAAGAATTTATAGCAGACGGACTAACAAGATATTATCTAACAGGAGCATCATATTTTGAAACTGGATCTATCTATGCTACTGTTGATGGACAGATCGTTGATGCCGGATTCGTTAACAGCAAAGGACAGGTAAATGATCTAGATCAAACTCTAGTAGAGTTTGGTAATCCTCCGGAAGTTAACAGAAAGATTTCTATCGTTGTTCTATCTGCTGAATCGGGATCATATTCTCCTTTGATCAAAGTCAATGATCAAACTATAACAGTAACTGATATCGTACAAAGAATATATCCTTTAGAATCATTTATCAATCTAGGAGGATCACCTACAAGTAACGTTCTTGTAGAAAGAAACGGTAACTTACTAACCACTGTTGATACTGTTATAGAAATCTATTCAGGTAACGATTCTATAAAGATAGGTTTAGATCCTTTTAGAAACCCAGGAGATATTATCGATAGCCAAGTTAAAGTTTTTGTAAATGACAATTTATTGATATTTGGTATCGATTATGGGTTCACAGCTGAAGACAACACAGTGACTCTGTTTGGAAAATATGACATAGGAGATATTATTAGGATAGAAGATTATTCTAATAGCAACTATGAAATCAAAAATAACAATATTGTTTTTAGGACAGATTTAAATCTACAATTAGGTGATGTTTTAAACGTCAAGTGGTTTGAACAGTATACTACGATGGATCTAACCAGAGACATCTTTAAAGGTGGCGAATTAGCTTATTCTCTAGAAAAACCTGTTTTAGGAGTTTCTTATGTATGGGTATATGTAAATGGTGAAAGAGCTACACAGGATATAGATTACTATCTATCAAGAAATAGAAACGAAATTATATTCAATCCTTCATTTATTACAACCTCTACTGATGTAGTGGAAATAATCAGCGGATCTGATATGATTTATCGTGAACCGGTATCGTTTGAAATATTTAAAGATGTGTTGAACAAAAATTATTACAGCAGATACTCATTGTCTAACATCAAATTGGTAGAAAATTTAAATTACTATGACGAATCTATGACACTGACAGATGCTACAGCACTTCCTGTACCCAAATTTGATCAGCCGGGTATAGTGACTATAGGCGGAGAAAAAATACAATATCTAGCTATAGATGGTAATCGTCTAACGGGATTAAGAAGAGGTATGTTTGGTACTTCTGTAACGCCATTGTTTAGTGCGGGAACTGAAGTAGTAATCACAGGTTATACAGAAGCTATTCCTTACAAGGATTCTCAAGAAAAAGAAGATTTTGTATCAGACGGAACTTCTTTGCTTATTGGGCCATTAACTTTTATTCCTGCTAAATCTGCTGTAGATGGAACAGGATACAGGAAAGAATGGCCGGTAGACAGTATACCTGAAGAGTACGGACCATGCGATACTATCGAAGTATTTGTGGCTGGACGCAGATTGAACAAAGATCCTGTCTACGTATACGATCAAACTGTAGGTTCACATAGCCCTGCGGGCGATGTGCTAGTAGAAGCTGAATTTTCTGTAGATGGATCAACGCCATATATAAGATTAACTTCGGCTGTAGAAGCAGCAACTAGGATCACAGTGGTTAAGAGAACCGGCAAGCTATGGTATGATGTTGGTAACAGTTCAGCTACTACCGGAGAAGGATTAAGCAATAGCAAAACTTCGATAGTGACGTTCCTACAGCAGAAGACTACAAATTTGCCATAATAAATAACATATGAACACGGAATCGGAAAAAATGCCTGAAAATAAAACAGATCAAAATCATAAAAAACCCAACGAAATTTGCGGTTTTGACATCAGAGGACATATAAAAATTTGGGATCCTAGCACTGGAGAAGTGTTCAGGGATAAGCCAAACGCTATCCATTACGAAAATATGAGTGTTGCTCTTGCTAACAGTCTATCAAATCAGGGTCAAGGCTGGATTTCCGAAATGGTTTTTGGTAACGGTGGCACAGTAGTTGACAGCACAGGGCTGATAACTTATCTAACACCAAACACAAATGGTATCAATTCCAGCTTGTATTATCAGACATACAACAAAGTAGTAGATCAAAATTCTCCTTTGAACACTGATACAGCAAGAAATTATATGGAAATTAACCATGTCAGTGGAGCAACATATACAGATATTGTTATCAAATGTTTGCTAGATTACGGAGAGCCTAGTGGACAAGAAGCATTTGACAATTCTGTAGACATGAACGGTGATTATGTCTTTGATGAACTAGGATTAAAATCTTCTACCGGAAAACTGTTAACACACGTGGTCTTCCATCCTGTTCAGAAATCTTTAAACAGATTGATCCAGATCGATTACACGATAAGGATACAGAGCTTGACTGGGTTTACTGGAGTTTGATAAATGTCATATAACGTAAATTTCACAAATTCCACGCTACATCCTGAGCCATTGGTAGTACAAGATAATACTACTAATCAAGATACTAGCTTGTCTTTTCCTGGTAGGAACCAAGTCGGGTACGCCAAGATTATTTCAGAAGACCTATTACACTTATTAGAAAATTTTGCTAGCGATAGTGCTCCAGATGTAGCTAAAGCTGTTACAGGACAGCTTTGGTATGATTCCGGTAACAATAAATTATTTGTATTTGATGGTATTAGCTGGAAATCAACTAGTAACATCCAGACAGCAGTCAATGAACCATCCGGTGCTACTATTGGTGATCTATGGGTAAACGCCAGTACACAACAATTATATCTGTGGGCAGGTACATCCTGGGTTTTGGTGGGACCTCAATACAGTTCAGGAACTAAAACTGGACCGCAAGTTGAAAGTTTATTTGATATTGACAACAATCCTAGATCAGTTGTGGTCATGTATACAGACGATATTCCTGTTGCTATCATCAGTAAAGATACCTTTACACCTAAAGTTACCATACAGGGCTTTACCAGTATACAAACTGGTGTCAATCTAACAACTAGAACTGATATATCTAGTACTACTGTGTCTCCTAGATTCGTTGGTACAGCTACTAGCGCCGATAGTCTTTTATACGGAACCACTATAGTTCCGGCTACAAGTTTTGTTAGAACAGATACTATTCAAACTGTACAAGCACAGTTTAACGTTAGAGATGATGCGGGTATATACGTTGGTGCTAATGGTAATTTAAACATCAGTGTAACATCGGCTAATGCTGTAATCTATAATGCTACACCCGGTGCCAGCATAGACATACAGCCTAGTAGAACAGGATCTTTTGGTGTTGGAACACCTATTGTACGTGTGGTAGAAAATAGAGTAGGTATTAATAATCTTAATCCTACAAAGCAATTAGATCTTGTAGGAGATTTTAATCTAGTAGGCACTATCACTAACGGTTCTGAAATAGATGCTACTAATCTTGACAGTGGATCTATACAGACACTGGGTGGTATGGCAGTTAAGAAAAACATTTGGGTAGGTGGTGATGTTGAAATACAAAACGGTACACTTAGAACAAAATCCATCAAACCACGTACAGCATCAGAAACAATAGGTGAAGCGACTAATAGATATGCTACCATTTATGCTAGAAATGTAGTAGCTGATACAATTACAGGTACAGTTAGTGGTAATATCGATGGAAACTCAAATTCAGCTACCAGCTTAAGATCGGCTACTAATTTTAAATTGGAAGGTGACGTGTCTAGTAACGTTGTGGCATTTAACGGTACAGGTAACCTTAATAAAGTCTTTACAACTACACTAACATCTGACATTATTTCTAATAAGGCATCTGTAGGAAATTATCAAGTCAACGACGAAATGTTGATTTATAGAGCAGGTCAAGGTCTAAGAAAAATCACTAGAGACACATTCTTAGGAGATGCTAACGTGCCTATTGGAACAATATTAGCATTTGCTGGACCAGTTTGTCCAACAGGTTATTTGTTCTGCGACGGATCAGAAGTAGAAGAATATAGATATAGAGATTTAGCTGCTGTAGTAGGAACCATATACAACGGTACTACTCCGCTGCTAGGATCGCCAAAAGGAAATACTTTTAGATTGCCGGATCTTCGTGGAAGATTAGTGTTAGGTAAGCAGGATATGTATAATGCGCTGACTGTACCTTATCCGGGCGGTACTAGCAGCCCTAGTGCTGGTGGCGGTGCTTTGGTTACTCCTCTAGTCAACGATTCTAAAGCTAGTGTTCTAGGAGGCACTAGTGGTAAAGATCAGTATGTCATAGAACCATATAATATTCCAGATCATGACCATGATTTAAAAGGAAGAAGAGCAGACAACCAAACTTCGGGATCGCAATTTTATGTTATTAACGAAAACACATCGGTTCCGACAGATTTTGGACCAACTACATTAATTGGTGGTTCGGGACAAGCAAACTCAAGGATCAAAGCAGGCACAGTTATTGGCGGCGGCCAAGCTATGGCATCTACTGGACTAGTAAGAATTGCTAATGAAGATAAACGTGTTTCTGGTTTGGTTGATTCACAAATAGGTAGACCATTTAACGTAATGAATCCATTCATGACTATGAATTATATTATTAGATCTGGTAGACCAAGTAACGATGGAACTCAATAATAATGTCATACATCTTAACTAAAACAGACGGAACGACGATAGCAACAGTAGCTGACGGGCAGATAGATACTGCGTCAACTTCTATTACATTGGTAGGAAAAAATTTCAGCGGCTTTGGTCAGTACATCAACGAAAATTTTGTACAAATTTTAGAAAATTTTGCCAGCGCAGGATCTTCGCCTGCATCACCGTTGATAGGGCAGTTATGGTATGACACTACTGAAAATAGAATAAAAGTTTACTCAGGAACTCAATGGCGTTCAGTAGGTAGCACAGCACTTTCTGCGGCAAGGCCGTTAGATGTTGGTACAGGTGACTTTTGGTACAACACTAGTGACAATCAACTATATTTCTTTACCGGATTGGCCGATGTTTTGATAGGCCCAGCTTATAGCACCGCTCAGAGTTTAAGTGGTGTAAAAATAGAAACTATTGAAGATTCGTCTAGAAGAAACAGAACTATAGCTGCTGTATATGTTTCAAATTCATTACAGGGATTTTTCAGTAGTACAGAATTTACTACTAGAAATCAAATTCCCAATTTTAAAGATAGCACCGGTGCTAATCAAACATCAGTTAAGATTGGTTTCAACCCGATTAACTCGGATGTAAAATGGCATGGAACCGCTTCTAATTCTGATTCTCTTGGTAATATCAATTCTATCTATTTTGCTAGAAAAGATCAAGGTAATATTTTTACAGAAGTATTAACAGTCAGTAATAATGGCGGAATAAGATGGGGTGATGGTCCGCAAGGTCAATTAGGAGTTGACGGCTTCGGTGATATCTATATTAGAAACATTGCCAATAATAAAAAGTTTTCTGTAAAATTAAACAAGAACAATAGTAACATTTCTTTTATAGAAATACAACCATACAATACTTTTGTATCTGGCAACGTAGATACTTTAGAGTTAATGCCAGGTAACCCATCGAGTATTACCACTATAGGTGGTAATGTTACCATAGTTGGAAATCTTGATGTACAAGGTACAACTACCACAGTTGAAAGTACAACATTAAAAGTAGATGATAGGAATATAGAATTAGCTAATGTGTCTGGAGGAGTATCCACAGATGCTTATGCCGATGGCGGTGGTCTAATTTTAAAAGGTACAACAAACCATACAATACTATGGGATAATCTTACTGATACTTGGAATTTTAGTGAAAATATTAGTGTAAATGGTTCTAATAGAACTATTAGTATCAACGGCATTCCGATTATTGAAGATACAGGCGCCGGCATAACACTAACTTCTGCTGTTATTAATGCTCCTGGTCTATCTAATTTTGGTGCTCAGATACAGGCTGTAATAGACAATATCACTTTAAACAATAATAGGATAGCCAATAACGGAAGAACAGGATTATACTCAAATAACGATCCGGCTGTTCCAACTAATCTAGAAATAGAACCGTTAGGTGATATCAACGTTATTGGTTCTAATGTGAAGATAGTGGGCATACATAACACTAATGAAGATAGTGTAGGTACTAGACAGACAACAGAATCTTCTTCATTGCTAAGTTCGACAGAACTGTCAGAAGCCACAAATAAAAAATACGTTAATAATCTTGTAAGAACAAGAAACATACCATTGTCGATGGATATAACTGATATTTTTGGAGGCTATCCAACACCTGAAACTGTGATAACACAGACCAAGATGGCTAGTATTTTAGCACAGATAGCACCTCCGGCAGAGTATGATCCGGGTACTATAGCTAGAATAGCCACTTATAGATACTACTTAGAAAATGTTTCATCGGTACCGGTGACGCTTGGAGTATCAGGCAGTTCAGCATCTGGTACTGTTCCAGAAAATAAACAACCACCAAGAATGTACATTGTAAGAGGTTACTGGGAGTTCCAACTTTCGGCTCCGGGCGGATCACTTACTTGGACTCAGTTAACTCCTCTAGTTGAAGAACCTAATCCTTACGATTTAGCTATCTCAACTTTTGATAGGACTTAAAATAAAAACGGGCGAACGAAATGGCATATCAGATTAACAAATACAACGGAGATAAACTAGTCCAACTAGATGATGGTACATTAGATCGAAGTACCAGCATTGGCCTTATAGGTAAAAACTTTGCCGGGTATGGAGAAATACAAAATGAAAATTTTGTATTCCTGTTAGAAAACTTCGCAGGAAATAATGCTCCACCAAAGGCACTAGTAGGACAAATTTGGTACGATGCATCGACTAAGAGACTGAGGGTAAACACAGGTCCTACTTGGACTATAGTTGGTAATACCGTTATCAGCGCAACAGAACCAACAGAAGCTGCGCCCGGCGATGGATGGTTAGATACAACAGACAATAAATTTTATGTCTATGACGGAACTCAATTTGTTTTTGTTGGAGCAGAAAGTGTCGCAGGTTACGGAAAAACAAGAAATATATCTACAAAATTAAGAGATACTACTGGATCATATCATCCAGTTATTTTGTCTACATTAAATGATACAGTGGTAGCGATAACAGCAGAAAGAGATTTTACCATCAACGCATTAGATGCTGTACCTGGATTCGATCAGTTGAGTAAGGGTATAACAGTCAGTTCTTCAAGTAAATTGCGCGGCGACGTTGTCGGTAATGCTGATACCGCTACTAAATTAGCAGCACCTAAAAATATTAATGGTGTAGCATTTGATGGCACCGCAAACATAACGATCAAAGCTCTAACACCATACGGTATCAACGCTAGTCAATTTATACAGGGTTCTAGATTTGATGGTAGTTCAGAAATTACTTGGTCTATCAATGCCACAGCAAACAATGTAGATGACACGATAGTGTCTAGAGATTCTCTAGGTAATTTTTCTGCTAGCAGGATAACCGCAGATCTAACAGGTAATACCACAGGTACACATTATGGACCAGTACAAGGTGCTGTAACCGGTACTAGTGTATCTGCTAGTCTTGGATTTACTGGTGATCTACAAGGAGATGTACAAGGTAATCTAACAGGTAATACTACAGGTCAGCACAACGGTGTGGTGGGAAATATAACTCCTAGTACAGCAACATTTACTTCTATAACGATAAGCGACCAATTAGTAACTAATGGATCAGCAGGCACGATAGGATATATTTTAAAATCCCAAGGAGCTAATCAACCTCCAGTGTGGGGCACACCTGTCATAGACCTTAGCAATCAAGTTACAAATATACTATCAGTACCCCATGGCGGAACTGGAAGAAGTTCATTAACTACAGGCAATGTTTTACTAGGCGCAGGGGCCGGTAATGTTAATTTTGTAGCCCCAGGGACACAGGGAAATGTTTTAACTTCTACAGGCGGCACTTGGATCAGCGCACCTAATGGTACTACTGGTCAAGTGGCATATTTTGCTATGGCAGTTCCGCCAACTGGGTGGTTGATCTGTGATGGTACCGCAGTATCTAGGACCGATTATCCTAATTTATTCGCAGCTATTAGTACCATATGGGGATCGGGCGACGGTGTAAACACCTTTAACCTTCCAGATCTACGTGGTGAGTTTATTAGAGGGTTAGACATAGGACGTGGAGTAGACACTGGTCGAGTGTTAGGTACAAGACAGTCCGCAGATGTGGGACCACATACACACGATTTCAAAGATGTATATGGGTTTGAAGATGATGGAGCATCAGATTGGACAGATAGAAATGGTAATAAAAACTATCCTTATCCAGATGATCAGTATTTCATGTATGACGAAGACGCAGATTACGGAGCTCGTTATGCCTTAGGCAGGACTGAGCCGGGTGGCAACACAGAAACAAGACCAAGAAACGTAGCATTGCTACCATGTATTAAGACATAACGGAGCGACAGATGGCATATCAAGTTTATAGATATAACGGAACATTTTTTGTAGAAGTAAAAGATCAATCTGTCGATAGTTCTTCTAGTGATATTAAATTTATTGGAAAGAACTATGCTGGATATGGTACGATAGAAAATGAAAACTTTCTACATCTACTAGAAAATTTTAGAGGTACAACACAACCAAGGCGTCCGGTTATTGGACAGATCTGGTATGACGAATCCACAAACAAGATAAAATTTTATGATTCTAGCGCAGCGTGGAGAACGATGCCTATTTCGAACAGCAGCACTACTGCACCTTTAGGGCTAACAGCAGTAGATAAAGGTGCTTTGTGGTTTGATGAAACTAACAAACAGATGAATGTTTGGGATGGTGCTAATTATGTCCTTATTGGTCCGGATCAAGCACCCGGTTTTGGTGAAACTAGACTGAGATCTGATGTTATTAGAGACAATGGAAATACAGCGCATCCTGTTATTAAAATTATATCAGATAGTAATGTTATAGGTATCATGAGCAATGATACGTTTGATATTGGTAACATTACAGTTATTCCGGGATTTTCACGCATAAACCAAGGTATCACGATCAAAGATACACCAATAAGTGGAGTAACTACTTCTAATTTTAGATTTTGGGGTACATCTAGTGATTCTATCAAATTAGCAGGACATCCTATCGCTGATTTTGTGTTGAGAACAGGATCAGGATCTACCTTCGATGATGCTGGTTTCACAGTAGGTAATGATGCTGATTTAAAGGTATTTGTCGAAAATACCAATGTTCCTGTACTACAAAACACACTTGGTAATAATATCAAAGTTCGTATCACAGTTGGTACTGATAATAATGATGTTGTTGTATTTTCTGCCGCAGGGTTAACTCCTGGTAGAAACAACGCCTACGATATAGGTACTTCTTTATTCAAATATAGGAATCTATTCGCAGCTAACATATATGGTGAAGTAACTGGTAACATCACAGGTAATGTATATGCCAGTGATGCTACATTGATGATAGACAATGTACTTAAACAATTTACAGGTACAACAGTAGGAACCCATAAAGGTAATGTAAGAGCTGCTGATAATACACTGATTTTTGATGCAACTACTAACACAGTATCATCATTAAATGCCAATATCACAAATATCAATGCTAATACTCTTACATTAATAGATAAATTGGTAGGTGATGTTAAGGGAGATCTCTACGCCAACGATGATAGCATGGCTTTTAACAATGGTACCAAACAGTTTTATGGTTCATTAGTCGGAAATGCTGATACAGCATCTAGGTTAATTAACGGAAAATACATCAACGGAGTATTATTCGACGGTACAGCTAATATCGATATCATCGATCCGTATGCTTTACCTAAATCCGGTGGTGTGATGACTGGTGCTATCACTTTACCTGGTGCTCCTACTAATAGTTTACACGCAGCTAACAAAGGTTATGTTGATGCCCAAGTATCTCAGATACCATTGTTTTTCAGCTTAGATACTAGAGGACTTGATATAACAGGTGTAGCCGCTGGCTCAGTAGTATCTGTCCTTAACGAACTATGTCCGCCTACTTCGTTTCCTTCATACAAAGTAGCACATATCGCAAGTACGATACAGAATGTATCATCGACAGTTGCTACTTCAACATCTAGATGGATTTCTATCAATTATGTTTCAAGTGTTACAGTGACTACAACTATACAAAATCCTACAAGAAACAATCTTTTGATCTATAGAATAAACAGTACACAAACGAGTTGGGAATATGTCTCAGGTTAATATGATTAAAAACTATATCACTAATGTTGACGAAATCATAGAACTGGCTGAAAGGCACAGAGATCGTTTCTCTGTAAGGGAAAAAGATGAGGCTCATAATTTTGTCACACAATATGGAAATAGCCAGCTAAAGAGTTTGTTCTATTTTAATATGGATAGCGATCTTAAAGATGCTATATTTAAAACCATACCAGATGATCGACGTTTTGTGACCAGTTACACTATTAATAGATATGATCCCGGTGATTATTTGCTAAGACATAAAGACAGCGTTGGGGGTTATTGGAAATTTAAATTAGTTTTTTTGAGGAGCGATCGTCCTCATTTCAAATGGTATGATAAAGATGGTAACGGTTTCGTAGTAGAAGAAGAACCGGGCGCATTGTTAGACATGCCAATACACTTAGAGCACGAAGTGACAACAATTGAACAAGATGAAAGGCCTAAATACAGCCTTGTTCTAGCATGGGGGAAGGTAGGATAATATGGCAAAAGTAGAAAGAAATTTATTGTTTATAAAAAGTACAGGAACTCTAATAGGAGAAATTCCACAAGATACAGATTCGTCGCAGTTAAATCTAGATAAGTTTCTTATCAAGACTGTAGAAATAGATGACGAAGCTGGTGATTATTGGTATGGCGATTACAGCACAGGTGAAGTAAGATCTCGGTCTGATAAACCAGTCCTTACAGAATCTTATGTAAAATATAACACAAACGTCACTGTTTTGAAAGAATACCCTATACACAAGCAGCTGAATATTATTATAGATATGTTAGATAAGAATTCAGCTGTAAAAACAGACGAATTTATAGCTATGAAAGAGTTTATTGATGCTGCTAGAAATCAACACGCAGAACAGGTACAGGCATATGCGTCAAACCCGGATGCCTATACATGGATAAATGAAGATCAAGAGCAAGCTATCTTAGCTCAAAAGCAAAAACTCTAACGAATAAATACAGGGAACTGGAGCTAAGATGACTTACAGAGTAGATAGATATAACGGAACTTTTCTAACTAATGTAGAAGATGGTTCTATTGATACATCTACGGATTTAAAATTCGTAGGTAAGAATTATACTGGCTACGGGCAGATACAAAACGAAAATTTCCTATATCTATTGGAAAATTTCGCTAATACTGTACAGCCTAGCAAGCCAGTAAGCGGTCAGATATGGTATGATTCTAGCTCAAAGAAATTAAAGTTTTATGATGGATCTAAGTTTAAGTCAGCAAGTGGTGCTGAAATAGCCAGCAGTCCGCCAGCAGGGCTTTCACAAGGAGATCTTTGGTTTGATACTAATACAAATCAGCTGAGCGCATGGAACGGATCTAGCTTTGTGCTTATTGGACCACAGAGCGCACCAGGTTTTGGTACATCACAGATTGTTACACAGGTAGTTAAAGACGTTAATAATACCAGCCATGTTATATTGAAAGCTGTGGTCGGCGGCCTTACTACTGCTGTTTTTAGTAATGATCCCGATTTTACTTTATCTTCTACTAATAGTATCGCAGGTTTTTCAGAAGCTGGTAGGCAGATTAAGAAAGGTGTTACACTAAATTCTGTATCAGATACAGGAGTTAGTGACAGTTCGGGTTATAGATTCTGGGGTACCGCTAGTAATTCAGAAAGACTAGGTGGTCATCCAGTAGAAGATTTTATTAGAAGCACAGGAGGTACAGCACAACAATTCACTGGTGCCGATCCTGTGTCATTCTCTGGCGCAGGTCTAACTGTTGGTCTTGGTGATCTAACTGTAAGAAAAGATCTGCGTATCTATATCAATACAGCTAACCAACCAACTATAGAAAATCAAAATAACGGTGTAATACTGTTCCGTATCAGCAATGCTGCTTCAGTTACTGATAGAGATGACATGATGATTTTCTCTAGGCAGCAGTATGATACTAACGATATTACTACAGCCAAAGCGATATTCCCAGCAAATACCGAAACTATCAATCTTGGAGCTTCGTCAAGACATTGGAAAAATATCTATGCTCAGTCTCTTTTTGGTAATCTAACAGGTAATGTTACAGGCAACACTACTGGCACACATACCGGAAATATCAATAACGCAGCTGGCACTACCGCGTATAATGCCACTACTAGATCATTTACAGCAGACAATTTCTATGGACAGTTTACAGGATCGTTAAGTGGTCAAGCAACATCTGCGGTAAATGCTAGCAAGTTAGGAACATATGATCCTTTAGATATTGCTAATCCTGGAGTTATTTCTATTCCAATAAGAAGCGCCTCGGGAGCGATCAAGGCTGTATTATTTGACGGTCAAGCTAAAGATACACAAACAGTAAATGGCAGACAAGCAGATGTTAACAAGACCGGTGATACGCTAGTAATAAGAACTGCTTCCGGTGATGTTAACGGTAGGTTTTTCAATGGTACAGCCAGTAGTGCTAACTATGCCGATTTAGCTGAGATATATAAAACTGACAAAGAATATGAAGTAGGCACAGTGATGGTTGTAGGAGGAGAATACGAAGTTACTGCTTGCCAAGACGGTGATAGAGCTATAGGAGTTATTTCACAAAATCCAGCTTATCTGATGAACAGTGAAGCTGAAGGACAGCCGGTAGCATTAAAAGGAAGAGTACCAGTTAAAGTAGTTGGTCCGATCAAGAAAGGTCAAAGATTAGTAGCTGCTGCCGATGGTACAGCTCGAGCAGCTACAGATAGACTAGATAATTTCGCTATAGCATTAGCTTCGGATGATAGAGAAATAATAAAAATAGTAGAAGCCATAATTTTATAAGGTAAGACAGATGCCAGCAAACCAGTATGATCCAGTTAGATATAGTGATTACAATGCTCTTTATAGCACAATAGCCACATTGGTTGGGCCTCTTCAGACTTCCGCACCGAATGTGTATATAAAAGGAACTGGATATGGATTACCTTTAAGTAGCCTAGCATCTTTGGCATATCCATTTAACAGAACTATAGCTAGCATATCGAATACCAATCCCTGCCAAATTACTACAACTGCTAATCATAACTTAGTAGCAGGTGAACAAATTTACATTGATAATATAAGCAATGTATCTTGGGGAGCAACTCCTCTGAACGGTAATTATTTTGTAGTCAATCAAATAATTAGTCCTACAGTATTTTCGCTGGTTAATGTGGATAGCAGAGTATCCAATGGTTATCCTAGTGGATGGGCAGGCGGTACTGGTGCTATATCACAGTTTGTTATTTCTGCTAATCAGTTCAATAATTTAAGGATAGATCTTAATAAAGCATGGAAGCATGTGACTGGCAGTGATTTAGCTAATGATCCGCAAATAGGTAACGCATGGCCTACGACAGGTGTAACAAGTCATTGTCCTCAACCTGTTCGTGGAGATCCTATTTTACATGATATCTATCTTCCATTTTACAACAGAGTAAATGATGTAAACACTTACAAGTTTATCATGCAAGACGCATTTTATTTTGGTTGGAACGTTGCTCCTGTTAGAGATGGTGCGACCAATCCTTGGGGTAACGGTCTTATGAGCGTTGAAACGATCATCGACTTTCCGACTAATTATGATTTCGTACAGTATTTTAATACTGGGGGATTTTTTAATCTTAACCTAGTAGTAACAAATATTACCAATGGTCCGGCAAGCGCCGCCTCTCAAAACCAAGATTGGCAAAATTTAGCCAAGTCTTTATTTGGCACAGGAGGTATTAACTATGGTGCCTATAACAAAGCAGGCATGGGCTATACAGCATCAGGAGTAGGACCTTACGGCCAGACTGGAGCGTATGGGCAACCGGCAAGCGCACCTTGGACTTCGGCAGGAGCATACAATGCCACCGCAGCTACATATGGTAACCTTGGTTATATCAATCAAGTGACATCTACTACAACCAGTTATACTACTAACTATATAGGTATTAAACACAGAGCATATACACAAAAGAAAATTGGTATTTTGATCGATCTATACAACGGACACGTGAACCAATTCTCTCCAAACGTGACAGCTAGATTCCAATTGAATTTGACATTATATTACACCGTTGGCAGTATAACACTACAATCAGATCCTTACGTAGTACCTTGGACTAATTCGCAAATTAGTTTCAGCAATGGATCCGGTGGCTCAGTATTTTCGTAATCAAGACTTACAGATCAGCAAAACCCTTAGCATATATACAAAGCTAGGGGTTTTTTTATGAACGAAAATCTACAAAATGCTATAGATTTTTCAAACAAGATGTTGAGCATTAAGACTCAAAAAAAATATCTTGCTGAAAAATTTTCAGCTGACACTACATTTGGCTATCAAGGAGGTCTGTTCAAGATAGACAGCCATCTTTTAGTTTTTGTAAGGTCTCTAATCATTGAAGGAAAAATTCGAGACGTTATCCTTATAGATTCAAATGGAAATCCTATAGTGATACCGGATCTTAAAGATTTTGAAAATCTAATAAAAGACAGATATTGGTCTGCTGTGGGGTTTTATCAAGCAGGTTATGAAGATCTAAAAAATCAAAAAAATAATATATTAAGAGTGATGCCTAAAGAATGAACAAAGGCATATTGATATTTGGACACAATAATCAATCTATAGATTATCTAAAGCTAGCTGAAATATCGGCGAAATTAGCTATGAAAAAATTATCAGTGCCGGTATCTTTGATCACCGACAAAGAAAGTAGAGAAAATTCTACTTTTGATGATTCTATATTTGATAATATTATAGAAATAGATTCTCCTCAAAAAAATAATTATAGAATATATGAAGGAAAGTCTGAGCTTTTCCTAAATGATTCTAGGCAGTTGGCTTTTGAACTTACACCATACGATAGAACTCTATTGATAGATAGTGACCTTTTAATATTCGATGATCAGTATTCTCACTATTGGGAGTATGATGAAGATTTTATGATCACTGACAGTATGATAGATTTTATAGGTAATAAATTACACCCGGAAGACCTACGTGTATCTGATACTGCTATGCGATTGAGATGGGCTACTGCTATGATGTTTACAAAAAATCAGGCAGCAAAATTAGTGTTCGATACAATGAAGTACATCAAAACAGAATATCGATTTGTTAGTGATATACATAAATTTAATCCTAGGATTTTTAGGAATGATATAGCTTTTACATTAGCCAATCACATTTATAATGGATTTGTTGAAGGTGCGAATTTATTGCCGTCTATCATATGGATGACAAAAACTGACACATTAATAAATGTTAACGAACACGGATTACATTTTTCTGTAGACGCATTTGATAAAACTGCTCTGCTATCGATAAAAAATTCTTCTATTCATATTATGAAAAAACAAGACATTCTAAAGTTTGAAAAGGAGATTCTATCTCTATGAAAGATTTTGGATATCTTGTAGTCATTTCTAAATCTAGCACCAATGAATATCTGTCGATGGCCTACTTGTTGGCTTTATCTATAAAAGCCACACAGAAACAAGGATACGATAAAGTAGCATTAATAACAGATGATAAGGAAACGATACCAGTCATTAGTTCTAGTCCTGTGTTTAATCAAGTTATATTCTGGGATAAAAAACAGCACTGGGATGGTAGATCATATATGGATCAGTTAAGCCCTTGGCGATACACAGTCTGTCTTGATGCTGATATGTTGATGGTCAGAGATACTAGTCATTGGATTGATTATTTTATAAATTCTAATACAGAAATTTATGTGACTAATAAGGTAAAGACATTTAGAGACGATATTGTTACTGATAATTTTTATAGACAAACATATGAAAAAAATCAATTGCCTATCCTATATTCGGCGTATACATTTTTTGATAAGACATCATTAATTGTTGAAAAATTTTTCAACATGGGTCGATATATCATAGATTATCCAACTGAATTTAAAAATTATTTCCTTGATAAAGATATACCAGAAGTTGTAGGCACAGATGAAGCATTTTCTTTAGCAGCAAAGATATTAGATTTAGAAGATACTATTTCATATGATTTAGAATTTCCTCGATTTGTACATCTAAAACCTAGGATACAAGGGTTCAAAACCAATGTACAAAAAATGGGCAAAGAAGTTGGTTATTACTTTGACAAGCTGAATCGATTTAAGATAGGTAGTTTTAATCAAACTGATATCATACATTACAGTCAAAAAGATCTGTTCACACAGGATATGATAAGTAACTATCATAACATCATGATGGAGAATTTTAAAAATGTTACATAACATCGTAGTAAGAACTACTACCGGGGATATAGTAGGAGGTAGTAAATCTGTTATTGTTAAAAGCAATGATCCCACTCTACAGGTAATCACAGTTCCTGACGAATACCAGCCATTGTTTGACGAAATATCTCGAGGTGTTAAAAATATACACAACTATAAAGTTAATATTGACGGTAATAGTATAAGGATCTATAGCATAGAAGAAACTTTAGACAATGATCCTGATTTTAATCAATTCATTCAATTACCGTTTTCCCCAGCTAGGAACAATCAAACTACTGATCTAGTAGTCACTGTTTTTACTAGAGATCATTCACCTCGTATGATCGTAAAATACAATGGACCGCCATCTGCTAAAGCAGATCCTTCTAAGAATAGTTTCGATTTACATCTTACCGGCAAGGGAGATATTAACGCACACTATCAGACTTTTAATTGTAATTTTGATGAGTTTGATGAAAACAATGAAAAAGAATTTATGATAACAGACATGAATCCTACTAAATTGTTTGCCAATGATTTTAGTCTGTATTATAGAAAGATTTTTATTTCAGCTTGTTACACTATAAAATGAAAGTTTCAGATCTAGATATTATTTTTATTTCCTATGATGAGCCTAATGCTGAAATAAATTGGGCTGACCTGCTATCTAAGGCACCCTGGGCTCAACGTGTACACGGAGTCAAAGGCAGTGATAATGCTCATAAAGCAGCAGCAAAATTATCTAACACAGAGTGGTTAGTAACTGTTGATGGTGATAATCAAGTACGACCAGCTTTTTTTGATATTGCCTTTGAGGAACTACCTGCTATAGAAGTGTATAGCTGGTGCGGTCAAAACAATATTAATCATCTAAGTTATGGCAACGGTGGTTTAAAAATATGGAAAAAATCTTTCATAGAGCAGATGAAAACGCATGAAGCTGCTGAATCAGAAAACGCACAAGTTGATTTCTGTTGGGAAAAAGGTTATATGAACTTTCCATCAGTATTCAGCGACACTATAATAAATGCTACTCCTTTACAGGCCTGGCGTGCCGGCTTCCGCGAAGGAGTAAAGATGTTGACCAAGAACGGTGTAAAAGTACACAAGTCTTTAATCACGAAAGAAATCTACTGGCACAACATACATAGACTTCGTATTTGGAGTTCTGTAGGGGCTCACGTTAATAATGGGCTTTATGCTATATATGGTGCGAGATTAGGTACATGGTTAGCCTATTGTACAGATTGGGACTATCGTGAAGTTAGAGACTTTGACATATTACAGGGAATCTATGGTCAGTATGTGAAACCCTATGTTGATGATAACGACAAGGGTCTTGTAGAAGAAATAAAATCACTAGGTGAAAAAATAAAATTAGAACTAGGTTTAAACTGGGCCTATTTTGATAAAGATCAAAGCGAATACATATTAGATCTTTATTCTGAATCTATTTCGTTAGGACAGACCTATTACAATAAGAGTCCAATATGGAAAAATTTTTCCTAGCATATGATGAGCCAAACGCAGAAAAAAACTTTCAGCTGGCAAAAGAAAAGATAAAAGATCTTAAAAAAATAGACACCAAAATGTCTATAGCACAGTCTCATAAGCACTGTGCTAATATCTCTGACACTAATCAATTTATGCTTATAGATGGAGATGCTGTTCTCTTGGATGATTTTAATCTTTTTGATGTCTACAAGAAAACACAAGAAAGAGGATACATCTATATTTTTAGAGCAAGAAATCCTATAAATGGGTTGGAATACGGTCACGGCGGAATAAAAATATTTGATAAAACTCTGTTCGATGATCAAGAACGCATAGATTTCAGTACCAGTTTTTATGGCCGAATAAAGATAGTAGAACATGTGTTGAATTATCATGCTTATAACAGCACAGCATTCCATGCTTGGAGAACAGCATTTAGGGAGTGTGTCAAATTAGCATCGGGCACTATCAAGAATAGAAATATAAAAACAGACGAAGCACGATTAAAAATTTGGTGTACTGAATCTAACGATTCTCCTTTTGCTTATGAATCTCTTAAAGGTGCTAGAGCAGGCGAACAGTTTGGTCGAGAAAACAAAGACAATCAAGAAGCACTTAAAAAAATAAATGATTTTGTGTGGTTAAAAAATCAATATGAACAGTTGGACTAAAGAACGTCTAGAATATAAGAAAGAAATGGACAAGATTAGTCCTAGCTTCTGTACGGCCAAATGGAGCCAGGTAACTATACATCTTGGTGTAGGGCATACGCACAGTTGCCATCACCCTAGAACTCATGTCATCCCTATAGAAGAAATAAAAGAAAACCCCAGCGCATTACATAATACAGGATACAAAAAACTGTTGCGTAAACAGATGCTAGATGGATCTCGCCCTAGCGAATGTGATTATTGTTGGAAAGCTGAGGACAGTGGTCATACACTCAGCGATAGGATATTAAAAAGTTACGAACCCTGGTCTAAAGATAGATTGAAAGAATATCTAGCAGCCGGATCAGATGGTAACGTAAATCCTAGTTATCTAGAAATTTCTTTTTCAAATGTTTGTAATTTTAAGTGTTCGTATTGCTCTCCGGATGTTAGCAGCAAGTGGATGGAAGAGATAAAAGAGTTTGGTCCGTATCCTACTTCTATGAGATTTAATAATCTAGAATGGGTACAGATACAGAACAAGATGCCACATCCTGAAAGAGAATATAATCCATATGTTGAAGCATTTTGGCAATGGTGGCCTGAATTATACCCAACTCTACACACATTCCGTATCACTGGAGGCGAACCTCTCCTTAGCAAGCATACTTTCAGAGTGTTAGATCATATACTGGAAAATCCTAATAAGAATCTAGAATTAAACATCAATTCGAATTTTTGTGTACCTGATGACCTGTTTGATAAGTTTATAGAAAAACTTAAAAAGATACAGATATCAAAATCTGTAAAATCTATTCTTGTTTATACTAGCTGTGAAGCACATGGCAAACAAGCAGAGTATATTCGTTTCGGATTAGATTACGCCAAGTGGTTGTCTAATTGTGAAAAGTATCTAACAGAAGTTCCCAGAGCCAAGATAGGAATAATGAGCACTTATAATGCTCTGTCTGTTACTAGTTATACAGAGTTTCTAAAAGATATCCTTTATCTTAATGAAAAATATGGAAAACCAAAATGGTACGAAAGAGTACTAAACAAAGTCTTTAATATTGATATAGGCACCCATCCTGTTAATCTAGACATACCATATTTGAATAATCCTCCTCATCAAACAGTAGGTATCTTGACCAAAGATATCATGTCTATGATCAAAGAACAAATTGCTTTTATGAAAGCTAATACTGTTTCTAAAGGTGACAATTCTGTCGGATTTTATAAAAGCGAGATACAGAAACTAGAACGTCTATATTCTATATTCAGTAGCAGAATGGATGGACTACAGGATAGAAATAGAAAAGATTTTGTAGCCTTTGTCGATGAACATGATAAGAGACGGGGAACGAATTTTTTAGAAACGTTCCCCGAATTGGCAGAATTTTATTTTTACTGTAAAAAACTTAATCCCGTTTAACACCAATAATCTGTAATAGATTGATAAACAGATTGATAAAGTCCATGTATAGTGTCAACGCACCTAATACTTCTTCTCGTCCGGTGTCGGAATCAATAGTTACCATTTCACGAATTTGTTGTGTGTCATAGGCTGTTAAACCTAAGAATATAATGATTGCCAATGCTGAAATCACCATGGTCATTACTGATGAACCGATAAAGATATTGACAATGCTTGCGATAACGATAGCGATCAAACCAATAAACATAAACTGGCCTAAACTTTCTAAACTGCGTTTAGTAAAGTAACCATAAAAGCTCATGGTACCAAACAGAACCGCCGATCCTAAAAATGCGCTGACTACTGAACCTAAAGTGAACACAGCAAACATAGCACTAAGGCTAAGCCCCATAAGAGCAGCAAATGCCATTAGGAATAGTTGTAGTCCTGTCTTGCTCAAATTTTCTTGAGCAAAGGCAAATCCTAAGATACAAACCAACGGCAGGAATAGTGTAACCCACATCATTGGGCCTGTAAAAAAGAAAGACAATAATGCGGGTGAACTGGCAACACCTGCGGCAGTCAGTCCAGAAATCACAACAGCACTGAGCATGTGATTGTAGACTCTCAACATAGCAGAGTTAATGGCATCCGCACTTCTATATGTACCTGTTGCTAACATAGAGATATTCTCCTTAAAGTTAATCTTGTATATATTGTACACTCATTGGAAACACTTGAGCAATAACCTGAGCACACATTTTGGCTATTTCTCTATGTTCTTTTTGAGTTCCGTTACCTGAACGCAATTCTATAAAATGTACCCAACTGCGCAAGGTTCCATTCATATATAGCCTACTTTCAATCAGACCTTCTGGCAATACTGCTCTAGCCTGTTCTTTTGCCATGCCCTTATTGATAGCTTCTTCGTAGGCTATGCGAGCTTGTTCAATGACCCATTTTTGTTTGGCATCCCACCATGCTTGTAACTCTGGATCATCTGCTTCGATACTATTCTGTCTGTTTTTGTCGTCTTGGAGTCTAGCTTCTCTTGTAACGAATTTAAGATCTTTAGTTGGGTCAGCATAGCGTTGACTGAATTCTTGGAAACTGAAACTTCTGTGTCGCAAGATCTGTCTGGCAATGTCCCGGGTGGTTGTGATTTCAACGCAGGCTGAGACCATTTCGAGTGGGCTCCAGTGTGCGTGTTTGACCAAGTATCTGATGAGTTTTTCTGATGTCTCGGTGTTAAATTGATTGCTTGGGTTGGACACACGGGCGCAGTACGCAATGAGTTCCTGCGCATCCGAGATGCCCATGTTCGCAAACTCTGCTGTTGGTTGAGAATAGGAAACCAGTTTAACATTCATTTGTCGTCCAATAGGCCTTTCGTTGAATCTATTACGTCGGTTTTCAATTTTGAAATA